TTTAAGAAGCATTCTTGATTGTTTTGATGGAATATCTTTGAAAACATTCCACTCTTTAGCGTCAGACAGCAATTCAGAGAGTTCTTGCTTCTCTGATGTGCCAGCTTTCTTCCATATTTCGCGCAGGAACGCTTTAAAGTCTTCCAAGGTCTGAACATGCAGTAATTCATTCACAGCCTTTTCTAGAGCGCCCTGTGCAGTAATTGGCACTGCATTGGAAATCATAAGCTCAGCAACATCTGAAACTCTGTTTTTAGACTTGTCAATTTCATCAGCACCCACAATGTGAATGTTTAAAAAGTTGCGAACGCAACGAACAAAAGCTCTATTGCAAGCAATAGTCTCTAAGAACTTTAAACAAAAAAGATCAGTATTATCACTAGTAGCATTAGCTACATCTTCATAAATGACACTTTCAGCATTTTCATAATTTGGCATCCACTCAATAGAGCATTTAGCCACAACATAATTATCTCTAGGATAATCTAATGAATACTTTACTTTTGTGAATCCTCGTAGCTTTGCTAGTTCTTTGATTCCTCCCAGCATGATGAGAAGCTGCTTGTCTGTTAATCCTTCTGCGGAAGATGGAACGGTTTGCTTGCGAAGATCAAACCAATCTTTATTTGGATAAAGAAATTCAGGCTTGATCATGCTGCGCCAATTTACTGATCCATCCTCATTGAATGAATAATTAACTGAACTAAGCAATCCATATTCATTGCGTTTAAACTCAATGCTATGTGGAGGTTTATTATTCACCTCTTGGATAATAGGAGTTTCGCTATCTAAGATTTCGTTATTTTGAGTAGACATAAAAATGTTTTAGTTCTTCTAAGAGAACTTCATCTTCGCACAGTTCAAAGTTTTTGTCAACAAATTTTTCACCTTTTAGCAAATGATATCTGCTATTATATTTTTGATTTTTTGATAAAATAGTTTTACTAGAATTAAAAAATGCATTTTTAAATGAAAAGTCTTTTGGTAAAACGTCTTTAGAGTCCACTCCATATTCTTGAACTGAATAATCAAAAAACTCATCTCGCAAAGTTGGAAGTTCATCTATATTTTTAACTAGCAAATGAAATTGAATTTTCAACTTCTTTAAAGCTTCTAAATACTCAACTGTTGGTTTATTTTGAACATCTACAATCAAAGATAAAATATGAATTTTATGTTTAAAAGAATCAATCAATTCTACTGGAATAAACTTGTCTGTGATGATGGCGAATCGATTCAAATACTGAAACCAGTGCGTCCAAACTTCATTGCTATTCTCCCAATCTAATCTTAAAAAACAAAATTCACTAGCTGGAACTAATGATGGATTAAAAAAATCTGGAACAATTTCAATAATTTTATTATGATACATTTTTCCAGTGAAAAGAGTTTTTAAAGGAATCTTGTCATCTATTTTTAAAGATTTTAAAATAGCAGCAGCAATAGTTTCTGGAAGAATTTTATTAATAGAATCTTCTGGATCATAATTGCTTAAACAAGGTTTTACTGTCCAAGGAGCTTCAATGTTAATCTTTGATTTAGACCAGTATCCTTCTGTTACAGAACTATAAACATTAGAGAATAATGTTACTTGAGGAATATTGAGCGAGTTAGCGTAGTGAGATAAGCAGTCGTCAACTCCAATGTGAAGCTTGGATTTTGAAATAATGTAAGCAGTATTTTTAAATCCTAGTTTACCATAACTAATATTTACATTTTTTAATTTAGTTTCTGGAGTCGCGCCAATTTGAACAATTGAAATGCCAAGTTTTTGCAATTTGCTAGAAATGATATCAATTACAATTTCGTAGTAATGATATTTTTTAGCAGTAATATCAGCAGCTAGTTGAATTGTGATGTAGTTGTCAAACATCATGGGATAAAAATGACGAGAAACAATTGGTTTAGAAATTCTCACTCCTAAACTTTTAGAATATTCTTCAATGAGGTGGCTCATGTTAGTGCGAATTGAATTTTATCTTTTCCATTATGAACAAAGGAAATGATTTTTTGAGTTGTAATTGTTGGAAAGAAAGCTAGTTCAAAATATCCATTATGATGAGATTGTCCCTCTAAAATTGGCGCACTATCAATGGATGGAGAGTAAGGAATGCATTTGTGAATATAAACATTATCTTCTATATATTCAAAATTATTTGGATTAGTAATAACGTAAATATTGTATTTAGGATATTGTTTTTTCAAATTTTTCATTAATCCATTAATCAATAAAACATCAGTTTCTGAGTCTGGAACTACTACTGCAATTCTTCGCCCCTCATCATCCGAATCTAATATGCTGCTAAAATCTACAGCTTTTGCATCAGTATTTGTTTTCAAAGCAACATCTTGAAAATGCTTTAAAATATGAGCTTTACTAGTTCCATTTGCTAACACATGCAACCAATGCTTGACTCCTGTGGAGTTTTTATCCATGTCTTCATTTAAAATATTTTTATAAAGATCAATTAAAAATGTTACATTATCCACTTCCATTGTTGCGGGAGAATAAGCGTGATTTTTCTCGATTGATTTAAAATCAAAATCAAACTCTACATCTGGCATAGCATCAATGATGTCTTCAATTTTTTTACCAATAACTTCTATTGAGCACTCGTCAACTACAAACTGTCTAGCTTTAGCTCCCATTTCTTGCCTCTCAGAAACTGACATGTTATAAACTTTGTGCAGTTGATTAGAAATGCTAATAGGACAAGTAGAAGCTTTAATAAATTGAGTTCCTGGTTCTCTATATTCAAACCAATCAAGTGGCAAGCCTCCACTATTTTCATGACAATAATCTTCGCCGCACGAATAATCAGTGGCTAATGTGATTAGCTCTGTGAGCTTAGCTTCTTGAATGGGGATTTCTTGTCCGCCACTAGTGAATGGATGACAGTAAACATCCATGAGATTATAAATTTCATTTAATTGAGATTCATTAACTCCATCTGAAATATTAGTAGTGGAAAACGACTGCTCAGTTCTACAATGAGGACATTGTTTTTGCTGTCCTGAAAAAGGTTGAATGCTATAAGCGCTACAAGATTTGCAAAAATAAGTTGTTAAAATATCATTCTTATCAATGCTCTTCTCTTCTAAGAGTCGAGGAATATCCCATCCTTCTGACCAATGAGTGTGAAGCAAAAGTTTAGCTTTTGGAGTGGACTGTTTAAACAGTTTGAATCCATCTAAAATATTAGGAACACTCTTTCTTAATTGGTTACGAAAAACAAAACCAATGATGAATTCATCTTGTAAGTTGTTTTTACTTCTCAACTCTAGCCTTTGAAGAGGAGACATTTTATAAAAAGAAGATGCATCTAAACTTCCGCGCAGCGTTTTTACATGAGAGTACCCCATTTCTTGAAATGCTATTTCAGCAAAAGATGCCCAAACATAATAGTTTTTAGTTTTGGGGGCAGCATCAATGGCAGACTGTAAAATTGGTAAACTATCTAAAGTTGTCCAAATCATGCAATTAATTTTATTCCACCATGGTTTAGAGTATAGAGTATCAAATGCCCAAATGTCTTCGATGCCAATATAAACATCTGGCTTGACCTGTTTAATAACATTGTCAATCAACTCCGCTCCATAAGATGCTGCTCGTTGCAATGCTGGATCAGTGATTTTATTAAATGCTTCTGGAGTTGGAAGAGATCCATAAGTTTTCCAAGGAGTACTTTCTGTTTCTCTGCTTTGCCAATGTTGACCATTAGCAAATTCGACGATGTTATATTTATTAGTATTAAATAAATATCGTAGAATATTTTTTTTATTTTTGCCAAATCCAGTAAAGGCTTTGCAAAAATTTGAATGCAATAGTACTGTTTTTTTACTCATTATTTTTGGAGCTTTGATTTTGCTTGTAGCGGAATTCAAAAATATTGCGAAGAATGTTTTTGCAAAACTCTCTCAAAACGTAAGCCTCTCCAACTTCAATGCCCACTCCAAACTTGATTGTGGAGTTTTTAGTTACGCTCAAAGAGTATGCAGCAGTTCCATCTTGCTTTGTGTATGGTTTAAAGTTGATGACAGTCTTATTATCATCAAAAGTATGAAAAGCTTTATACTCGATGCGATTTTCAATAGCATTAATAAGACCACCAAGCTCAAATTCATTCAATTTAAATGCGATAATCTTTTCAGGATTTTTAGCATTTTCCGAAAATGATCCATTTTTAGTAGCATCATTCCAAGAATATTGTTGAATACCATTAACGTAAACGCATGGCTCATAATTTTTACCAGTCACTCCTTCTTTAAAGGCGAACGCGCATCCAGTATTTTTAGAATTAGGCTTATAGAGACTAAACATATCATGATATTAATAATAATAAACTAGATTTCTATTATTTTTAACTTAAAATTTTATATGGCGTACTTGAATCATAATCTTCCTACCATCACTTGCTTAATGAGAAATGAGTATCTTTTTAATCATAAAAAGGGCTTTGGAGAATATACTAGCTGTGATGTGCATAGTGTTGCATCGATTGAAAAAAGAGTGCCATTGTTTGAAGGGTTTTTAACTAATGGAGTAAACTGGACTAGACGACCAATTTCAGCATTTTGCTGGAAACCTTGTCTGCCAGTAAAGCTAGAGAAAGCAATGTATTGGGACTGTTTTAGTCCTTATATTGATGTTAATGTTCGCGCTAGAATGAGAGGTCTTAGAGCTAAACTTATTTGTCCAGATGGATCTAAAGAAGCTGGAGAATACATGATGACTTTTGATTGGAGTTGGGAAAATAAAGCGATGCTTGATACCAACTTCTCGGAAACTCCAGAGCATAAATGTGGTCATTTGTTTAAAATGGACAATGGTAATTTTTACTGTTATCCTAATAATAAAATCATTTGGCACGATGATGCTTGGGTGGATGTTCCTATTGAAAAAAATCCAGGTTACGAGATTGATCTCACAACTTATAGCGTAGAGAATAAAAGAAGTCAATTTACAGACAATAGCTACATCACTGAATTTTCAAATGAACCAAAAAAATAAAAATAAAATCATTCAAGATCTGCATCATGCTTTAGTTTGCAAACTTGCTCCTAGCAAAATTAATGGGGCTGGAGTGGGAGTTTTTGCAGTGAGTAAAATTGAACGTGGAGAGATTGTATTTTCTGCAATTAATAATCAATTTATTCTTTGGAGTGAAGTGTCTCATGTTTCTAGTGATGTATTAAATTATATCAAACAAATTTGTAATTCTAATGAGAGTGGATTTTATATTGATTGTAATTTAGATAAAGTTTATCCAGCCTACTATGTTAATCATAGTGACTCTCCAAACTTACATCATAATTTAGTTTTAGACTATTACACTGCACTGAGAGAAATTTCTCCTGGAGAGGAATTAACGTGCGAATACACTCTCAGCGAGATTGATTGGGTGTAAAAAATATAAATGGCAACTGATTTTCGCATCAATAATTTAATTGCAAAAGGAGCATCTTTTACAGCAAGACCAACAGTTAATGGAAGTGGAGTTTTATTAATAGGAGACTCTGCTACAGGTTCTTTTTTAACAACTGGCGCTGCTGATGTAAGATATGTTGAAATTACTGACTCTCCAGTTTATCGAACTGGAGATCAAACAGTCTCTGGAACTAAAACGTTCGCAAAAGATATCGTTGTTAATAGCGTTTCATTCGGCAGGGGATCGGGCAATATCAGCACTAATTTAGCAATAGGTGATGTGAGTTTAGCTAGTAATGTATCTGGTACTTATAATACAGCAATTGGTAACGCTAGCTTATTTTCCAATATATATGGAAATAATAATCTAGGAATAGGCTCTAATACTTTTCTTTATCTGAATGATGGATCTAGTAATATAGCAATTGGTAATGGTGCTGGCGCACTAGGTTATAATTATGACGATGGCGGTAGTTATCCATTAGAAAGTATAAATAATAGTTTATTAATAGGTAGTTATATAACAGCTTATGATCCTCTTGGTGATAATAATTCTATAGTTATCGGAAATAATGCGGGAGGCATGGGTAGTAATTCAGTAGTTTTAGGAGACAATTCTATAGCTAATACTTATCTTAAAGGAAATGTGCAAATACAAAGGAGTATCTATGGAAGTGTAACTAATTATGAACGCATTGCGATGCGATGGAATGGTATTACTGGAACAATTGGTACGAGCAAAAACGGAGTGGCAATCGCAAGACCATTAGCATTAGAGACAGATGGGACTGCTAGAATGATTATAACTACTGGTGGTAATATTGGCATTGGAACAACTACACCAACAGAAAAACTAGAAGTCATTGGTAATACTAAAGCTAGTGGAATTTTATTAAGCGACTCTGTTAATTTCAATAATAATGCATATTTATATTCTGATGGCGCTAATATTTTAGCTCAACGTAATATCACTAATGCTCAAACATCAAGAATCTATAACACATATACAAATAATAACAACTTTGAACGTTTAAACTTAAGATGGGATACTAGCGTTGCTAAAATAGGAACTGAAAAAGGAATTTCTGGAGGACTTGCGCGAGATTTGGTATTAGAAACAAGTGGCACTGCTCGCATGATTATTTCTGCTAGTGGTAATGTCAGCAATTTAGCACTATTTTCAACAAATGGATTTGCCTACACAGGAATTGCTCCAGCAACAACTGGAGATGCTGGAGTGAGTGGTCAAATGGCATTTAGCAGCAATTTCCTTTATCGACACAATGGAACTAATTGGCAAAGAACAGGCATTGGTTTTGCTAATTGGTGAGCATCGAATTATCCTTCATTTTCTTCTTTATCTTTGGGTCCAATAATTGGTTCTAAAATAGTTGAATAGATGAAATCATAATGCTTTTTAAACGTTGGTATTTTCATAAATCTAGAACTATTAATAGAAAAAGAACTAATGATTTTCATAATTTTAGATGGTCTTTCAGATTCAAGAGAGTAGCTTTCTTGAATCAAATCAAATAAACTCTCTAGAGCTTTTACTCGAATCATAATTTCATAGCAGCAATTATATTCTTTAAGTTTTTCTTCATAGAGAGTTGAGTCTTGATAGTCTATAAAAGACTTGACAATTAGTTTTTCAGTAGCGTTATCAAGATTAAAATTAATAATTATTGATGCCACATCCAAGTACAAATTACTTGTAAAACTCTTTGTAAAATTTACAAACTTAAAATTATCATCTCTAAATAGAATATTTTCTAAATTTAAATTTCCATGACACAAGTCTTTTTTATCTAAAATAAAAGGATTGTAAAAATTATTAATATCATTTTTAATTTCTTCAGAAATTTTATTGATTGTTTCTATTTGATTTTTACTTTTAAAAACTTCAACCACTTCATCTGGCAAGTTAGCTACTGAACACTCTGATAAAACTCTAGATAAAAAAGAGTTTATATTATCTCTAGAAAGATTTTTATTTTGTAATGAAAAGTAATTTTCAATAAACTCTGGCAAGAATTCTATAATAATAGATCTTCCAGTTTCATTTATTGTTTCTGCATATTCAAAAGATGTTACTGAATAAGCAATTTCATCACCAAATTTTAACGTTCCATGAGCTATAATAGTTGGTTGCCAAGCAAACTCATTAGTATTTAAAATAGAATACTCATTTTGAAATCCTTTATAAGAAGAGTCTAAACTATATTTTACAAAATAAGATTGATCATCAATTGTAACTTTATAGCAGTCATAATTAACATTAGCAGTAACAAACTCAACGCTAGAAATTTCTCCTAATTTACAAAATTTAATAATTTCATAAACAACTTCAAAATCAGTTGATGATCCCTCATCACTATTAAAAACGAAAGTTTTATTTTTTAGTAAATTTTTTAAATCCATAAATTTATATATAAAAAAAGGGATGCGCTAATAGCGCATCCCATGAGTTAATGCCTATCGACAAACTACATATTCATTTTTACAAATTCGCACCTTAGCAATAGACTTTTTATTAAAACTTCTCACTATAGAAGCATTGCGATCATAAAATGTCATGTAACAATTAGTTTCTCCCAAGAAACGAGCATTGATAGTTTCGCCATGAATTGTATCTAATCCAAAATATTTGCCACCAGACTCTCTGGCAGCATTAGTTACCTCGCGCAGGGAGCATAGATAAGATGGAATTTTTTGATTGAGTTTAGATGTATTAGTCATATTCATGATATTAACTCAATATGATCTTATTGTCAACAACTTTAATAGAGATTTTTGAGATTTTTGAGTTTTTTAAATAGAATTTTGCTAAGGGGGCTTCAATTTGATTTCTCATAATAGAATCGATATTACGAGCATTATTTTCTTTTTTAACAATACTAGATAGATAAAGTAAAGTCTTGTTACAAGATATTAACTCAATACCCTTGCTCTTCAAAATACTTTTTATATCATTCAGCTTAGAGGTAATAATTTGCTGAAAATGAGAGATGTCTAAATTTTGAAAAACAATAATTTCATTGATTCTTGCAATAAGTTCTGGTCTTAAATATTTTTTTACAGAAGCTAAGAACGAGTCTTCAGTGGAAACTTTTTGAGGAATGAATCCAACTTGCTTTTGCCCAGCATCTTCATTGCCAATGTTACTAGTCATAATAACGATGCATCTAGAGAAGTTAATTTTACGATTAAAATTATCAGATATAGAAGCTTCATCAAGAATCTGCAAAAGAAGATCTAGAATATTTTTATGGCATTTATCTACTTCATCAAATAGAATAACAGAATTAGGATTTTTGCGAACAAATTCTGTTAAAATTCCGCCCTCTTCAAATCCAACATATCCAGCACTAGTTCCAATCAGTTTAGAAATAGAAGCTGGCTCTTGATATTCACTCATGTTTAATTGAAGAATATTTTTGGGATTACCGTAGAATTTGCAAGCAATTTCTTTTGCTGTAAAAGTTTTGCCAACACTAGTTGGTCCTACAAAAAATAAGCTAGCAATTGGCTTATTAGGTTTTTGAAATCCAAATTTTGAGCAGCTTAAAACATTATATATTTTAGAAATGTTTTTCTCTTGACCCAAGATTTTTTTATTTAAATCAAGTTCAAAATTATGGAAAGCATTATTATAGTTCTGCTTCATAGAATCAACGTCAATATTAATTTTACTAGCAACTACTTCATAAATACAATCTAAAGACACTTTGGGAATTGTACTTTTTTTATTTTTGATTTTTGTTTTTGCAGAAACTTGATCAATAATATCAAAAACTTTATCAGGAAATCTTTTATGCGGCAAATAAGTTTCACATAAATCAATTGTTAAATTTAAAGCATTTTCTGAATATTTAACTTCATGAAATTTTTCATAACTAGGAAGAGCTTGTATTGACATTTGTTTAGTCATTGATTTTGATGGTTCATCAATGTTAATAACATCAAATCTTCTAGCTAATGCTGAATCTTTTTCAAAGACTTTTTTATATTCTTCAATTGTTGTAGCTCCAATGCACTTGATTTCTCCTCTAGCAAGAGCGGGTTTAATCATATTTGCAACATCTAAAGAGTACCCTTTATTGCCAGTGCCAATCATTGTGTGAATCTCATCAATGAAAACAATGAGTTCTTTATGCAGTTTTAGATGTTTAATTACTTTTGTTAAGCGATCTTCTAATTGACCCCTATATCTAGTTCCAGCAGTCAAGAGTCCCATGTCGAGACTGTAGATTTTATTGTTTTGCAGTGGTCCAGAATACTCTTCGGTAGATATCAATTGAGCAAATCCCTCTACTATGCTAGTTTTGCCAGTTCCAGCTTCTCCAACTAGAATACAATTACTCTTTACTTTTCTACAAAGAGACTGTTCGATTAATCCAATTTCATAATCTCTCCCAGAAATTTTTGGAAACGATGGTTGATTAACTTCGTCATTTAAAATGCTTCCAAATTTTTTCAGATAACCATATTCTTGATCTCCGTAATCATTTGCTACTCCATCTGGAGACTCATCATCGTCATCTTCATAATCTTCATCCTCATCATCATATTCGCTCTCATCATCTGCAAAAATATTTCCAGATATAAAAGATTCAATGCAAGTTTTAAAATGTTCTGTATCAACATCTTGAGTTAAAAGAAAACTGCAAAATTCATCTGTAGTACTGAGAATTCCATATAATATATGCTCAACTCCAATAAAATAATTATTCTTTTTATGGGCAAAACTCAAAGATTCAGCAATTGAAGTGGTAGTGGAACTGCTAAAGACAACTTCTTTTTTATCTGAGTCAAATAAATAAGGATACTTTAGAGAAAATCTAGAAATGAATCTATCTACTTTCTCATCTGATAATTCTAGTCCGCGAGAAAAAATGTACTCTTTAAAATTTTTATTAGCATTTTGCCATGCGCTGCAAAATAAATAACAATTATTAACAATATGTTGATCACTACTAGAGACTTTTATTTTAGCCTCATTGAATGCTCTTTCAACACTAGGAGTAAACTTAATATTATTAATATCCATCATAAAATTTTACACTTTACTTTATATCAGATAGCTTCATATAAATTTTATCTTCTAAGGGCGAGAGGCTACTGATGCTGATGATATCATTGCTTTTTCTTCCAGTCAAGATGATAACTTCTCCTTTTTTGGGAAGAGCCTTGCCAGATTGAAGAAAATTAGAGTATGTTGCATTTTGCGTAGAATCCATCATGAGTCCTGTCAAATTTCCAGATTCATCAGACATTTCTAATCTAGCATATTTATTTCCTCTCGCGCTAGTTCTAGAGGTTACATCACTCACAGTTCCGACAAATTTAATTTTTTCATTGTTTCCAAGCTCAGAAATTCCACTAGAAGAAATTAATGTTTCTCCAGAGTTTTCAGTAAAAACTTCTCTAATGTTTGTAGAGTGACTGTATCCCAGTAGCTTAGTTTCAAAATACCAATTAGCGAATTTTAAGTGTTTATGATTTTTTTCATAAATTACTTTGTATGGTTCGTATTTTGATTTAAAAGTGGTGAATCTCTTTTCCGAAAAGATTAATTTATTGTTATCGTCTACAAGAGATTGAGTTGTGCATTCGTGAATGCACTTCAAAACATCATAGTTGAAGCGCTCTCCAAGAGCTATCACGCTACGCTTCTCCTTGTCAGTGAGTAGGTTGAACGCCTGCGCCTCTAGGACAAGCCTACAGCGGTCTTTATTCAAGAAGTGATCAAGTACCCCAGCTTGAATCAAAGCGGATAAGACGCCAATATTAAGCCCTGCTTGCTTGGCAGCTAAAAAGACCTCGTACTTGTTATTGAACTGCCCTTCGCGAAACTCAATCAAACTCTCTAATGATTTAGTAGACACTCCTTTAATAGAGTTTAATCCGTAACGAATATCGTTTCCTTGAATTTTAAAATCAATTTCAGACTGAGCCAAGTCTGGAGCTAAAAGCTTGATGCCAAACAATGGAAGCTCTTGTGTTATTTTCGAGATTTCTTCATGGGGATTTGGTTCAAATTGAGCGTACTTTAAGAGACTCAAATAAAACTGTTGTGGATAATTGAATTTTAAATAAATTGTAATAGCTGCAAGATTCGCATATGAAATCGAATGTGAATTTGATGTAATTAAGTTTTTAAGATAAAAATTATGATCAATGGAATCGACTTCCAAATCAATAGTTTTTTTAATACCTAATTGTTTAAAAGATTTAATTCTTGTAGCTTGCATGTTAAAATATTTTTAAATTCTTCGTTATTTATTTCAGTCTCCCATAACTCTATCATAGTCCAACCCTTTTTGTCAAGAAATTTTTTCTTAGATTTATCTCTTCCAAAGTTTCTTTTTTGTATTTTCCCAGATGGTCCATTTGGATAGAATCGAGGATCTATATGAAAATAAGTTCCTTGGCATTCGATTGCAATTTTAAATTCAGGAAATGCAAAATCTAAAGAAAAATATACTAAATGATATTCTTATTACACATAATTAGCCAATTATTTTCAAGGATATCTTTAATAGGATGCATTTTTAAATCATGCTCACATAAAAACTTATGCTCCATAGAGCATTTGATAGAAACCCCATTCTCCATTTCAAATTCAAAAATTTCTTTTTCATTTTTCACTATATCTAATACTCGAACATAATGATCCTGCTCGTTTTGAATATCGAAAGCTTTTATATAATCTCCATAGTTAATATCTTTCAACATTTTTATTTCTCCCGAATCTAATTCAACCGTCTCTTCTTCAAAAATGCACTTATTAAAACTATAATTTGCAGAGTCTGATGCAACCTTCCAAAAAACATCTCCAACAATTGGATCTAGATCATTTTCTATAATTTTATTTTTAATTTTATCTTGCCAGACAACCATTTGATCAACTTTCTTTTTGCCAATAATTCTTCTAAGCTGTTCAGCTTCATCCAAGCTGAATCCAATTTTCTTACACATTTGAAGTGTTTGTTCTTGGTATAAACATAATCCACCAGTAGATGAAAGCACATCATCAAAGAATGGATGAATAGATTGAAACTCTCCAGTGCGAGAATAGTCTGCATAACGATCAACAAAGTCTAAAGCTCCAGGTCGCGCTAAGGCTACAACAGCAGATAATTCTTGAAGATTTTTCGGAGCTACTTTTTGAGCTACTCGAAAGTTCGTATCAGCTTCAATTTGAAACAATCCCTTGGGACTTTTCAAGATTTGCATCGCTGCATAAATGCTAGGATCTTCAACATTAATGTCGTCCACGTTAATTCCGATCATAGAACAAACATCATGAATTACCGACAGAGTTCTAAGTCCTAAGATGTCGAATTTAACAGTTAATGCTGAGACGCTGTTCATGTCGTATCCAGATACAATAGCATCTTCGCCAGTCTTTTGGATTGGCATAATGTCTGGAAGATTATAAAAACTAATTGCAATTCCTGAAGGATGAACTCCAGTATTCTTATTCAAACCCTCTAGTTTGTTGGCAATGGTATATACTTTTTTGTGAGATAAGGCGAAAGTTTTAAAAACTTCGCTCTCTTCAAAAGCATCTTTTAGCTTGAAAACTTTTCCAAACTTTTTGGGAATAGAATCACTAATGATGTTCACCTCTGTTTCTGACATTTCAGCAACAATTTTTCCACACTCTTTAACACAAAGCTTGCCGCTCAAAGTGTTCATTGTGAGAATTTTAGAAGTTTTTCCTTTGTATTTATTATTAATATATTCAATCACTTCATTTCTGCGCTCATAACTAATGTCATTATCAATGTCTGCGAGAAGAGATCCGTCTAGATAAATCTCTCCTTCGCTTTCAATGATTTTAGCTCTGCTTTTAGAAACAAATCGTTCAAAGAAGAGATCGTATTTGATTGGATCAATGTTTGTAACTGAGATGCAATACAGGACTAAACTGCCTGGAGCACTTCCACGCCCCGCACCCACTGGGATTTTATTCTCATGACAATAGTTGATAACATCCCAATTCAAAAGAATATAATCAATGAATCCTAATTCCTTTAGGATTGACAGTTCCATTGTTAATCTTTCATAATAAACTTGCTTGTTTGGAAGCTCGTCAATTTTTCTCTTCTTAACGCCTTCAAAGCAAAGCTTGCGCAAAAAGTTAAAATTAGAAATGCTTGATTGGCATCCAAGAAGATCGTAGTATTTTTGATCTACACGAATTTCTGGAAGTTTAACCCCCGCTGGAAATGGACTTTTGTAAGGAGAAAAACTAGTAATCATATTTCAATGTCGTAAATTTGTTTGAGGAAAATATCGAAGTTCATTTCAATATCGTAAAGGGCATCGTGCAACTTGCTCTGATCAAATGAGATGCCATAATGCTTGAGCAAGGTCAATTGAGATGTTTTAAGACCCTTCTCTTTAACATGAAGAAGTTTATATTGCCAGCTAGTAAAGTTGCTCTTATCGGGCCAAATATTTTTAAAGATTGCAGCAGCAATTGATTTAGTATCAATGATTCGATCAATGAAAGAGTAGTCTGATTTTAATCCCATTTCTTTTCTCCAGATATTAATCATATAAACATCAAACCCCAGAAGATTCTGCCCAATTATTTTATACTCTGGATTGTAAAGATAAGGCTTTAGCTTATTAAAAACTTCCATTGGATCTTCTGCGAGTCTTTCATATTTCTCCATGGAGAATCCAGTAACTTTAGCAGCACCTTCAGATACTGTTAGATTCGGCCACTTGATAAAGTGACTGTGCTTGGATTTGATTTGTTTGCCTTCTGCAATAATCCACGCAACTTGCCATGGTCTAGACTTTACTAGATTTAGTCCTTCTGTCTCAGTGTCGAGTGCTATATATTTTTGAGAATTATTAAAGCGAAGTAGATTATCGTTCATTAGTTTGTTCTAGATAAGATTCCCAACAAAACTCATCACTTCCGAAGTGATTTAGATTAGGAGAGGACAGTGTAGCTTGGCGACCAAAGGTTCGATTACAAATAATTTTATAAGTTTGAAAAGCTTCTACATCGCACTTATCTTTATAATAAATAGATTTAGTTTTTTGCACTTCAAACTTTTTGCCGTTTTCAGTAAATTTTAAAACTTCTCTTTCCAGAGCATCATCGAATGGAAGATTATTAGACTCTATAAAAAAGACTGGCTTAATATTTCCAAACTCTTGAATGCAGCTTTGAAAGTAAAAATTATTCTGATGAATGAATGAATCATAGAATGGAACAGCTAATTTTAAGTTATCAGTCCATGCTAATTGCAATTGCTCATGAGTAATTTTGCCATTAAAATCAACATAAATTTTAGAGTAGAGACTGTACAAGTCTTTACATCCTTGATCATTTTTAGCAAATGCAATTAATTTATGATTAGATGTTAGACTATCAAGCTGATCGCAGCAGGAGAATCGTAATCCAAAAATCAATTGAATTCCAAGAGCTTGACTGATTCTAAATGCATCGAAAAATCCAACCATGGAATCTTCCACAAGAGTAACTGTTTTTAAATCATTCTCAACAGCAATGGAGAAAATGCTATCTGGTCCATTCTCATGACAATTATTAGGATCATTTAGAGTTAGGATACTGCGTCCAATAGAACAACTGGATTTGAAGAGAGCGAGCATCTTCTATGATAGCACAACTTCGGAACAAGTCAAGAGTGTTTTAGATGCGCGGGACAACCTGCGTAGTATCTCTTCTCAAAAGAATGGTCGCTCTCCACTAGAGATTCACTAAAGTCTTCTTCCAAAAATGATTTAGTAACTTTTCCATCTTTTAAAATGACATAATAATAGAAATCAAACTTCATAGAACAAGCCCACTTGGGATTTCCATCTTTTTTTAATTCTCCTTTGTATTTAGCAAATCCACATTGGAGCGGACCACTAAAAGACTTGTCTGTGGGAAATGGAGAATTTTTAGCAAAATTAGACTTAGCATCAATTTCTGAAAGTTCATCTATGTATTTTTGAATTGAGGTTAGCTGATGCTCGAATCCATCCAAATCATCTTCATTGATTCTATCCATAACTACTGCTCCATCAGATTTTTGCAATAGCTTTTGATCTAGCTCAAACTTTAAAAATAAGAATTCACTAACTCTCTTTTTGAATTCTGGAAACATGTGGCGAACTGCAAGGTTATACATGTAATCCTGCAAGTTATCAGAGATTTCTTTTCCTTTGAACTTCTCTTTGCTACTTTTAAAGTCGCGAATAATTGCTAAGTTTTCATTTTTATATAAAAACAATTTATCAATAAATCCTTTGATCTTATAAGAGATTCCAGCTTTGTCATCTTGACGAACAATTTCAAAGTCTTTCTCTGAAAAAGATTCTGAAATCAATCCATTAGCTCTGCCGTAGAAATCATACTTGAGTCCATTCAAAATCATGATTCTGATAGACTCTAAATTTTCCTCATCAGCAACTTGTAATTTTAAAGCATGTTTTAATACTAATCGTTTGATTGCGCCATGAGAAAATGGATCATTATTATCTATAATATATTGATGAATCTTTTCTCTTCTTGATTTGCCCAGTAGCTCAAAAATGAAGTGACAAACAGTTCCGCGAGAACTGCCATCGTTTCCTTTATCTGGAAGATTTAATTTATACTTACACCAATATAACCAGCTACAACTTTGAAGAGTTTTGATTCTACTTGCAGATAATGTAGTTTTAGGTTCAGTCATAATTTTTAAAAATTTTCATCAAAGACTCTACATCTTTTTGCTTAAAGACTGTTTTATTATTGTGAATGTAGTATTTTAAATTCTCAATATACTTTTTACGATCTATTTCTTGTTTACGCCAAGATTGTAAATTATACTTGTCTTGATGAGCATCTGAAAAATCATTATATGGTTTTGGAGGAAGGCGAATTTCAATCTGATCAAAGTTAAAATATTTGATCAAAGAAAGTAAAATTTTAATTGCTCCATTGTATCCATGATTAATTGAAGATTCAAAGTCATTGTTTGTGGATATAATTATTTTCTTTAGTTGGAAAGAGTTTAAATAACTAATAATTGCGGAACTCACTCCTAGTCCAAAAGTTACAAGGTTATTGGTAATATTGTTTTCGTAAAGAGCCATGCTATCTCCAATACTCTCTACTAAGATCACTTCTTCTTTTTCCTTTATCCAAGAATCTACTGTTTTAGCTGCGGGAATATGTGCTGGATAAATCCAATTTTTTCTCTGACCTAAATGCTTCCATTTGGGAATCTTATCAGCAACATCAATTTTTCTACCGCTAAATCCAATGATTTGAGAGTTATCATTATAAATTGGAAACACCATGCGGCGATACATTTTACCTTCACCAGCAAATCCAGTTTTATAAAATTTGAGAGTTGATTCTTTATAATTCTTCTTAGTATAAAAAGAATAATTAGGAAATAGTTTCTCTAATATTGAGTCTGGGTAGATTCGTTCCATTTCGATTAATTGTTTAGGCTCATAAAAAAAGTCTTCTGATTTATTTAAAGAATCAAGAATCTTGTTGAGTTTTTTTTTATCTCCACAGACTGTTAATTGCAATAGTTTTTCTAGTGGAAAAGATTGAGAACCAGATACAAAATCTGTCCACACTCCAGTATTTTTATAGATTCTAATAGAAGTAGAATTATCTCCTCCTCTATATAGAGCGCTGGTTCTCCAGTGATTTCCAAAATCCATTAGCTTGTAACCAACAGATTCTAGAGTGTTTTTGATTTGATTGGGATCAACGGAAACTTGGCAGGTCATCGTCTTCATCGGTTTCTAATTCTCCATTTGTATCCATTGAATTAGCAATATCACGAAGATCACCTCGCTCGCTAATGGAGAAGTTTTTGAAATCTAAATTGATGAAATTTTTTCTAAGAGCATCTCCAATTCTAATAGGCTCAACTGCTCCAGCAATATCTTGACCAAGATGTCTAGCTTTAACGTTGATGAGTTTATGAGTTCCAAAATTACGACCTTCAGATTCAATTTCATCAGCAGTTTTGTTTCTAAGAATAAACATGTGAGAGCAAAACTGAGTAATTCGATCAGAAAGAGAAACTACACTTTCATCATCAATAACATTAGAGGAGTTTCGGTTGTTTGTAATTCCACTTCTGTTAGATTGAACTGAAGTGATCATGGGAATGATGGGATTTCCATCATACAAGATTTCCTTTTGAACGCACTTTTTAAATTTATCCACCATCTCACCAACAACTTGCCACTCATTCTTTCCTCCTCCAGATTCGGAAGTAGTTTTAATATAGTCAAACGAGAAGATCATTCTATTGCCTCGACCAACTTTTCCATAATAAAAACGCTTGAGAGTTTTAATCATACTATCAACATCCATGCCACCAACATTGTAGTAGTAGAACTGGAGATTTTTAACTTGGCTCCAGACTGATCTAATTTTATCAACCACTTCTTGTCCAGCTTTGCGCCAGTTGCCAGTTTCAATCAAATGCATGGGAACTCCAGAGAGTGCAGCACATTGCCGCATAATGAGTTCTTCTTTGCTCATTTCTCCATTGTCGAAGTGCAATACTGGAATGCTATATTTAACAGCAACCTTGGTACTGTAATCCATGCAAAATTGAGTATTATGAGTAACAATAAACTCATCGATAATATATAAATGTTCGCCATCCTCAATTTCAATACAGCGGCAATCTTCTTTATTTTCTAATTTTTCGATATTAGATATTCTTAGTTTTAGATTAGAGTATTGATAATTTTCTTTACTTAGAGCCAAATCTTTCTTTCTTGGAAGAGAAAATGCATCTTTTGGATTTGGCATTCTAATTCTAACACTATAAGAAATAGCTCCATTGACTTTTTCTCCATCTTTATTTTTATATGTTGAAATTCTTTCGGAGATTTTAGCTTTTCCTCCGAGACTCCAGATCAAGCGCTGGATATCTGTTGATAATTGTTTGCTAGATGTAGAGTAGCTTAATCCTCCATAGCTACATGAATCTCCATTTCTTCCCCTGCTTTTGCTCAAAGTTCCATCTGTATCCATTAAACCTTGCAGAAGATCTAAACGCTGATTAAAAGATCCGTAGAAATACTCTTCTGGAATAAATTTATCATAAGATAATTTACCATAAAGATTTAAATCTTTTAAATGCTCTATGAGTGGATTTTTAAAAGATCCCCCTTTTGAAGTAAAAAATCTATAAGTTTTAGACTGGCTTTTCGAGCTTTCTCTAATTGAAACTTCGCAGTCTTCTTTTAAAAGCTTTTCAATTTTATTAGGAATAAAACTATCAGCTGATTCTATAACAAAACCATCTCTCAAACAGCCATCGCCAATTAAAGCTCCCACAATATATGGATCTAAGAGAAACTCCTTATCTATAGAATTGATTTCAGATACTAATGGAATAAATACTTTTTTACTTTTTTGAGATAGGTCATTAATTATCTTTTGAGTATCAGATACTTCCCAATGATATAATCCTTTATTATTTCTTGTATAAATTTTCCACAAGTGATCTAAACCACAATCGGAGAATCTTCCGTCTTCAAAAGTAACGCGATAGATATCTTTTTGTTGATGATCGAATGTTTTAAGGACTTTTGAAGTTTTGCCATTTGGACATACAATTTCAGATCCAACTAAAATATCTCTCATCTCAACGAATCCATTTGGAGTTAAGACTTTAGTATATAATGGATTCATTTTACCAACGCCACTTCTAGCAACAATCACAGTGATATTGCCAGGGCGAAGAAGAGATCCGTAGATTTGATTTACTTTTTTATGTGGACCCATCATGCCGAATTCCACAACGGGATTGTTTCCCCTCTCCTCAACGAGAGCTTCCATCTCTTCGTAAATATTTTCTGGAGTATCATTTCCTAATTCATATAAATTAATACGAGAATTATAGATTTGATCTGCTTGAGAAATGATGTCTGTGTAAGTTGAATCAGGACTAATGCCCTTCATTTTCTTGGCGACTTCGCGAGCAGACTCGTAGATTTCTCTACGTACTGTGTATTTTTTTAACTCCCTGGCTGTTTTAATTAGGTTTCCTTTGGGAACTTTTCGCATTCCTAAAGATCTAATATAATCAGATGGATTAACATTATCCTCAAAAGATAATCCTAGAGAATTTACTCTCTGAGCAATAATAACCTCGTCAATTCCTTCGCTCTTATCAATAGCTTGTTTGATGATTGAAAAGATTGAAGAGTGTAAATTAGTATTCTCAGAATAAAAATCTCTAGAGTTGATAAAATTAGAAATCTCACAATAATCATCTGGCTCTTTGATTAAAGCTGCAAGTAATTGTTTTTCTAATTCATAATCGTAGATCATATATGTGTATACGAGAGACTATTGATTTTGTCAATGATTGATTTATAGTTCTACTCCAAAATTCAAAAATAACTCTTTATTGAGAACATCTTTGGGGTAAATTTCTATTAAAATTATTTCATTTACTTCGCAAAACTTTAACTTTTTGTCATCTCTTTTTAATTGTTTTAAATATTGAAGTTTATTTCTATGAAAGAATTTAACATATTGAGTATGCTGCAAACCTTGAACTTCAACAGCAACTTTTTTATTGTAATTGTAGAAGTCTAAAGATAAAGCTGTTCCAACAACGCGCATTTCTTCAAAAACTCTATCATTTTGCCAATAAAGTTTTAAAAAGTTTTTAACAGTTGTTTGGAATTTGCTACGGCTATCAACTTCCCAATCAATGAGATACTTCTTGGAATTTTTTAAAAATGATGGATTGCCATTGATGTTTTTAAACTTCATTATTGATGAGCTTCTTAAAATATTTAATTAAGAAAGCTGCAAGTTTAGCATCATTTTCAATAAAAAAGAATAAATTATCAGCACCTTGAATTTTTTCAGGAATTATGATAGCTGTTTCTTCAAGCACTAATTGTCGAAACTCGTCTGAGACGTTAATCCAAGATCCTTTGCGAGAAATGAACTCCCATGCATAAAGCATATCAACGATTTCTTTTTCAATCCAAATTGAATTGCCATTAGTTCTTCCATATTTAATAGGATATGGAATTGTTAAGTTTGTCTTTTCATTGGGAGACTTCTTCACTGTAGCTTTCGCAAAGTGACCAATGATTGGATTATTAATTAAATCAATTTTATCAATGTTGGGGTTTTTGAGAATAAGATCTCCCTTGAATCTTGGTTCAAATTCAAGAATCCAATTTGCAAAGTGAAGTAGTGCATTGCCGCCAGTGGCAGAAGTTTGGCGTACTGGAGCTTTAGAGTATGGATCAAGTTTGATATCTGCTCGAACTTGACTAATGAAAATTGCTAAGTGGCCTCTCTTGCATAGAGAGATTGACATTCGCTTCATAAAGTTGCCAGCAATCACTGCTCCACCAGCAACTTTATTACTATCTTCAAATCCCTTGTCTAAATCTCCTTTAGAGATGAGTCCATCAACAGAGTCTAGGAGGAAAAAGTAGAATTTACTTTCATCATTTTTGCCAACTAGTTGACGCATAGCATCAACAGCAGTTTCATAAATATTTGTTTCAAATACAAAACAAGTTCCATCAACCCATTCTTCAGCAGAGAAGACAAATTTAATTCCTGATCTTTCTCTCATTTGTTTAGATAGGCGACCTTCAGCTTTGATGTAAAAACCTTTTCGATTAACTCCATTATCTAAGAATCCCTTCATGAATGAAAGAGCGCACGATGTTTTTCCAGTTTCATTTGGACCGCAAAATCTATGTAGTCCTGGTCCTAATCCTCCATCTAAATGCAAATCTAACTGAAGCGATCCGCTAGAAACTTTATAGTCAATTTCTTCTTCAAAATTATAGTGATCTTCAGAATTTTGTTTTAGGAATGATCCAAGAACATCAGATGATTTTACAACTTCTTTATCTTTATCTTTAATTTTGCTCATTTAGGAAGTCTTTGATGGTTTTAGTTTTATTAATGATAGATGCATCAGAATCACACTTATCGCCTAGATCATAACTCTCATACCTTGAAGTGTCAACGGTAAAGTTAAAAGCTCTGAACTTTTGATCCAACGTCTCTTTAAGCTTTTCGCTAACTAGATATGCTAAAGAATCAAACTGCTTGTCAAAAGAAGCAACTTCCATGAACTCTTCAGAATATCTCTCGCATAAAATATTCAAAAAGTGCATTTCTCGCATATAAAAAAGGCGCTTATCCTTTGCGGGAATAAGCACCAATCTTATGAGGATTTTCTTTTTGTTGACTTTTTTTTGAGATTTTGGCTTAGTCTTTTTAGCAGGCATTCACCATTATACAACAGTCTTAAAGTTCGTCAAGGTCATTTGATACCATCTTGCTGACTAGATTTTCAAAAGATGTTTTTGGAATCCAGTTTAGTTCTGTGCGAGCTTTTGTAGAATCTCCCCAAAGAAGTTCAACTTCGGCAGGTCGATAAAATTTAGAATTAATTGCTACTAATACTCGTCCGCTATTTTTGTCAATATAATTTTCATTGATTCCCTCTCCATGCCAATACCCACTAATTCCGACTTCCTTAAATGCCAATTCAACAAATTCTCTAATAGAGTGCGTTTCATTAGATGATAAAACATACTCTTTGGGAGATTCTTGATTCAGCATGAGCCAAATTCCCTCTACAAAATCTTCAGCATCACTCCAGTCTCTTTTAGCGTCTAAGTTACCAAGCTCAAGAATATTATAAGGCACTTCATTATTAATAGCATTTTTGATACGAGTAACCGCTTTTGTAATTTTTCTAGTTACAAATTCTTCTCCCCTGCGAGTGCCTTCGTGATTGAATAGCCACCCCTGTACTGCGTAGAGATTATAAGAGTCTCTCCACACCTTAACTAGCTGCCTAGAAGCTGTTTTAGACGCTCCATATGGACTTCTAGGGCGCAGTGGATGAAGTTCGTCTTGAGGACTGTACGATACATCTCCAAACTCTTCTGAAGAACCAGCTTGATAAAATCTACAAGTTGGATGATAGAGCCTTATTGATTCTAAAATATTCAAAGTGGAAGTAGAATTAGTTTCCCATGTTTGTCTTGCAAAATCCCAACTACTACCAACAAAACTTTGAGCAGCCAAGTTAATAAAATAGTCTGGTTTAATTTTTTCAATAATTCTAGCAATAGAATGACTGTCGATAAGATCAAAATTAATTAAATGAAATCTTTCATTATTGATGTGAGAAATATTTTTATGGTTATAGACGCTAAGCCTACGAACGCATCCAAAAATTTCATAATCTGTATTAGCTAAAAGATAATCAACCATGTGACTTCCATCCTGCCCAGTTACGCCAGTAACAATAATTGACTTTTTTTCAGAAGAAAATTTTATTGCCTCTTCAATATTTAAAATATTCATATGATCTATTTTTTTTCCTATATATTTTTCTTTGAGAATTTCCATTTTATTTTAATAAATTAATTAAATTAAGATATTCTTTTATAATAATATTCCAACTAAAATTATCAATAGCATATTTTTTTATTTCTTTTCTCATTTTAATTGATTTTTTTCTATTGCTTTTAATAATATTTTCAATATACTCTATATCATTTATTTTATTTTCAGATATTACATCAATAAATGGTAATGATAAATCTAAATTAGCTGTAGAATATTCTGATATAACTAAACCTAATCCTGCCATTAAAGCCTCTTTAGTAACTAATGGATCAGCTTCTCCATCGCTAAGTAATATTAAATTTGCATAGTTTGTTAAATTAGAATAAAGAAAATCTTTATTCCATTCTCCTAAATAATTAATATTATTACTATCAAACCTATCGTCAGATAAGTTTCCAGCAAAATATAAAGATTTTATATTTTGAAATAAAAATTGGCGTTTTCTATAATCTATTTTAGCTAAATAAATAGATTTATCTTTGCGTTCGCATTCTTCTTTAAATATAAACAAATCTTCTCTTGCTCCATTTGGAGTGATAAATAATCTATCATTTGCAACGCCTAATTTTAAATATGTATTTTTTATATTTTCAGATAAACAAAAGACATAAAAATTTCCATTAATAATTTCATGTAGAATTCCATGATATTCAGGATGCTTTTCATATTGTTCTGTATAAGCGTAGTGAGTAGTCAATGCTTTTCTTTTGCATTGAATGTATGGCATTAAAAATGCATAATCATCATATTGCATATGCACAAAATCAGGATCAAAAGAATTAACTGAATCTACAATTTCTTGAAGATTGTAAGTATTAACTATTTGAACATCGTGTCCATATTTTTTTAAATTCTCAGTATAATCCCAAATTAAAGATTCAACTGCGCCCCAACCAACTGGGGGTATACTCATAAATCCAGGACCGATAATAGATATTTTCATATTAAAAATTTAACTTTTATTTTGTATATAATTTTATAATTTTAAAAGATTTTTTATTTTTTTAATATAAGAATTCATCAAAATACTTTCAAGACCAAAATTATCAATAGCATATTTCCTAATTTCTTGTCTTTTATTTATTGATATTTTTTTATTTTTATCAATTATTTTTTTAATAAAGTCAAGATCATTTATTTTATTTTCAGGTATTATATCAATAAAATCTAAACTTGTATCTAATTCGTGGGCGACCGACTCAGTAATAACCAATCCTAATCCACACATTAAAGCTTCTTTTGGGGCTAATGGTGTAGTATTTTCAATAGAACTAATTAAAATAAAGTTAGAATATTTAGAAATTTCTTGATTCAAAAACTCTCTAGCGACTTCTCCTTTATAATTTTTATAATTATAAAATTTTGAATCAGATATCCTTCCCATAAAATCAATATTTTCAATCTCTTGGATTATATACTGCCTTTTCCTATCAACAATTTGTGAAAAACATAAAGTTTTATCATACTCTGCTTTTTCATAAAAAGAATATGGCTCATGTCTTACGCCTAATTTACTTAAAAATGTATTTTCTTTTTTCGCTCCAAAATTTATAAAAGTATCAATATCTTTTTGAGAGGATGCAAAAATATGAAAATCTTTATTATTAGCAATTTGATTTATAAGTCTATCATATCCATCATTTTGATAATGATTTGGATTATTAATAAATGGATAATGACTTGATATAATTTTTACTTTTGAATGAATGCTATTAATAATATCAATAAATACATCGTAATGAATATGCACTACATCATAATTTCCTGAGTTTACTTTTTGAAGAATTTCAAGTCTAGATGGGCTATTAATAATATCAACATCTATATTATTTTTTATTAAAATATTATAATAATCCCATAACATCATTTCTACAGCCCCCCAAGTATCTGGGGGAATAGGCATAATTCCAGGCGCTACTAAACAAATTTTCATAATATTTTAATCACACTATTCCGCGAGAAGTAAATTCTATTTTATTTTCAGTAAAATAATTAACCCAAGTTAATGCATTATCATATTCAGGCATTCTTGCCCAATCATGCCATTCAACGTGTAATATTTTTATTTTATTAAAAATATTTGATTCCTTCATATCTTTAAGAATTGCATATTCTTCGCCCTCTACATCTAATTTTAAAATTATAGAATTATTTTCAAGATTTAGATATTTAATAAAATCAACTAATCTAATAGTTGGTATTGTTATTTTCTCATACATATCATCAATAAACTCATCAATATTATTAGTTTGTTTATTTCCGCCAATAGTTTGATTTTTATTTGAATCAAAATGAGTACTTACCCCATGCTTAGGTTCTTGTAGCCTGCTCCCACCACCTATAAATCTATCTTCACCATGTAAAATATCGCCTTGAATCATTCCAATACACCTTTCAGCATGGAAAGTTGCAAAACCTGTTTTATCAGATACTGCTAAATTAAAATATATATTGCCATCATTTTTATCTAATAAATCATATACATATGTGTTTGCTTCAAAAGAATATGTCTTTTGAATATCTGTGTGTAAGGATTGAATTTCATGTAATCCTTGTTTGAAATTTGTGCCACAATCAATAAATATGCTCATGATATATTTTAATATACTCATGATATATTTTCTATTAAATTATAATATTTAATACATTTTTCATTATTATGAATTGGTATCAAAGACAATAATAGACTTTTTGTAATTTCTTTAATATCTTTTAAAGTTTCTTGATTAAATTTTAAAATAATATATTTTTCAAATATTAATTTATTTTTATCTATATAATTTTTATCAATTTCTTTATCCATTAATATATGATCATATCCAATTATTGATTGATAGATTTTTGACCAATCATAAAATAGGTCTCCACAAATAGATAATTGATTACCAACTTTTCCCCTCATGTCTATCATTTTTAAATTATTTTTATTATCAATAAGTATATTCGTAAAAACTAAATCTCCATGTATGATGCCAATTTTTCCTTTATTTTGAAATTCATATTCTTTTAAAAATTCTAAAATTTGATTTTTATTTTTTTCGTAATTTTTATAATTTGAAAAATCATAATTTTCTATTCTATTTATAAATTTTTTATAATAATTTAAATATATATTAATATTTTCATCATTGTAGGATTGATGTAATTCATTAATTTTATCAAATAAACTAATTAAAATATTTTCATTTAAACTATTATTTGTATTTAAAAAAGATAATGGTATACCATTAATTTTTTCTAATTTTATAAAATTTTCACCGTAATCAATTAATTTAGGAAATAAATTTTTAGAGCTTTCTGGTATATTTTGATAATAATATTTTTCACCATCTATATTTTTTGAATATTTAATAATAAAATCTTGAAATACTTCAATTTTATTATGATTTCTTGTTTGTGGATGAATATTATAAAATCCAGTTTCCTTTTCTAAATCATCAAAAGGTTTTAATGATAAATCATCAATATAAAAATCAGCATAAGGTTTCCCAAAATAAATTTCATCATAATTTATATTAAATTTTTCAAGAGAATCAATTGTAATTTTTGCAATATCAGCTTGAACTTTTCCAACATTACCTAAATGAGTCTTCATTCTTCTAGCTGTATATATAATTATTGTATGACCAAGAGAATGTAAAAAATTTAAAAAATTTATTGTTTTATTTATTGGTTTAACACTTGTGTAGTCACCTTCTATTTCTGGATATGTAACTAATGTATTATCCAAATCAAAACAAAATCTGCATTTTTTATTATTAATTGTAAAAGTTGATGAAAATGATTTTAATTGATTTGGAGTTCCTAAGCAATTAAATCCTAATACTTCTTCAGAACAAATGCTAATATTTTTATCAATTAAAAATTTATAAATTGATGATATATAAAATTCTTTTTCGTATTTTTTTTCTTTTGAAATTAATTCTATAGAATTTTTTAATAGATTTGCTGTTTCAAAACAGTACGCTCCAACGCAAATATTATCTGAGATTTTTTCTTTTTCTTTAATATCTAAAACTTTTGATTGAGAATCTATTTTTATATATGAATAAATTGGATTTTTATCTAAATCTTTATGATAAAATATTAAATTTGTTTTTTTATTTTTAGCTTCAGTAATAATATCATCATTATAAAAATTATCAGAATCAATAACAATTGTTAAATTTAATAATTCATCTTCAGTCATTTTTTCTAAAGCATGATAAACTGTTTCAGAAGCTCCTGTCGTATTATTTTTAATTGGTATAAATTGAAAATTTAATTTTCTAAATTTATTAATTAGTAAACTTTCAAAATTAAATTTTTTAAATTCATCTCTATATACAATAAAAACTTTATCATTTTTATCTATTTTTAAATTTTCTAATGTCCAATATATTATGGGTTTGCCTAATGATTTAATTAATGGCTTTGGAAGATTATAATTTTCTTCAGAAAATCTTTCACCTATTCCACATATTGGAATTATTATATTCATATTTTATTTAAAAAAATTTACCCTTCTTTGCTCTTTAGTTGATACGTAAGATTCATCAGAACCTAGTGATTTTATAGTATTTATATTATTTATTTGAATGTGATAACCTAATATAACTTCAGGATTAAATTCAATACCTTTATTATAATAATGATCTATATTATTATAGATATCACTATATATATCCATGATTTGACTATTTGATAATGCTAAATGATCATTAATAGCATATGGAGTATGATTGCAATCGCTTTTAATATTTAAAAAATTAAAATTAAAATTATTTAAATCATATTTTTTAGTAAAAAAATAATCAAATCTACATCGTATAACACAATCATATTTAAAATTATTATCTTTTTCATATTGTTTTTTTAATTCATTAGATTTATAAATTGAATAAAACATAGATTGAATATTTTGAGATGGATTGGGATTTTTAGTAGGATGAAAACAATTCCAATTTATTGAATTTTTATAAACTTTATTAAAAATTTTTTCAGACTCTATAACTATTAATTTAGGCGATAATTTTTGAATTATATAATCTATTTTAGATTCAATTATATCAGATGGAGTATCTACTCTATATGATTTATTTTTATTATAATGCCATGTATGTATAAAAAAATCTAAATCATTAAATCCAAACCAAGAAGTTTTAATATTTTCTAAAGTATTTTCTATATCTCTAGTTTGGCCCGAAAGGCAAATCGCGACTTTCATATAATTAAAGTATTATTAACATGCTTTCAACTCTATGAACATATGTATGATGATTTTTTACATACAATAATGATTGTCTTATAAAATCATAATCATTTTTTTTATTCATCGAATCATAAAATAATTCAGAAATATTTGGATTATATATACAATTTCCATCTAATTCTTTATAAACCTCTAATGAGTTAGTGATGCCTAAATGACCATAACTTATATTTTTATATATTCTACATGGAGTATGACCCCAATCAACATGAGCTTTACATCTAACATCAAAACCTAATAAAGATTTTTTGCACAATGCCATATAATCTTTATTAGATAATTGATTATGATTAAAATTATTTATAATAAATTCTATATTATTTTTTCTTGATTCATTTGCAAATTCATTAATTAAATCTATATTTGAATAAATGCCATCTGATGATAATGTACCTAAAAAATATATTTTATTTTCTCTTTCTAAATAAATATCATCTTCATTAATTTCATTTGGCATCAAATTAGTTGCCCAACTAATATATAGCTTATCAAAATCATCAATATTATAATCAACCCTGCCATTTGTTAATCTAATAATTTTATTTGTTGACTCTTCATAATAGCAACCTTTATTTAATTTATTTAATTTATTTTTATCTATTTCATAAATATAATTTGGATGATTAATTTTATTTAAATTATACCTCATATCTATAAATTTACCTACATTATTAACATATTTAGCTGGATTATATGCGCAATGCACATAATATATAGACGTTTTTTCTAATGGGATGTATTTATCTTGATAAGCTTCAACTAAAAAAATACAATTTGAAAAATCAAAATTATCTATTTTTTCATCTGCAAACCAATATGTTTCAAATCCTAAATATTTAAATGCATTATAAAATGATTCCCAAACATATGATATTGTATTTTCAAGGTAACCGTTATTAGGTTTAAACCCCCAAACTATAACTTTATAATTTTTCTTCAATGATTCAAGATTCATTTTATTATTTAATAAATTTTTGAATTATTCCATGAGGATATAAATTAAATGAATTAATTTTTTCAATTAATGCATTATCAAAATGCTGTTCATCGATCCACCAATCTTCAAAAGAGCAGTTTTCCCTTTGAATAAGATTGGGCGGCACTAAAACATCAGAGCAAATTAATTTATAATTTAATTTTGTTAAAAAATCTCTTTGTTTTTCTCTATATTCATCTCCATATAAATAATGATCATGCTCTATAGTTATTATTTTAAATCTATATTCATCATGGGGGAGTTTTGATAAACACTCTAAACTTAAGGTATCTATATCCATTGATAAATAATCAATAGACTGAGGTGCAGATGTTTCTTGAAGTAATTTAAGATAGTCTAATTCTAAAGCATTTTTATTTACATAAAAACATGATCTGCTATTATATGACGAATTCCAATGTTCATTGATTTCTACACATATTCCTTTCCAATTTAAAGTCTCAAAATATGCTGAATTATTAGCGCCATAAGCGCCACAGCTTCCAATATCTAAATAAAATCCATTTTGTTTAAAACCAAACATATTGGCAACAAATTGATCTTGAGATGCATCTGAGTAAAACATTATTTTTTAATATAAAAATGATTGATACCTTGAATATGGTCTAGTTTATAATTTCGCATTTCCATATAGTCCGCATACGATTTTAAATTAAAAAGATTTTCTAAAATGATCAAGGTTGGTTCGATTTTAGATAATCCCTCCATTACCTCTAACTCCCATCCCTCTGTATCTACAGAAAGTATATCTATACTATCAATTTTTGCCTCTTCAATAATAGAATCTAGCTTTCTAGAATTTACTTTTATTTTTGATTTTGGTAAAGAATCAACCCACTCTGGGTTTGAGTTTCTATACGCTTCTTTTATTTCAAAAGAAGAAAATGAGTGATCTGTAACTTCTCCATTATTCACGCATACTATAGTAAAATCAACATTATCTTTGTCATTTTTTCCACAAGCATAAGGATATATTTCATTTTGAGCATCTAAATGATTTTGTATAAAACGAGGATTTGGTTCTACGTGAACTGCTCTCCATCCATTATCTTTAAAATGCTTTGTCATAGACAAAAAAACAGGAGTAGCTGCTCCAATTTCTACAATAGTGCCTTTGTAAGAATAATCTGGGAAATATTTGTCTCTTGCTATTTGATCAGTGTTATCTTCTGCGTAAAAAGTTTTCATAATTAAATTATTTCAAATTTTGGACAAGGAACTATAAATTTACCACCATTTTTTAGAAATTCACTTTCTCTTGCTTTAAATTCATCTATAAAATGCCATGGTAATACTAATAAATAATCTGGCTTTTTATCTCTCATCTCTTGTTCTGAATAAATTGGAATATCTGTAGCAATAGTTCTAAGTCCAAATTTATAAAGACTTCTTTCTGCCGCTCCATCTATTAATGAATTATCAAGCCCAAAATATTGTAAAAGAGTATTTCCTTTTGTTGATGCTCCATATATCCAAATAGATTTACCTTTTGCTTTTTCCTCTTTAATAAAGTTTACGGTTTTTTCTTTTAGATCTTCAATTTTAATAAAAAACTTTTTATAGTAATCAATTGACATTACACCTAAATCTTGTTCATATTTTAGTAGCGATTCAACTCTAAATTTTGCTACATCTCTATATGGAGCAGTTGCAAATGAGCTTGTGTCCGCATTTGATTTTTGTATATAAACTCGGAAAGATCCACCATTAACATCATTTAGTTCACAGTCAACTATTTTAAATCCATTATTCTCAAGTAAATATTTGATAGAGTGTAGATTATAATACATTAGATGTTCATGACAAATATTATCAAAAGCTAATTGCTCGACCATTAATGGCGTATAACTCATTTGCACTACAAATAATCCATCATCTGCTAAAACGCTATTAATATCATTTAAGAATGAAATTGGATCTTCTAAATCATAAAACATTGCAATACAAGTAATTATATCACATTTTCTATTTTTAAAAATACTTTTATTATAAGCTTCTAAAGAAAAATAATCTTGAATAATTTGATTTGCAAATTTAGAGCTTTCTTTAACATATGAATCTTCAACTGGATCAATCCCTAATTTGCTAAAGTTATCTGGAATAAAACTTAATAATGTGCCATCATTACAAGCAATATCTAGCCATAAACTATTTTCATAATTTTTCTTTATATAGATGCAAGAGTCAACTATATTTTTAAGTTGCTTTCTCATTGTATCGTTTGTTCCAGATCTATACCAGTATCTACCGTACATCTTATCTGGATCAACTCCAGATTCAAGTTGTACTAGTCCAGATTTTTTTGACATCATGAGTTTTAGTTCAAATTTTTCCGCTTCTTGATTATTGTTATCAAGAAAATCGGAAACGCATAAATTTCCTAATGTAAAAAGCTCAACTAGTTCGTCATTTGATATTCTACAGTTTGTTTTTTTCATAATATTAACTGATAATATATTTATTTTCTATTAATTCTATTTATTTATTCCTGGAAATTTTGGATATTGATTGATATTTTTTTCTTTATGTATAATTATTTTTTCAATAGGAAGTTCCCAATTTTCTGGATAACAATATGATGATGAAATCGTAATTAATTTATTTTTATTTTTAAATAAGTAAGAATTTAAATGAGATTCATCATGCCATTTTGCTATAATATTATTAGCTAAATCTATTTGTGTATTATTTTTTAATTCAGAAATCATTTTACATATTTCATTAGATGATCCACCCCAAAAACATCCCTGATGATAAATACCTTCATTTTCTAGAGAAATATATGCAGTTGATTGTGGATTTGTCTCAATGTCCCACATTTTACCATATGCATAAATTCCTGGATGCATTACTCCGAATAAACTGCATACAGGAAATTCATTAATATTTTGAATAACTTCTAAATCACAATCAAAATATATAACCATATCATAATCAGTTAAATCTTTCAATACTTTTTCAAAATAATGAAATCTTTTTAACGTGATGAACGGCCAAGGTTCGTGTTGTATTTGATTAAATATTACATTTGAATATTTATCAGACACTGTATCTTTATCAGCAAATACAAAAATATCTTTTGTATTTAATGGTAAAAATTTATCTTGAATAGATTCAATTAATGGATTTAAAAAATCTTTATAATTATTTGTAGCTATTGTTAATATTGCAATTTTTATATTGTTATCCATGATTCGGGTATTAAGTCTTCTAAAAATCCATTTGTATTATTTAAACATATTTCATTTAAATAATTATCTTTAAACCAAATTTTAGGTGCAATTATTTTTTTATTTTGATTTTGATTTAAATAAGCCCCCCACCAACTAAATGTAGAATTTGTAATTATATTATTTTTACATTTACTCATTAAGTATAAATCTTCATAATCTTTATTATTATCTATGAAAATAAATTTATTTAATGATAATTTATTTAAATTATTTTTACACCATTCTATATCATTAGAAAATACAATAAATATTGTATCATTATTAAAATGTTTAATAGCTTCTTTATAATAACAAGCATCATGGATTGGATAGTTTTGAGGAAGCGTTAAGTAATCACCTCTCCTGACATGAAGTGAGCATGTGTTATTTAAATTTAATATATCTTGATATTTTTTATTTAATTCTATATCTTCATAAGAAAATAAAGATAGAATTTCATTTTTAAAATTTAAAAAATATTTTTCGCTATGAAAACATCCTCTAAAAATTAAATCATCATTATATGATGGAATATCGATATACCTATAAGTTTTTTCTTTTAAAATTTTAAAATCTTTATTTGAATCTTTAAAATTTAATTTAGATAAAAAATTACATTTATATGTATTTAAATGAGGATGATTAGTCTGTATATATAAAGATTCAGATAAAAATGGATCTAAATTATTTTTTAATGCATATGCATAAATACAAGCAATTTGAAATAAAATATTACCGAGACCACCAATAATATATGGATAAATATGTTTTTTCATTTATGTATAAAATATACATCCTTTCTATCATTTTCATATTTTTTAAAATTACTAGTAAATGGATCCCCTATTAATAGAGATTTTTCAGATAAAAGATGTCTAAATACATATTGTCCAGTCCACATATCAGAATTAAACTCTGGTGCTCCTAATTTTACTCTTGTTTCACAAAATTTATTTAAAAATGACATTATGTTATCGTAATTCCCGCCAATTACACCCATATTGATTAAGTCCCATCTGCTTGCCATTATAGCAAATAAAACATAATCATCCCATCTAGCTTGCTTATGCAATTCTAAATAATTAAACTCACTAAGAGACATGCTGTCTTTACATACAAATAAATCTGTGCTAGGAAATGAAGAAATTATTTTAGATGGATCTTGAACAACTATGACATCGGATCCATCAGTAAGAAAAATATTATCAAATTTATTTTCTTCTAAAAAATTTCGATAGCAAAAAAATCTCCAATCATTATTAGAGTAATCTGATGGGAATACTTTAATAAATTTAATTTTATTAGTAGTATATCTTTCTAAAAATTCATCAGATAAATTATCGTAAAAAATACGACCCTCAAGACAAAGCTCATTAACTGAGTTATACCAAGACTCAATATATTTAAAATCATTTTGTGCGACACGGCCATCTGCTTGACGACCAATCACCCAACGATCATTAGGATCATTAGGATGCTTCTTGAGAGAGAAGTAAGAAGTAAAAATAACTGACACAACCTATTTTAACTTGCAAATCAACTTCTTCAACACAAATTTTTAAATCAAAAATCTTCAAGGCTTTCTTGAATATCTCTAAGCTCTGGAAGGTGAACAAATAACTCTTCTTGATCTATAAAACCATCATCTAACCATTCCTCTTCATCTTCATCAATATCATCATAATTCTCAGATGCTAAAGAGGATACTGGCTTGCTACTCCAAAATTTGCAACTCCAGTAATTAGCTTTCCATTTTGGACCAATGTTAGTATCGCACTGATGCCTCGCTCTGTAACTCTTACGTCTAGCTGGATCGTCGCGTTTAATTTCCATATTTGGATCGCCAAACTTTACAATTACAACATTTCCTTTATCATTTTTAACATAAACTCCAAATTTTTTATTAGATCCAGTTGGAAGTCTAAATGGTTTATTTAAGGTTTTCTTTTCAGCTTCAGAGTAATCAATATCTGATAAATCAATATTTCCTTCATTAAATAAATCGACTCCAGCTTTGATTAAATCAATTCGGGCAAGATCAAAATCAATAGAATCAAACTTCCAAAAACAGTCTTCTGGCTTTTCTTCATGATATAGTTCTGTTCCAGATGCAACGTCTTGATCAGCACTTCTGTAAGAGTCTTTAACTTTTTCACCACGAAGCATTTTTAAAAACATATTCACTCTAGCCATAGCCCAACTACTTCTAGTTTGACCTGGACGATGAGATAAAGAAAACGCTCCAAGACCTCTTCTATAGATTTTCTTTAGTTGAGATAGAGAGACTTTCTTACTATGATTTTCATTATGAGATCTTACTTTTTCCTGCAAAGAATTTATGATTTTTTCAGCAAATTCAATTTTCCCACCATCTTCTCCAGCTGATCCTTTAGGATTTTTAGACGATCCTTTTTTGCGATCACTTGGAGCAGATGGAGTTTGTGCGGCACTTTTTGGTCCAGATCTTTTTGCTGATTCTGAAGAGTCGAAGAGTTGTTTAATTCTATCTGAAAAATCTATTTCCATAAATAATAATACACTTTTTTTTAATAATTTGACTGGAATTATGCTTGGCATGATTCGCAATTGAGAATAGAGCGAGCTAGTTCTTGCGCTGGATTAGCGCTCTTTTGATAATACAAGCCTTTGATTCCTTGTTCCCATGCAAAAATCATAAGTTGATTAACTTCTTTGGCAGATGCTGAAGGAGGAATCATGATGTTTAAGCTTTGACCTTGGTCAATGTATTTTTGACGTTGAGAGGCTTGAATGATAATTTCTTTCTGAGAGATTTCTCCAAAAGTTTTAAAAGTAGCTTTTTCATTTTCAGACAAGAAATCTAAATGAGCAACAGATCCTCCTCGAATTAAAATAGATTTCCAAACTTCTGCGGAGTTTTGATTTTTTTCAATTAGCAATTTTTCTAAATAGGGATTTTGATAAGAGAAATCGCCCTTAGCTAATCCTTTAACAAAGTAATTGCCATTTAAAGGTTCAATGCCCTGAGAGACTTGACCAAGAATAAAGCTTGAGCTTACTGTTGGAGCTACAGCTATTGTAGTCACATTACGACGACCATATCCTTCAAGTAATGCTGGTTCTCCATAGATTTCAGCTAATTTCTCAGTAGCCACATCGGCGCGATTTCTGATTGTTTTCCAAATTTGGTTATTTAAAATTTTAGCATCCATTGATTCAAAAGGAATCATTTTAGACTGAAGTAGTGAATGCCAACCAAGAACTCCAATACCAAGCGCTCTCTGATTGATTGCAAAGTTGCGAGCATGACTCATGAATGCCATGTTTTCAGTTTTATTAATAAACTCTGTCATGACAGCATCCAAGAAAAATACCATTGTTTCAACAGCATCAGTATCTTTCCACTCTTCCCACTTATCCAGATTCAGAGATGACAAATTACAAACAAAAGATTCTGTTGGAGAATCAGCAAGCATTATTTCATTACAGTTGTGAGTAACAACTCCATTGCAGATCCAGTGATGAGATTTTGATTCTACTGTGCAACAATAGACATCCTCTTGCCCAATATTAGAAATAGATGAAACTTTATAGAATTTTTTAGTATTATCTCTATATTCACGATCCTCTAGAATAATATTTTTTCTATCAAGAAATTTAGTATTTTTATTAAAAACTAATGCATCATTTTTATTTCCAATAATTAATCTCCAAGCAGTTTTAGTTTTATACATTTTGTTTCCTCCATGTCCATCAGGAAGTAACGACTCACAACTTTCTCTTAAAAGGCGAATTGATGATTGCATTCCAAGATTTGCTAAAATAATTTGCACTTCTTCTAGAAATTCTTTGTTAATTGAAGCTAGTGAAATTTGAAGTGGTTCTCCAGATGATTTAGATTTAAACACAGTTCCGTCTGCATAGTAAAGACCTCTAATGTATTGCCATAGCGTTTCTTCATTGGACGACCAGATCCATTCTGGAACGTATCCTTTTTCAAAATTCAATGCTTTTTTAAGTGCTTTACTAGATAGTCTTTTTTTCTCATGAGACCCTTCAGCAACAACACAGTTGCAAAAACTAGCGTTTTGATAAACTCTATTATTATAGAGAGAAATTTGAGTTTTATATTTATCAGATACGAAATCATGAGCATTTTGAACTTCTTCAATTAAATCAAAATCATTTCTCCAAATATCAATCATAATATAATCTTTATGTTGAGTTCCATCAGCTTGATATAAACCAAGAAGAAATGCTTCTTTGGTCATATCATTATTTCCAAAAATTCCCTTATTTGTTTGAACCGCAACAGAATCTCCAATTTTTAAATCGTGACATGCTATATCCCCATCTTTTGTAGAAACTTTATGATAGGATGTAATTTTATGCGACATTCCATTCTCAAGTTTAATTTCAAAAACATCAGCATCTTTCTCAACTAATTTCATTTTTGATGCTTTTACTTCTTTTTCATTATCAAAAAGAATTAACTCATCTCCATTTTCATAGAGTTCTTTTGCCGTTAAAATTCCAAAATTAGAAATAACCCTTTGATCTCCAGTGACGCAAAGATTTGAATGACTGATTTTTAAATTTTTATCTTTATAAACTTGAGGGGCTTGATCATTAGCGTTATCAGAGAAAAAGATGTATGGATATCCGCTTTCAAATCTCTTTTGAATCACAAGACCCCAGATTCTTCTATTTTCTTTATTGCCATCAATCATGTCCTGCATCCACTTATTAGTGACGCAGACTCCAATTGAGAGTTCTTGAATATCATTTCCTTCTGATTTAATTTTTAAAAATTCTTCGATATCACCATGATCAATTGGAAGATATATTGCACAAGCTCCTCTTCTCGTATTTCCCTGAGAGACAACAGTCATCATCTTATCGTAGAGTTCCATAAAATGAACTGAACCTGTTGATTCTCCACCAGATGAAATTTTAGATCCTCTAGGACGAACATTGCCAAAAAATGCGCTAGTGCCTCCCCCAGATTTTGTCATCATGCTGATTTCAGCAAGTTTATGACCAGTAATAGACTCGATAGAATCTTCTAGATAAGTTCCAAAACAAGAAATTGGAAGACCTCTTTTTCTGCCAAAGTTTGACCAATTAGGAGATGATAATGAATAAAATCCACGCTCAAGATAGTCTGCGAACTTCTCAGCAAAACTTTTGCATTTGAGGTAATCATTAACTTTAGTAATACAATCCTCGCTTACAGATAAAAGACTTTCTGCTGTTTGTGCAACATCAGATATTCTCTGCTCAGCAGTTTCGCCGTCCATCAAATAACCGCTGCTTAAAAATTTGCGAGAATCTGCATTGAGCCAGTAAATATTTTTTTCCATGTTAATTATATTATATTATTTATTAAATCTATATTTTTTTAGAATAAATCGCTTTACCTAGATGATTAAACGATAATATTTTTCTTATACCATTCATAAGTTTTTTCAATACCTTCACAGAGATTAATTTTAGGCTGCCAACCAAAGGATTTAATTTTATCTATATTTAAAACTTTTCTTGGAGTTCCATTTGGTTTTGTTGTATCCCAGTTAATATCACGATCATAACCAACGATATTGGCAATTATCCCTGCCAGTTGTTTAATCATTATGTCCTCACCAGTTCCAATATTAATATGTCCCATTTCATCGTAGTTCTGCATACAAATATAACATGCATCTGCCAAATCATCAACGTGTAAAAACTCACGCATTGTAGAACCATCTCCCCAAAGCTTCACTTCACAGTGTTTGCTATAGTTAAGGGCATTGTGAAACTTTGAAATCATTGCAGGAAGAACATGTGATGTTTCTAAATCAAAATTATCATTAGGACCGTAAAGATTTGTTGGCATCAAAGAAATAGCATTAAATCCATACTGCTGACGATATGCTTCACATAGTTTAATTCCAGCAATCTTTGCAATTGCATAGGCATCATTCGTAGGCTCCAGAGCGCCAGTCATCAACTGATCTTCTGTGATTGGTTGAGTGGCAAGTCTTGGATAGATGCAGGAAGAACCAAGAAACAGAAGTTTTTTAACTCCAAAATTATAGGCATTATGAATAATATTATTCTGAATCATCAAATTTTCATAAAGAAAATCTGCTTTGTAATTATTGTTTGCAATAATACCACCAACCTTGGCAGCGGCAACAAACACGTAATCAGGTTTTACTCTACTAAAGAAATATTTAGTTTCTTTGGAATTTGTGAAATCAACCAAATCGCGAGTTCCAGCAACGATATTATTATATCCTTTTTCTTTTAATTTTCTTATGATTGCAGATCCAACCATTCCCTTAGCTCCCGCAATCAGGATTTTACTTTTACTGTCCATGAACATACTTTTCTATGTTAGTTATAATGTCTTATTAATAAATCTCCAGTTTTTTAGAATAAATCATTTTCATCAAAACTCTTATTATCTTTAGAATACTCTACTGGAGTACTGTAAAAGAAATCAGACGCTGTATTTCCGTATAAACTCTCATCAAACCATTTTGTTTTTGCAAGAAGTTCGTCATCAATTGAAAAAGCCTTCTTGAATCCAATCAAACCGAAAGATTCATTGATTCTATTTTTCACAAATTCTTTAAGAATTGAGGCAGATAATAAGTCTTCTTCGGCTCCATTAACAATCCAATCAATAATTTTAGACTCTGCAACTAAAGCTTCTTGAGCTTCGTGCAAAATTCTCCCTTCTAGTTCAGCATCAAATAATTCTGGGAACTCTTTTCTAATATCATTGATGATTTGAATTCCAATAAGACCATGAATCATCTCTTCATTTTTAGTATATCTAACTTGCTGATTAGTATCTTTTAGTAAGTTATTTTTACCAAACCAGTTAATAACATAAAACTGACTGAATAACGAAGCATTTTCGACAAAGAGAGTGAACAAAATGATGCTATAAAGAAATTGTTTTTTAGAATCTTTATAATAGCGATGAGTATACTTTTTCAAATACTTCACTCTTCCTTGAATCCAATCAAGTTTGAGATTCTCCTCAAACACATCATTTAAATCAAGTATTGTTAGTAGTGCTTCATAAGCATTATTATGAACAACTTCTGTATTTGCCATTACAAAACCAAGATCTTGAATGGCTGGATGAGGAAGATTATCTCCTAATTTTGCCCAAAATGTTTTAACGGCAACTTCAATTTGCCCAATCGCAGACAATGTGCGAATGATGATTTCCCTATCTCTCTCGCTCAATGAGACTTTAAAATCTTGAACGTCCGATTTAAAATTCCACCTTTTATGAGACCACGCATTGTTATGCATAGCATCAATAAATTGCTCTGTCCAGGGATAAAGGTTGGGTTTTCTAGATACTTGTTCGTCAAAAATACTCATGGCTAATATCTTACACCATAGTCTAGAAATCAAGAATAGCAAATGGAATTTTTCTTTAAATTTTGCCCTTGACAACTAAAAAAACAATGCAACCTTATTCAACTCCTTTTCGCCATAGCAATGCCAGTTGAATATGCAGATGCTCTGAATAATTAATTTGCTTCGCAAATTAATTAAAGATTTTTGAAAAAAATCTTTATCTCAGTGCATTTGCACTTGACAGTACAAAATATCTGTATATAATACTGAGCGTAGCGAAGTATTAACGAGCGGAGCGAGTTTGAATTGAAAACGAAACGCTATCCAACTACGTAGTAAAACATTTTACTTTATGTATAAATTTTATTTGACAGATCATAATTCTATGCTTAATTGCCTTAATGAATGATAAACAGCAAGAATATTTATGCTCAAGTGCTAACTGGGAGGTATCAGTATCAGCAAAATCTGCTGAAGAAGCTGCGTCGTTAGCTGTGCAAAAAATAGTTGATTCTGCAAAAGTTGTAAACTTTCCAATTGGAGCTATGATTGTAGTGATTCCAATTACTAAAGATTTAGAGAATTTACATATGATTTATGCGCCAAAAATTTTAGCAGATATTGGTCTTCATGAATTCTCATCAGATTTAATTAAATTTATAAATGAATAAACTTAAAGTTAATAACATTTCTTTGATTAGTTCTCCATCAAATGGAGATGTTGGCTATGATATTTTTGCAAACTCAGAACCAAATATTGTTGGAAAATGCAATGAATCGAGTGGATATACTCACATTGATTATATTGAATATGATTCTGGTTTAATCATTGATCCTAGTTCTGAGTTTCACACTCTACTTTTCCCAAGATCTTCAATCTCTACCAAGAATTTAATTTTATGCAATAGTGTTGGAGTTATTGATTCTAGCTACAGAGGAACTATCAAAGTAAGATTCAAGTATCTTGCATCTCCAGAAGATATTAATAATCTTGGAAGATTTAGTGCTAGTCATGCTGTTTTTATTAATCCAGATTCTATTTATAAAAAGGGAGATAAAATTGCACAATTAGTTTTTCAAAAATCAAACTTTATGCAGCTTGAACAATGCGATTCGTTTAGTGAAACATTAAGAGGGGAGGGATGCTTTGGCAGCACAGGAGTATGAACGATAGAATTATTGGAATTTGTGGACCAGCTAGAAGTGGTAAAGATACCCTAGCCGACAGCTTCATCGAAATTTTTAAAGAGTATAAAGTTAAAACTCAAAAACTATCTTTTGCTAAAGAATTAAAATATGAATGTAAAAGTTTTGTTAAGAAAACTTTAGGCATTGACATTTTTACAGAAGTTACAGAAGAAAAAGATATTATTCGGCCACTTTTGGTAACATGGGGAACTCATGTAAGGCGCAAACTAAATGATAACGTTTGGATTGAGGCTCTTGAAAAAAGAATGCATTCTAACAAAATAGTAATCATTAGCGATGTTCGATTTGAGAATGAATTTAATTGGATCAAACAGCAAGGTGGAAAGATTGTGTTTGTTAATCGAACTCTTCCAGATGGAACTTTAGTTCCTAATGCAAATGAAGAAGAAGAAAAAAACAATTCTTTATTGCAGCAAAATGCTGATTCAGCTTTTACATGGCATACCATGAATGATGAAAGATGGATTCAAGCTATTGCTCACTCAATTTTAACAGGGATTGTTCCTAAAGATTGGATTAACCGTGGACTCTGATTTATCTCTCATCAATAAAATTAAAGAAAATCGCGATGATGAAAGTCTAAAAGAACTCATCAATCGACATTCTGGAATTTATTTAGAAATGGTTAATCGTGTTATTCCAGACTATTCTGGCATTGTTAATAAACACGATGTTTTGCTAGAAAAAGACTTTACAATCTATTGTGCAGCTTTAAAATATGAGCCAGATAGAAACACTAAATTCTCTACTCACCTGGCAAATGAAACAAGATGGAAATGCTTGAATCTTTATAATAAAAATAAAAAGATGATGGAAGAGCCTCTTGATAAAATTATTTCAGAACCTTTTTGCGAAGACTTTACAAAGTCTATTCACAAGCAAGAACTCATTCAAAGCATTCTTGATTATTCGAAAAAATATCCTGATTCAAGAGTAAGAAAAATTATTGACATGAGATATAACTCCATGTATAATAAGGTCATTCCTTGGAAATTGATTGCTAAAGAACTTGGAATGAGCATTCAGGGATGCATAGATATTCACAATAAATTCATTATCAAAGCTAAAAAAGAACTAAATTATGTACAATAAAATCATCGGAATCGGTCATCTAGTAAAAGATCCAGAATCTCGCACAATCTCTACTGGCAAGCAAGTTTGCACATTTAGAGTTTGTATTTCAGACTCTCAATCAAAAAATAAATGCTTTATTGATTGTGAGTGTTGGGATAAACTCGCTGAAATTTGCACTCAATTCTTAAAGAAAGGAAAAGAGATTATGATTGAAGGCGAGCTTTGCATGTCATCTTGGACTGGAAAAGATGGAACTACTCAAACTAAACCATATATTCGCGCTGAAAAAGTTAAATTTATGAATTCAGCACCAAAACCAGATACTGGGGCTAATAGTGATGAATCTGCAACTCAAACGGTTAAGAAGTCAAACTCTAAACCGCAAGAATCAAACCAATTCGAATCTGAAGACATTCCATTCTAATGAAACTCTTAGTACAAGCTGCTCTTAACACCTTAAGTTTTGGAAATGTTAGCATCAACATTCTTAAAGAATTTTTTAATAAAAATATTGACATCGGTTTGTTTCCTTTTGGGAATGTTGATTTGTCAGCTTTCAACTTATCGAATGAATTTAAAGAATTTCTTCAAAAGTCTATCAATCAAAGATTTGATGCCTTAAAAAAAGATGTTCCAGCATTTAAGCTGTGGCATTTAAATAGCTCTGATGATCGTAAGAATCCTAATCAAAATCTTTTAACATTCTACGAGTGCAGCGAGCCAACAAAAACTGAAGTATCTATTGCGCAAGCTCAAGATAAAATCTTTTTTAGTTCTACTTATGCTCAAAATAAATTCATTGATCTTGGATGTGAAAATACTAGTTTTGTGCCTATGGGTTTCGATCCTGATCTTCACATCACAAATAAAAAGTATTTAGATGTAGTTCATTTTGGCTTGATGGGTAAATTTGAGCATCGAAAGCATACTCAAAAAATCATTAAAACTTGGCTGAAGAAATATGGAAACAATAATGACTATCAGCTATCTTGCTGTGTTACTAATCCATTTTTTAAACCAGAACAAATGCAAGCTATTATTGGCAATTTGTTAGAGGGGAAAAGATACACTAATATTAATTTTCTTCCTTACTTGCAAACAAATCATGAAGTTAATGAGTTTTTAAATGCTATTGACATTGATTTGACAGGCTTAAGTGGCGCTGAAGGTTGGAATTTACCAGCATTTAATGCTACTTGCTTGGGTAAATGGTCAATTGTTTTGAATGAAACATCTCATAAAGATTGGGCAACATCTGAAAATTCTATTTTAGTTGAATCAGATGGTAGAATTCCAGCACATGATGGAGTTTTCTTTTTGCAGGGGCAGGAATTTAATCAAGGGGAGTTTTACTCTTGGAGTGAAGAATCTGTTATGCAAGCTATGGACTCTGCAATTAAAAAATATCGAGTTTCTAATATTGCTGGAATTGAACTTGGCAAAAAACTCTCTTATAAAAATACAACAGAAATTATTTTAGACAAAGTTTTCTCTTGATTTCTAATTTAAATTATATTAATATATTATATGACAGAAAATAAAACTACAAACTATTTAAATAGTCTTTTATATACAGATGGAAGCTGCTGTTTTAATGGGGATTTTAAGATTAACACTCTTGAAGATTATTATGAAGCTATTATGATTGTTCCTGGCTCTGAAAAAACAGAAATTAGCATCACTGCTTCTAATAATCTTCTTGATGTAGTAAGCTCTAATGCTTCTTATCCTTATAAATATCAGATTAAGCTTTATAAAACAGTTGATATTGAAAAGATTTCATCTTCTCTAGATAAGGGAGTCTTGAAAATTAAACTTCCTAAACTAAAAGCTCAAGTTGCTGATAGGATTAGAATTCCAGTATCTTAAAAAGATAAAAATAGAATAAATAAAAAACAGGTAGTGAAAACTACCTGTTTTTTTATTATATAATTATTAAATCTTTTGCTGACACTTTATTCGTGGATATTTTGATGGGGGATGGCCATATTTATGTTAAAAATAATATTTTTCAATTTGGAATAATGAGTTCTAAGTTATTCTGTGAAGGATTAAAACTTCATTTTGAAAAAAAGGTTTTATATTTCATTGGGATTCACCTTGTTCAAAAGCTTCTAGAATAAGGTGTTGTTCAAAAAAGACTATAATTAATTTAAGAAATTATCTATATGATAATTCTGGAATTTTTCTATTAAGAAAGTACAATAAAATAAAGGAGGTTTAATTGCCAATCTATATTTACCACAATGAATCAACAAATGAATATCGCGAAATTCTTCAAGGTATGAATGAAACTCACGAATATTTTGGAGAAACAGATGAATTTAATGAGTCTTGGCAGCGTGTTTTTACTATTCCTAATGCATCTATTGATACTCACATTGATCCATTTAGCTCTACTCAATTTGTGGACCGTACAGGCTCTAAGAAGGGTTCCTATGGGGATATGCTTGACTATAGTTCAGAGATGAGCCAGAGACGCGCAGATCAAGCGGGAGGAGTTGATCCTGTAAAAGAGAAGTACTTTAAGGACTATTCAAAAAAGAGAAAAGGAGCTAAACACTTTGAACAAATGAAAACATTTGAGAGCAAAGGAGTTGATGTTAAGTATTAAAAAGTAGATAAGAAAATTCTTCCCCACCCACTTCCAGCAGTTCCAGTGCAAATATAAAGACCAGATCCACTAACTGCCATTTCTCCAAATTTTCCAGTTTGAGTGGAAAGTCCAGCAAATTTTGGAAGAGAGAAGTAAGTTCCACTAGCAAAATCTAATGTGCAAGCATATGGTGCTCTGGAAGAGTGAGTTCTATCTTGACCATCAGCTATGACTGTAGATCCAGTATGAGATTTTGGAATTTGAGCGCTTCTTCCTCCTAAAATACTTGAGTACTCTCCACTATTAAAGTGATTTGTTCCCCCTAAAATACATGAGTAATTTCCACTAATACTATTTCCAGATCCGCCACCAATGAATGAATATTCGCCACCACTAATTTGATTAGCATATCCTCCTAATATTGAAGAGTAAACTCCACTAGAACTATTCATCGATCCTGCTCCTATAATGCTATAATTTCCATATTTAATAGTATTGCTATCGCCACCTAAAATTGTAGAATAATCTCCACTAACTATATTTCCATATCCAGCACCAATAAAAGAATAAGTAGATGTAGCTTCATTAGCGGCACCACCAGCTATTGTTGAGCTTTCTCCAGAAATTTTATTAAATGTTCCTCCTATAATAGATGAATAATCTTTTTTAATTTCATTAAGACCTCCACCACCAATTATAGAATAATTTCCAGTTATTTTATTAGAATTTCCACCACCAATTGTAGAATAATTTCCAGTTATTTTATTAGAATTTCCTGCTCCAATTGATGAATTAGTTCCACTAATCATGTTACCAGATCCACCTAATATACTCGAATATCTTCCAGACGCACTATTATTTATACCGCCAAAAATTGATGAATAATCGCTATTTTTAATAATAGTATTTTGAGTTCCACCTCCAACTATAGAATAATTAGAAGAAACTGTATTAATTGTTCCGCCAATAATATTAGAATATGATCCACTAGCCGTATTATTTGCGCCTCCACCAATTAATGAATAATCCCCAAATGCATAATTTTGAAAACCATTAAATATTGAAGAGTAAATTCCATTTGATTTACTTTCAAATCCATTTGCTATGATAGAATAATCTCCTATAGATTGGTTTGTTTCACCATTTAATACTGTTGAATAAAGTCCAGACGATGTATTTCCATTTCCAGCCCCAATAAATGAATTATTTCCAATACTAATATTATTTTGTCCACATCCAATAAATGAATAATTTCCACTAGCTTTATTATTATATCCAGCTGATACTGATGCGTAATTTCCACTAGCATAATTTTGATATCCTCCATTTACGCTAGAATATAATCCTTTTGCATAATTAGTCCATCCACCACCTACTGAGGCGTAATTTCCACTAGCTGTATTTTTATAGCCTCCTAAAACTGAAGCTCCAACTCCTATGGTAGCATTTTGATATCCAGCCCCAATGAAAGCGTACTGACCACTAGTAGAATTTTGATATCCTCCAACAGCAGATGAATAGTCTCCATTAGCAATATTACCATTTCCAGCACCTACAAAAGCATTAGCGCCAGTAGCAATATTATTTTGCCCGCCACCAATAAAAGAATACGCCCCATTTGATTTATTATTCTGCCCTCCACCAACAGAAGCATTAGCTCCATAAGTAGTATTAGATGTTCCTCCTCCAATAAAAGAATAAGAATTAGTTGTTGAATTTCCTGTTCCGCCAGCGATTGTTGAGTGATTTCCAGATGCAGTATTATTTTCTCCACCGCCAATTGTTGAATAAAGTCCTGCTGTAGTATTTAGATTTCCAGCACTAATACTAGAGCCAATACTACTAGCAATATTATTAGCTCCTCCTCCGATAAATGAATAATCTGCATTAATAGTATTTGCTGCGCCTCCTGCAATTATCGAATAATTTGCATTAATAGTATTAGAATCTCCTCCTGCAATTAAAGAACTAGTAATAGTATTCTGAATATTATTACTAGTACCCCCTCCAATATAACAATAATCTGATGATGATGCAATTGTATTACTAGCTCCACATGAAATATATGATGCTGGATTACTAGAGCTATTCCCATTTGCAGTATTAACTATTTGATCAGTGAAAGTTTTTATTCCAGCAATAGTTTGATTTCCAGTTGTGACCACAACATTTGATGTGTTGATGTTAATTTGATCTGCTGAAACTGTTATTCCGTAACCCGTTCCAATATTAAATGTAAGATCCCCAGTTAATTGTCCTCCTCCAACTAATCCGCTACCAGCACTTAGGTTTCTATCTGCGCGAACTGCATGACTAGTAGTGGAGGCTTGAGTGTTTAAAGATAATGCTGAATCAAATGTTTTAAGTCCGCTAATAGTTTGATTTCCAGTTTTAGCAACAACTCCTCCCGATTCCCAATCAACTGGATTATTACCACCAAGAGTGATTGCATTAGCGCCACTTTGATTTAAAACAAATGGATATGTTGCACTGACTTGTGTTGGACCTAAGTTCATAATAATTTTTACACGTTTATTCTAAAGATTGCCAATTAATATTTATACTTGACCATATATTAGATATAGCACTCCAAATAGATGGAAACTTTGTGGTTTTTCTATCAATGTAAAATCCAGCTGAATCATTTGTTTCTACTGAAAATGATGCTGTAAAATTTAAAACATCATTCACAGTCATTGAATAATTAAAATTATCAAGTTTAGCATTTGTTATGCTATAAAATCCAGTAGCTAATTTTGATGAGTCTGAAAATGATATATCAAAATTATAACCACTTTCATTGTATAGCATTCCACTTAAAAATCCGCTAGAGAATCCAGAAACTTGTGCGGATAAATTTACTGATCCATTAATTGGATACTCTAGTTTTCTATTATAAACGTAATTGCTTCCTAGTCCATAAAGTGGAGTTCTTGGAAGATCAAAATTTAAAGATAAATTTTGTAATATAGGTTTTGATGCAGCCGATAAAGCGACTCCTCCAACTTGTAAATTTTGCAGAGAGAATGTGCAATAAGATGGAATTGTAACTGGAGGATCATATTCTGTTTTACCATTATCCTGTCCAGTAATATAACTTCCAGTTAGAGAAGAATAAAATCCAGATAAATTCAATGAACCAGCATTAATTGAATTTCCACTAATGCTATTAATAGCTGGAATAGTGATTGAGTTTCCAGTTAAAACATCAAATTTCATATTAGAAGCTTCAAATCCAACTGAAACTTTTGGTATTTCATTCAAATTAAAAGATACGCTATATTTATTTAAATAACAATTTCCAAAAGATAAAACATTAAATCCACTATAACTAGTGTTTGTGATGATTGGATTTTTAGGCTTTTCAAATGCATCTCTAAGATCTTCTGGATCAACAACAATATAAAAATTATTATTAGTATTTTTTATATTAGTAAATGCTCCTAAATTAGAAGCAGTTTTTGTCTGAAAATTCATTGCTAGCTCATTGCTAATATAGGGCGATAAATAATAATCAAAAGATAGTTCTATATTTGGCGCTCTTACTAGATCATTGACAGAGTAGTTTTGTCTTCCAATCTGTTTTAATTTTTGCCTCTCATTGCTAACTGAAAAATTGCAATTCTGAACCAATGAAAATAATCGTCCAGAATCATTACCAGTCTTCCACGCTGGAGACTGACCAATAGCTACAAATGCTGAATTGCTTTTTAAAATTGTTTTATTCATGAGCCTGTTGGTACTATTCCTAATGGATCTTCAATTAATGAAACTTCTAAATCGTGAGAATCAGCATAATTCCAAGTGTGACTCCAAGACGGCGAATAGAATACTTTCAATTTATTATACACTGATGGAGGATCACTGTAGAATCTGCGATATCCGCCTTTATTTTCTAAAAAATGAAGAATAGCTTTAGCTTTTTTAGTAGAAGCTTTCTCAAACTTATAAGAAAAATCTGTTGTTGCTATGTTTGTTCTAGTTTTCATTCGCTGAACAAATGAATTTTTAAATTCAATTTTATCTACCTTTAATGCTACTTCATTTTGAAGTCCAACATCTGGTTCAAAAAAGAAATATTTTGTCCATTTTGTTGCGCTTCCAGTTGGTCCATCAAGACTACGGTTTGTTCCTGTATGATTTCCAGAACAATAGTAATAATTATCTAATTTATTTGAAGAGACGCCAGAATAAACTATATCATATTTTTCATAATATTTCCCCGACTGCCAAGTTGTTAGAGGAGAGTTTACAAATGTCATTCCAGACCAGTTCAGTAAATTTGGAGCTTCATTAACTTGAAAAGCTAAATTAACCTCATAATGATTTTTATTTATATGATTTATAGAATAGTTATCAATTACTCCAGAAATTGTTTTATAAAAACTAGATGGATCTGAAAATGGAAGCAAATCTGTGCCATTTTTGCTTTCAACATAGTTGATTAGTTGTTTGGAATTAGTTTCATTCAATTGATATTTTAATTGATATTCAGCATTTAAACTATTAATAGACAAAGGAATTAAATTATAATATCCATTGTGAGTTTCATATGAATAGTATGTGCTTTTAAAATTAATTCTAGATCCGTAGCTTGGATTAAAAACTAAACTAGTAATTGCAGTGACTCCACTAATATTAGAATCTCTATTATAAAAAGCACTCATGAATGACCAATATAGTTTAATGTTAATTTTACACCACCATCAGCACTGCTAGACAAACTTTCGCCAACTAATGATGCTTTTGGTATAGTTAATGTTTGAATAGTATTAGTTAATGTTTTATCTTTAATAGAGAAAGAAACTGTTTTATTTTCGCGAGCAGATAAAAAATTAAAAGAATTTTGCAAAAAAGCATCGTCAACATCAATTTGCACAGATGCTGAGTATTCAATATTTTTAAAAGTAACTACTTCAAATGGATATTTACTTCCTATAGTATAAATTGGCTTTCTAGTTATTTTTATAGAGTAATCAAAACCAACTACTCTATTAGTTGTTGAATTGTCGCAAGATAAAGATATGCTTCCTTGATTTGGAATAGAAATTGCAGGAGGTTCAAAAGTATATGATGGCACTGCTTGACTTGTGAGTTCATCAAAAATAATAAAATTACTAGATACTTTTGGTATAGATCCAACCGCGCAATTAACCATGTACTCTGTTAAATATCCTGAAGAAAAACCATAAGCTTGATTATTATTAGTAAAATGAATTTTTCCATTAATTGCTGGAGATCCCGTATACTGTAAAATTGGATCAATATAAATTAAACTTCTACTAATTGATAATTGAGCAGATGTTGGGCCATTAATTGTGGTGAATGAAGATTCTCTTCCAAGAATTTTAGAATTATTAGATGGATTACTATACGACAAATCAAGACTATCAATGCCCAAAATTTCTCGATCATTAATAGAAAATCTATTTTCGTAGTTGCTAGTAGAATTAAACATGTTACATTCCTCTTCTTAATTGACCGCCAAGACGTTTTTCCTCTTGAATAACTTTTAAAACAGCATCTCTGATTTGGCGCGAAAGTTGTTGATTTGCTCCTTGAGTTTGACCAGAGGAGTTTTCTGAACTTTTTCCAGAGGATCCATCCACATTAATAGTGATTGAACCTGTGGATTTTTCAGTCGTTCCAATGAGTTCATCAAATTTAGAAATTAATTTGTTATTTAAATCTTTTGAAGCTTCTTCGCTCATTGGTTTAGAAGCTCCAGCATTCATAGCTTGCAAGTTTCCAGGTCCAATATTTTGAGCAGCAGCACGATTCATAACGAATTCTCCACCAGAAAGCATTGTTGGAATTGTATCTATTCCTGCTGTTTCAGAAATGGATCCCCCAACTGCTCTTGTTGTTATACGAAATGGATTATATGGATCTTCACTATTAGGATTAGTTAAATCTATTGCTGTACCATAACTCATTCCAGGTCCAGATGCTCCAAGTTCAGGAGTCAATCCCATCGGAAATAACCCTCCTGCATAAGTTTCAGATGAGCCTCCTAAAGGAAAGCTCGGTTGGGCTATATTATTACCAATATTAACATTGCTAGAATTTTGAACTGGCCCTATAAAACCTTTGCTAGTGATACTTCCAGCCATTTGGCTAGCTTTAGTAACATATCCAGATTTAGAGAACATGTTAAATAGTCCTCCATAGTTATTTCCTTGCAAACCAGAAACTCCTCCTCCTGTAAACATTCCTCCCACTCCAGATCCTACATTTTTTCCAAAAGTGCCTCCAGCAAGTTTAGATGTTGAGTAAGCATTGCTAAACCCACTAGTTGCTGCTCCTATTAATGCTGATCCAGCTATAGAAATTCCTGCCATAATCAAAGCATTTTTAATAGCTTTTTTTCTAGCTTTTTTCTCTTCTTCTTCTTGTCTTTTTAATTCAGCAGCTTTTTTCATTTCATCAATGTAGATTCCAAAGATTTGTTTTCTAACATCTTTGGCTCTTTGAGCTTGTGGACTATTTCTTCTGCCAAAATTAGTTAATCGAACACTCTCTGGTTCTAAAGAAACTGATGCAAATCCATCTCCAGAACGAATTTTATCTTTTTTTCCGCTAGTAGATTCTTGAGTTGCAAAAGCTAATAAATCATCATCAGTAGTCATTTGTTTCACGCCATAAGTTCCAGGAGTAAAATAGTCTTTTACTTTTCCGCCTTTAGCATATCCATTTAAATTTCCAGAATTGATAGCTTCTAAGAATTTTGGTCCATATTTATTAACTGATTTTTTATTAATGATGTACTCTCCGCCCATGAGCATTGCTGGAACGTCATCCTTGCTTCCGCTTCCTCCAGAAACGGCTCCTCCAGAAGCTCCTGTGGAAATTTGATTGCCCTGTCCAAACATTCCACCAATTCCGCCAAATAATGAACCAGTAAGATTTCTCAACGAAGTTCTCATGAGTTCTCTGGAGAAATCTAACACAGCAGAAGTTAAAACATCTTTTAGTCCTTTGCCAGTTTCTATAGCTTGAACAATGCCATCAATCATTGTGTCTCTGAATTTGACAGCGCCCTCAACAAGAGTGTTGTTTAATTTATTGATTTGATCTTGTGGCGAAGTGGCAAAAGCTTCTTTGAGTTTTTGACTCAAAGATTTATTAACTTCTAAGCGTTGTTTTTCAAGCTCAAGAATTCTAGCTTCTTGATCCTCTGATAGTGTTTGAGTATCAACGCTCTCTTGTTTAATAGCAAGAATTTTTTTATTTATTTCAATATCGTATTCTATTGATGTTTTATCTCCCGCAGATCCTGCTAATGCTAATCTTCTTTGATCAGATCTCGCTGCTTCATTAGCATAAGCTTGAGAAATTCCAGATGAACTAGTGCCAGCAGATTTCATTTCAGCATTAAATTTGTCTTTTGATGCTTTATCTAATAATCCAGAGCCACTAGTAGTTGATAAAAATTCAAATTTAGCTTGTTCTATAGCTGCATCTAAACCATCATTTAAATCAATAACATAGTCTGAGAATTTTTTAACTACTAGCGGTAATTTAGATTTTGCAAGCTCATCTGAGGCGGCAGCAATACTTCCAGCTGTATTTGCATCAAATTGTTTCAATTCAGCTATTGTAGTATCTATAGCACTTGCATATTCAGGATATTTGTCTCTATTAAAAACTACTCCTGTTGGAATCTTAGCTTTATTTTGAAGTTCAGATATATTTTTTGATGATTCAATTGATTTTTGTAAATTTGCAAAATCAGTGTCGTTAAGACTTAAACTGTTAGCTTGATTTATTAATCCAGTTTTAGCATTATTGAATTTTTTTTGAGCCTCAAGTGGAGATTGAGTTTGCAATAATTCATATTTTTTTTGTGCAATTTGAGCAGCTTGTGCGCGAGCAGCTACTGTATTTTGCGGCTGATTAAGTTCCAGTCTTCTTATTTCTTTTTCAATTTCATTAGTTTTGATTGTTGCTGTTAAATCAATCTGAAAATTTTTCATTGTCAATAAATGACTTGTTGACTGTATAATTTCATTAATCGCTTGTTTAGTTTTTAAAGTTGCAACAGTTCTACCATTTTCTGCTTCTAGAATAGCTTTAGCAATCTTACTTACCTTTGTGTCTAGCTCTAATGCTTTTTTCTTTTCCTCTGCTGTTTTAGCCACAATTTCTGGAATAGTTCCTTGAGCTTTTAAAGATTCTTCAGTAATATTTTTAATATCTTCTGCTGTTATTCTATCTTTATCTGCTAATTGATTAATTAGTGTTTTTAAAGTAATTCTTTTTTCATCAGATATCTGTTGAGCATCCATGGTATCAACTATAGCACTTAAAGCATCACGATGTAAATCCTCTAGTTTTAAATCTTCAGATTTTAAAGCTATCTTATACTGTAGTATATTAATCTGAGACTCAGATAATGCACCTAACTCCTTACCCTTTTGTAATGCTTGAGTATCAAGGTCTTCTTCAACTCTTTTTGCTTCAGCTTTAGCTTTAGCAATTTTTATAATTGAATTTAATTCTTGTTTATATACTTCAGCTGGAACTCTAGAAATAGCCATCTGGTTTTCTGAATCTTTAGCATTTGTTTCAGTTTTAACTTTAGACGCAAAATTCATAATATTTTTATTAATTGCGTCGTCATTTCGCATTCCAGCGTCTTGGAATTTTTTTCTCAATTCATATAAAGGCTCATATAAAAGCCCATTTGAATTTTTTAAATTATTTTCAATAGTGGTTGGATTTTCAGATAATGCTTTATAAATTTCAGAAGATTTATCTATACTATTAAATATTTCATCTGGAACTTTATTTATTGCTTCAATAAAAGTTGCTACCGATATTGAAAAATCATCAACTTCACTATCTGTAAGACCATTTTCAGCTGACTTTTTTAATATATCAGCCAAATCAGGACCAAAAGCTCCAGCGCCTAAACCCTTTGCATATATTTCTTTTACAGCTTTTAATTGTGGAGTATCTCCAAAGATTTTATAACCACCATCTGTTTTATTTTCCCCCATCATAGCTTCAACCTGTATTGAAGCTCTTTTTCTTATGTCATCTTGCGCTGTTTTTGCATAATCTTCTAATTTTCCAGAAGATTGCGAAGCTGCTCTATCAACTCTTTCTAAACTTTTAGCAGCAACTGTATTTGCTCCACTAGTTTCATTCATGTAGTCTACAAAAGCATTAGTAGCTGCTGTTGCTGCTCCTAAAGCTAAAGCATATGGGCCAAGAGCTTTTGTAGCTCCACCTATTAATCCGCCCATACCTTGCAATCCTTGAAGAGCAAATGCCCCCGTAGTTAAAGAGCTTAAACCACTAGTTATAACCCTTAATGCTACACCCATTTCTCCAGAAACTTCACCAACAACTCCTTGTAAAACTGATAATGCACCTTGAATTGCAAAAATAGTTCCAAGCATTCTTTCACCACTCACTTGAGAATTTTTATTGCTAGAAGTATCAACGTTTACTTTTGGATATTGTGTAATTGATCTTGCAGTAGATTTTGGTAGGGGAAGTTTTGCTGCTGCTTGGGAAGCAGCACTAATAACAACACTAGATGCAGCAGCAGCAGCAGCAGCAGTATTTACTGCTGGTTGATTTATTGATGCCTGATTACTAGTAATTGAGTTTCCTTGAGTTTGAAATGATCCAATATTAGCATAGTTTGGCACAAAACCTCTAGCTGCTCCATACGTCATTGGATTAGATCCCTCTTTACGCGCTCTAGCAATGCCCTGTGAGCCTCCCATTGGTTCATCTATACGATTAGCCACCATGAGTCCATTAGGATTCATAGCGCTCTTTAATGATGAATTCTGGTCGATGTAAATTTGAGAAGCTGGAACTCCAGCGCTCATTTCCCTGCCAATAGCAGCTTGGACTGGATCTGCAAAGTTTGGTAAAAATCCATTAGCGCTAGATTTTTTAGTTGTAGCTTTAACAACTAATTTTGCTAATTTATCTTGAAGACTTTTAGCAACTTTTAAACCATATTCCTCTGCTTCTTGAACAAACTTTAAAGCATTTGGACCAGCAAAAGCTGCTGAATAAAGTGCGCTATCTTTAATAGCTTTGAAAATGCTTGGAGTTTCAACTCCATAGTCAGAGTCTCCTAAAACTAAATCTGTAAAAAATTTCTCTGGAAGAGTTTTAAACAAATCTCCTATAAGTCCAGAGGCGCTTCTATATTTTTGAGCTTTAGCAGATCTTTCTCTTTGCCTTCTTTGATACTCTGCACTTTTTGGCATTGGCACCATGGATACAGGAGGCATGGATGAGTTTGCAAAGTTTGGAATGAAACCTCTAGCAGAAGTTTTAGTAGTATTTCCTCTAGTAGCTTGTTTATCTCGATATGCTTTAATTTTTGCAGCCATGCTACTTAAATTTAAATCGCTCAAATCATTTTTAAAATCAGCAGCTAGCATCTCTGGATTTATATTATTAGCGATAGAAGCTTTTAATATTCCACCCCTTTCCATAGATCCAACAAATGAATTTAACTTGGATCTATTTGGTAAATCAAGTGTTTGATTATTATTTGGCGGCACTTGCATAGCCGACTGAAATACGCTTTCAAAAACTGTTCCAAAAGCAGCTTCAATAGTTCCAGGATTTAGATGGCTTTTTATTCCTGCTGCAAATCTCTCTTCTTGTATGATATCAGGATTAAATCCTAAATTTTTAGCATAATTCATTCCAGCATTAATAATTCCCTTTTCAATTTCAGGATACAAGTCATCTGATGGTTTACCAATAATTGGAATGCCCTTTACAACTTCGTTTTGACTTCCAACTAAAAATGATGAGACTGAACCTTTTGAATTTGATGGATAAATCATTCCAAATTCAGCTACAGCCCCACTTGTATCTGCGCGTCTTTTAGTTACACTCTCTTGTTTATTAGATTTATAATCGTTTCTATTTTGAGCAGAATTTTCTGCTATATAAAGATCAAGCGCTTGTGATATTTTAATAGCTTCTGTTTTATTAGGACTAGTTCCCTTTTGTCCGCTAGCATTTTTTACAAAATCATATGGTTTACCATTTTTCAATGGGCTATCCCAAGCATTATAAGCAGCTTCTCTTTGACTGATTGCAAAATTTGGAATAAAACCATTAGCCGCACGTAATTTAGATCCTAATGGCATTACAACTTTAAAATTACCACCTAACTTATTTTTTCTGATTTCATCTTTTAAGCCATTTTTAGTATTATGAGTTTCTAAATAAATATTAGCTACTTTTTTCATCAAGTCTTTAGAGCTTTGAATTACTCTAGTTTTTACTTCTTCTCCAGAAGTTAAATCTACAAAAGCATTTCCTTGAGTAATTGTGGTATTTAGTAATTTTGCCGCATCAACTTCTCCAAGTATTCCTTGAATGGCACTTCTAATATTTGTCCAGTTAGAGTTTTTATCTACATCAGACTTATTTGGATCAGCATTTATTATTGATGTTTTTAATTTTGTTATTGCATTTTTATCAACTCCGTCATCTTCAAAACCTTTAATAACTTTATCAAAATATTCTTGATTTATTTTTTTTCCAGTACTTTTTCCATATACAGGCAAAATTGATTGAGCCATTGATTGAGCCATTGATTGAGCAGCAGCATTATAATGACCAATGGATTTTTTTTGTCTAATAATTTCTATAGAAGTTTGAAAATCATCATTTAAATCTGCTTTACCCATATTTTTAAACTTAGGTAATTGTTGCACTTCAAATGTTTTACTTTCAATAATTTCGTTAGCAAAATTTGGAACAAAACCTCCAGCAGAATTAATTTTTTGCGCTCCAACAGGCATTCCCATTTTTCTCACCATGTCTCTATTGAAGATAGCGCTCCCGCCGCTTCCATTAAAGTTTGGGACAATGTGTTCTCCAGAGTTTGCAACCATGGTTCCACGCTTGCCCCCTCCAAAGTTGAAGTTTGGAATGACTACTGGCTTGTCTGAAGGCTTAGCCCCACCAACTCCACGCTTCACGCTAGAGGCTTCTTCCGCAACTGCTGGCATGTATCCATCAGCAGCTTTTGGAACGCGCAAGCCTTGTCCTGTTGATCTTACGCCACCTCCATATAAACCAGGAGCAATTGCTGCTGATGTGCTCGCAATTCTTCTAAGCATCGCTTCTTGAGCAATAATCTCAGCGCTGATAATTCTTAACTGTGCTGCTCGATCTCCCTCAACAGCTAACAAGCGTTGTTGTAAAGAAACATTTGTAGACAATGCTTGAGCAACAGATTTTTCAACATCTGCAATTTGCTTGGCAGCTTGACCAATGCCAAAAAAACTTTTTAAACTAGAAAATCCAAACTGAACAAGATCTCTTGATAGTTTAAGAATGATAGCTCCAAATAGTGCTAGTCCTGGCCCAGAGATTAAATTACCAATACCAGCAACTAATCCTTTAAAAAATTTACCAATTCCACTATCCTCTTGTAAAACTTTTTGAATACCATCTAAAAGCCAAGTAAAGAAATTTAAAATATTTTTTAAATTATCAGTTACTCCTAGCGAGCCAAGAGTAGCTCCTAACTGTTCAGCACTCACTGAAACTCTATTCAAGATGCTCTCTAGAGTGTTATTTAAAGCTGCATTTTTTTGATAAGCTTGATCAGCTGCTTCTGCTGATACTTTAATAGCTCCTGTATACTTAGACTGTTCACTAGATAAATCTTGAAGTGCCGCAAGCAAATTTCCCAATTGATAAATACCACCCAGCTTTTCAGCAATGTCAGCTTGTCCAATTTTTGAAAAATCGTTAAATTTTGCAGCTAATCCCTCCATGATTGCAGTAGCTGGAAGAACCTTTCCCTCTAAATCAGTAACTCCAATGCCTAAATCGCTTAAATACTCAAGAGTTGTTTTATCTTGAAGTCTAGCAAAAATAGTTTTGAAAGAGTTACCAATAACTGCACCACCTCTAGCAGTCTTTTCTTGTACAGCAGTAATCAAAGCTGCAAGTTCATCAAAAGAAACTCCAGCTTGTTGAGCCGTAGATCCTGCTCTTTTAATGCCTTCAATAAGATCTTTTTCAGAAACTGCATATTTTTGAGAAACAGCAACTAATTTATTAAGAATTTCTGTAGTTGTAATACCAGTTCCAGCAAAAGAGTTGTATGCTGCGCTCAAGCCTTCTACAGCAGCAGCAGAATCTAATCCAGATAAACGAGTTAAAATTAAAGTATCATTTAATCTTTTTAAAACATCTTGTGAATTTAAACCTTGACGAGATAATTCTAAAGCTGCATCGGCAGCAACTTTGAATGATTGCCCAGCATTTTTTGCAGCTTCAAATAGTCCACTTTCAAACTCTTTAGCACTTAATCCAGCTTTATCTAAAACGCTATAAATATTTGCTAAAGAAGTCTCAACTTCTATTGTGCTAGTAATAATCCCTTTAAATGCTTTAGCAACATTATTAATAATGCCAACAGATGCTCCGAATGCGAAAACGCGAGCATTCGCAGCTTCCATTGATTTTGTGAATTGATCAGCTTGACCAGTGATTCTTCCTAGTGGTTGAGATAGTGAGGCAATTTGTTTGCCGCTAGTTCCCAAATTAATCACAGCGCCTTTGCCAGCATTTCTCATTGCCGCTTGAATGCTCGCTTCTAAACCTGTTTGTACTACTGGAAGTTGTAATGCCATTGTCCTTGCTCCTTTAAGAGCTTTACACTAAAAAATCCTAACCATCCATCAATTTCATCATTTGTTCCATATTAAGACTTCCTCCATTGTTCTTGATTGCGTCTTCTAAAGAAATGGTGCGAGCATTAGGATCTATTTGTTTTAAATCTTCTTTAGTAGCGCCAAAAATTACTGTGGATTCAGATTCTTTAGCTTGTCGTTTTGTTGACTGTTTATTGCCGCCTTTTTTGCTCTCTGAAAATCTTAAAATTGCAGATGGATCTTTTTTAATAGTGTCTGGAATGTCTTCATTATATTGAAATATGTTAAAAAACACTCTAGCATACAATGCTAGTTTTAATTGAAAAATTGATAGTTGAATAATTGGTTTGCCATAAAATGCTGACAAATCTTCAGTCTGAGAGAGATACATGTTAAAGAAATCTCTTAAAACACAGTGTTGAATATTATCTTCGTTTAAACGATGATTTGAAGATGAGTATACTTTGATTAAATAGTTGATGTTATAGTCTTCTAATTCATCAAATTCCTCTTGAGAAAACAAATGCTCTTTTAAACTCTCATCTTTAAATAAAATGTATCTTATAAATTCTTCATTTGTGCGATTAGAAGCGTAAGATTCGGCAGTAGTTCCAGCAACCTCTCGTTTTGTAGATTGTAATTTATTTAATTCGTTAGTTTTTGAAGCTATATTTTTGCCAACTTTATCTTTTTGAGACTGCAAATAAAGATTTTTTTGAGTCTCTTTTAAAGCGCTAATGTCAACTTCTAAATTAGCAATTTTTAAATCATCATCATCAGACCATAAGTTGTCATTTTTTAGTCTAGCTAAAATTGTTTTTTCGTCGGGAATTCCTTTTTTTAAAGCGATGGATTTGTATTTATCATAATAACGATGAATATACCTTTGATCTCTAATAGAGAAATGCTTCAAGTACGCTGGTTTCCCAGCGTACTCAAATTCAGTACAACCATCAAAGATTTCTCCAACTATAGAGATATACTCTTCTTCACTCACAGTTCATTAGTTTCGAGTCGTTTCATCAATCCATCAAAAGAGTCTTTATCAGAGGTTTGGTTGAAGAACCAGAAAGCTAAAACTGTTGCAGCCTTTTTAGTAATTAAGAAATATAGAGGATCTTCGCCCTCTTCTCTCTTGTAATACTCTTCCATCTTGTCCTCAAATGATCCTTTTCCAAAAAATGGTTTAGGATTTTCATCAGTCTCTTCTTGAATGTGAGTCAACATGATTACATACCAGAGAATGAGTCGATTCTGCGCTCTAACATCTGCTGTATGATCAAACAAAGATTGATAGTTGCTTTCAAACTCTACAATTTGACGGCGAACTTTCACAAGCTCAGTGGAAATTTCTTCTACTCTTTCTTTTTGTTTGTCAGTTTTATTTTGAACAATCTCTAAGCGAGAGTATTCATTTTGCAAATCAAAAATCTTTTTATAAGAGTCTACCAATGATTGAGCGTCATCTTCGCTCATCAAACCGCCAGTGTCGCTATACTTCTTAGCCAACATAGCTTTTGTTAAGATGCCCTTCTTAACGCATCGACTCATTTCAACACTAAACTCCAACTCGGCTTCTTCCAATTCTCTACGAGAAGGACGCTTTAGTTTAATAATCACTGGAACTTTTTCCTTGACTGTTTTTTTAGTGATAGTTTCTTCACCAGTTTTCTTGTCCTTCTTGGAAGACTCGATTACTTTTTCCACTTCTTTATCTACTGTAAAATTGTATAGTTCTTTAAAATCCATATGCCTTAATATATTTTAATTTTTAAATACAAAAGTTACAGTATATTTTTCATATTCGTCAGAAAAATCTCTAATAGCTTCATTTCCAATGTCTAAAACTCTTTTGCGCAATCGAGTAGATTTATCATCTGTTAAATAATTTGCCGCATAAATTACATTATGATGCTCAATTGGTAGAACATCTAATATTTTTCTAAATTGCAAGTCATGTTCAAACTTTAAATCTTCAATGATGACTAGCATATCTTTAAATAAGCTAGACATTGACCTTTTACACCTATCCTCTAAAGAATTTTTAGCATTCATCCTGATACCTTTATATATAATACTTTTTAAAGTGTAAATTTCAATATGGCAAGTTTCATTAATGCATCAAAACAAGCAGCAATAAATAATATTTATAATAATCTTCATGATACTTTTTCAAGAACCATTGTTGTTTATAAAAATGCTCAAAAATTAGCGCCAACAGCTAATGCTAAATTTAACGGTATTTATGGCAATGCTGGCAAAACTACTAGCATTGTGAATCAAGAAGTTAGTCAAACTATTCAAGCAAGAATTTATTATACAAATTTAAAAGAAGAAATTTTGTCAGATCCAAACTCTCCAGCTAGTAAAATCATACTACCACAAGGATCTGTTAAAATTGTTGTGGATTTAGCAAGTGCTGATTTTATAAAAGAAGCTCGTCGAGTAGAAGTTGATGGTAAAATATTCGCTATCATTAGTGAATGGAGTCCAATTCGTTTATTTGATAATTTATATTACGAGTTTTACTTGAGTCCAATTGATGCTTGATTATGAAACTTCCAAAAGATGTACAAAGCATAATAGATGCTCAAGCTCCAAAACTCTTGCGAGTAGCTTTTGAAAAAACTTTTCAAGAAAAATTTGAAACTTTAAAAGATAAAATGATTGAAGAGTTTTTAAATCATCCAATCTCTCAAGAAATTTCAAATGGTCCACAAGCATCAAATTCTAGTGGTTCTCTTGGCGGATATGGCAATTTATTTTCATTTATTGGATTTGAAGATGGAGATGAACCCATCAAGCCAATTTTAGAAAAACTACAAGCAACAAATTTTAAATACTCTGGAGATGTTGCTTCTGGAGTTAAATTTTCGATACTTCTTCCAACAGCCAAGGAAATTTTTGAAGTTACTCCTATGCCATGGGCATCTGGCAGAAGCTGGGCGCAAGGAATCGAAACTGGCATTTCTGGACTAGGATTTTATTTAAATTTAAAAAGTAAAAATAGTAGATCTGGCGCGGGAATCCAAACTAGTGTAAAAACTAGTAGTAAAACATTTAAAAATCAACAATACATATCTCTTTTGATTAATAAATACTCTAACTTATTCGCTCAATTAAAATGATAGAACAATTCCAACACAGAGCCACGACTTCTTTTTTATTATGGTTTGACAATTACTTGTTGCGCAAAGGAGAAGCATTTTCCAATCAAACTGGAAATTTTTTCAATTATTCTGATGATCGATTAGACGCTAGATACAAAGCTTATGGCAGCGCTTATAAACAATGGGTCACAGATTCTTCCATCACAAATGCAATAGTTCCTAGTGGAATTTATATTAGCGGATCTTTCGTTCCAAGAAGCGACTCTTTGATTATTGATTTTGAAAATGGAAGAGTTTTAGCTAGTGGAGTCTCGACTTCCGCTCCAATCACAGGATCATTTTCAGTCAAAGATTTTAACGTTTATTTTACTAATGAGTCTGAGGACGATTTGATTGTAGAGAGAAAGTATATTCAAAACTCTAGAATTTCTAGCCCTGATGAAAATTATATATCTCCATATGATCAAGTGGTGCCTGCTATTTTCTTGTCTAGCGATTCTATGAAAAATGATGGATTCGCATTTGGTGGTATGGACACTACTAAAATAAATATGAAAGCTGTAATTTTAGCTGAAAATGCTTATCAACTTGATGGAGTTTTATCTATTTTTGCAGATTCATACAACGAGAACTTTTGTAACATTCCATTTTCTGGACATCCTCAAACAGAATATGGAGATTTAAAAAATGGATCTTATTCTTATTCAACTTTAAAGTCAACTTATAGCTCTAATACTTCATTTTTTATTAATAGTGTAAATGCTTCCAAATTAACTGATAAAGCTAGAACAACTTTAACAGACAACTTATATGTTGGATTTTTAGACTTTGAAATACACCAACAAAGATATCCAAGACAATAAAAAATTCTCTTTTATAGGGAAAAACTGTAAATGAAACGAACCCAATTAAACCTATTTAACTACCATGGCTAGAAATCGAGTAATTTATCAATCAGACGCATTATACGTTAGTAAAAATATCACTGGATCAGTGAGTGGCGCTCACGCTCAACTTGATCGCGTTCAAAGCGCAAACTACAGCTTCACTATTAATCGCCAAGATGTCAATCAATTTGGCGAACTGGGACGCATTGGTTATGTAGCTTTAGAACCTCCCACAGTTAATCTTGATTTAACTTACTACTTAACAGATGGAAGCAATGAAAGAGCTTTGAATTTTTATGTAAAAACTGGAACTGCTGTTGAGAAAACATTTCTTTCTGGACACATGATTTCCGACTTTAGCGGACAAAATTTTTACATCTTAACCTCTACAGAAGGAAACGATGTTAATAACACTTCTGGAGACGTAGCTGGCGCTGGAAACTACATTAAAAATGCTATCGGCATTGGTAATGCTTACATCACAAACTACACTCTTGATGCGGCAGTTGGTAATCTTCCAACAGTTTCAGTTTCATTCGAAGCTGCTAATATGAATGCTGTTACAGGTGTAACGTCTAGTCCTGGTGGATGGAGCGGATTGCAATTAGCATCAATTCAGCCAGAAAGTGGACTCTCATATTCTGGAACTGGAGTAACTCTTGGAACAGGTAAAACTTCTTTAGGAAACAGCAACATAACTGCTCTTCGACCTGGAGATATCACGTTAAATTTAACAGCTTTTGATGTTGATTTTCAAGGAGCTTTCGTAGCATTATCTAGCACAAACGCTATTCACATTCAGAGCGCATCATTAGCTATTCCTCTTGCCAGAACTCCAATTCAACGCATTGGAAGCAGGTTCGCATTTGCTAGGCCATTAGATTTGCCAGCAGCTGCAACACTTTCAGTATCTGCTATTGTTAATGAAATGACTGCGGAAAATCTTGCAGGAATTATTGATTTAACTGTTGAAAAAGATGTTACTTTAACTATTAACAATCCAACAACTGCCATTCCAGCAGTAACGTATACTCTTAAAAAGTGCCGCTTAGATAGCGAATCATTCTCTAGCAGTGTTGGTGGAAATAAAACTGTTGATCTCGTATTCTCCGCTCAATACTCTAGCTTGAATGAAACTGGAAGAGGAATTTTCATGAGCGGAGTTGGCTCAAATGTCATCTACTCTTAATAATATTAATAAAATAAACACAAACCTATTTAACTATCATGGCTAGAAATCGAGTAATTTATCAATCAGATGCCTTATATATTAGCAAAGACATCTCTTCCACGGGCAATGGACAACATGTTGAACTCGACAGAGTTCAAAGCGCAAACTATAGCTTCACTATTAATCGCCAAGACATCAATCAGTTTGGTGAACTTGGGCGCATTGGTTATGTAGCTTTAGAACCTCCAACAGTGAATCTTGACTTCTCCTACTATTTAACAGATGGAAGCAATGAGAGAGCTTTGAGTTTTTATGTACAAAACAGTGGAGTTGGATTGAGCGGAGAAAAGACTTTTCTTTCTGGTCACATGGTTTCTGATTTTAGTGGTCAGAATTTTTATATTTTGACCACTGCTGAAGGAGATGACGTTAATAATGTAGCTCCTGCGGCAGCAACAGTAACTGGGCAAACTGGTTATGGAGCTTCAGCAGCATTTATTAAAAACTTTATTGGCATTGGAAACGCTTACATCACAAACTATACTCTTGATGCGGCAGTGGGGAGTTTGCCAACAGTTTCAGTATCTTTTGAAGGTGCTAATATAAACGCTGGTACTAGCATTTACGCTATGACTGGTTTAGTTCCAACTGGAGGTGTTGGTTCTGGAGCTTTTTCTGGTTTTTATGGAATTAGTTTAGCATCTGTTAATCCAACCAACGGAGTTGCTATTAGTGGCGTTACAGCTTTAACTGGAAGTGGATTTACCCCTGGAAATGCATTTCTTCCATTTGGTAAATCTAGTTTAGGTGCAAGCGGAATCGTTGCTTTGCGCCCTGGAGATATTACATTAGATTTGTCTGCTTTTAATGATGTTGGAAGTGGAGTTTTTGTAGAATTAACTGGATCAAACGCTCTTCACATTCAGAGCGCATCATTAGCTATTCCTCTTGCCAGAACTCCAATTCAACGTCTTGGAAGCAGGTTCGCATTTGCTAGACCATTAGATTTGCCAGGAACTGCAACGCTTTCAGTTTCTGCTATAGTGAATGAAATAACTGCTGAAAATCTTGCAGGAATTATTGATTTAACTTATGAGAAAAATATCACTTTAACTATTAAAAATCCAACAATTGCAACTTCCACTCCAGCAGTAATTTATACTCTTAAAAAATGCCGCTTAGATAGTGAATCATTCTCTAGCAGCATTGGTGGAAATAAAACTGTTGATCTTGTCTTCTCCACTCAATATGCTAGTTTAAATGATACTACGCGAGGAGTTTATATGAGCGGAGTTTGCGCTGGAACTATTTTTGGTACAGGAGCTAATGGATTTTTACTCTCTACTACTGGAAGCAATGGCGCTCCAAGTGGAGCAGCAATATTCTCATACTAATAACGCTAATAAAAAAGGAGCATGGTCATCCATGCTCCTTTTTTTATGTTTTAAAATCTAGTAGCTCAAGTTGATGGACGTTTCAATTCCTCCCACTTGTAATGGCTCAGATTGATACATGTTATATTTGTGACTCATAACGTCAATTTTAGCTTGACAGTCTGTTGCCATAGACTTGTATACTTTTGCCACTTCATTTTTATTAGTGAACGATACTGAACTATTACCATCTCGCAAACTCAAAACGTCTCCTCCACTAGATGTTGATAGTATTCCTCTAAGAGCATTACGAGACTGTTTATTATAGTAACTGCACAGATACATTTCTTTGTAAATAGCGCTAGATTCCAAATCTAAAGCTGCTCCACTACCACTATAAGATGTGTTAATTAGTGAGTTTAATTGGCCAAGATTAGCATTCAACCAAGAGGAGATGTAAGACTCTGGAACGATTCCAGAATCTCCATCAAATTCAGTTTGAAAAATACCAGAACTTAAATCACTAATAGCGCTCATATAAGCATTTTACACTAAATATCATTAATAAGCTTCATTAAGTGTTTATGTTCAGGATTATTAGGATCCATGACAAAACTATTCATAGAAGTTGGCATAATGTTTCTGCGACTATTGCGAGTAGAAGCAGTGAATTCTTTTACTAAGTTTTTCTTTAAGTTTGGATAGTCGTAAAAAGGATTGATTCCAACCTTTTGAGCAAGTTTTTGCATTTCTGATACGCTCATGTCAGACAGCATTTCTTGAAAGACTTCTAGTTCATTAGTTCCAAATGGACTAATTTCAGACACTCCCAAAAGAACTTCAAGCTGTCTCATTTTTGATACAAATTCTGGAGTGTTTGTAGAATTTGAAGCTCGCATTTCATTGATTTCTTGAATCAATGTGTTGCTAGAATATTGATCTGAACCGTTAGCAACTCCATTAGCAGTTTCCATTTGATTTGTTTTAGTCATACTATATTATAAATTAAATACAGCGTTTTTAAATAAAAAGAGCCGCCCCTTTCAGGGCGGCTCAGTTTAAGAAAGATTATCTTATGATAATCCAGAGACGATTTTGCCAACAAGAGCGCGAGTGTCAAGCACCATGCGACCTTCTTCAAGACCACCAAAGTATCCAATTTTATTCTGACGAATAGAGTACTGGTCATCAGCGACGAGATTGAATTCGGATCCTGTATCAGCATCAGTAGCAACTGCGCGAATCAAGGATTCGCGAGTACGATCAATACCAATAAGAATTTCTTCACTAGCAGCTGTGAATGCTGCGGTAGTTGTATTAGCAGCATTAGAGAAGGTTTTACTTCCAGCAACGTTACCAAAAATGGTATTAAAGCGCTGACCCTTGCCAAGCTCATTGATTTCCATGATTGAAACTCCATAAAACTCTGGAATACCAGCACTATTATAGATTGAAGTTCTCATTTCTTCTGGAGCAGCAAGACCATCAGCAGCTTGTCCGCCAACAGGACTTCCTTTTGTATTGATAGGATTATAAGCCATTGCGCGAAGCTCTTGAACAACTTCTGGAGAAACAATGATGTCAGTGATGCCACGACTAGAACGACTCTCTGGAGTGCCTCTAAGCCATGATGTGTTGATTCTCTTGGCGAGAGTGAACAGTTCGTTGAGGTCAGCTAAGAGGAAGCGCCCAGCAACTGAAGATCGTTGAACGTGACTTTTAGTATTAGTAGTTGCATTAGCTAAAGCTGCGAGAATCAAGTTTGCAGAAGTTTTCTCTTGTTTGAAGAGAATCTCTTGAGCCATGCGAGTGAAAGTTTTGCTAATCACATCCATGCGGCTCTTAGCTGCATAGCGCTTATCAAAGCTGAGTGCAGAGTCGAGAGAATAAGTAGCGATTTTCATTTCGCTCACAGTTGGGATCACTTGGTTCTGGGGAAGACCACCAGCAACGCTCTGACTGTAAACAGTGATGTAATCTTCAGCAGTTACATCGTAGTAGAGATCAAGAGGAATGCTAGGATTATCATCCTTGTTGAACTGAAACACTGTAAACAAGTTACTGAGTGTTGGAGCGTTGTTAATCACTTCAGCTAAAACTGGACCAATAAATTCAGCGAGAGCTGTTTGTGCTTCTGATGCAACAGCGCGATTTTTCGAGGCCATAGCCTTGATCAACTCGATTTGCTCAGGAGTTCTTTTGAGTGTAATTTTCATTTATATTTTAAAAGGGTTAAAATTAAGCGATTCCAAGAGCAATGATAGCGTAATTGCTAGAGCCTGTTCCTGCGAATTGATCGGGAATGGATGTGCTAACTGTGCGAGATCCTGTAGCAATGACCATAGCCACGCGAGTAGGATCAGTCATTGCACAACCAGTGAGAGTTCCAGAAGTTCCAGATGGAAGCTTTAATCCACTTCCAATACCAATAGCGCCATTATAAGCTGTGCTAGTGATAGTGAACAATCCGCGAGTAGCAATTGGAACAGCTTGTCCAGGAAGAACAGCTTGAAGTTCAGCGGCTTTCTGAGGATAATAGAGAAGTTTTTCTCCATTTTCATCAGTCTTTGCTGTTTGATAGAGAGTCATTCCAAGAAGACCATCTCCAGATGTTGCTGGTTTGACAGAAAGCGAAACTCTTGGATAAGAATTTCCACCAACAAAAGCATAATCTGTTTTACCTAAATACGTGCCATAAGCGTTATCATAAGTGATAGTATCAAGGTTCAAGTTGCCCGAGCTAGTTGTGACGAAAACGCCAGCGTCTCCGTTAGTAGTTCCAGTTGTGCTATCACCAACATGCGCCACATCAAGTGCAAACATGTTGATAACATCAGTTTCGGAATATTGTCTGAATGGTAAGATTCGAAGTGCCATATTTTTTTAATTAGGAAATGATAATATTGTTACGGTTAAAAGCTGCGGCGAATTTATCGCGCAGAGATGGTTCAGAACGAGAAGATGTTTCATTTGAGCTACTAATGCCAGCTTCGGAAGCTTCAGCATTTTCAATAGCATCAGGAATTGAATCAGACTCTTCTAGTTCTTTTTCAGCTTCTTTTTCTTCAGAAGCTTTTGATAATTTGAGTTTAGCGATTTTCTTTTCAACTTCAGCATCAATTTTGTCTTGAATGCTCTTGTCAATAGAAGCTTTAGCTTCTTTGTTTTTGTGTTTCCACACAACTGCTAATTTGCCTTGGAAGGAAGCGAAGCTTTCTTCTGTTTCATCCAAAGACTTGAGTTCTTGAACTAAAAATTGTCGATCTTCAGCATCTAATTCGTAGCTTTGATCAACAGTGTCCATGCGAGAATTGAATCGGGCCAAACCCTCTTCAATTTTCTTGAAAGCTTCAAATTCTGCAAGCTTTTGACTGGAAGTTGCAAGCTGTTCGCGAATTTCAGCCATGGAAGCTTGAAGAGCTTCGCGCTCAGCAGCTAATGCTTCTTTTTCTTTTGCAGCTGCTACTAAAGAAGCTTTGTATTCAGCATCTTTCTGCTTGATAGCATCAGCAAATGTGTTGGTCATATTAGCCACGGCTTCTTCGGAAAATTTCTTTTCCAAAAGAACGTCTTTTAACTCTAAGAGAATTTTTTCTACATCCATAGTCTTGATTTTTGTGTTATTTACAGCAAGAATTTTATCTTGTGAAATTTTAGATTTATTTTTTTCACTAAAGAGGGGGTGCTTAATGCTAAAAATTGATTTTTTTTCTTGAACTGGAAATTGCTTGAATTCTGATTGATCTGAGAATAAACCTTTAACATCTGCTGCTGGATTTGTTGTGAATCCAATTCCTAGTGGAAAAACTTCTCCTTTCAAAATGCGATAAACTTTAGAGCCATCGCTCAATCTACCTGGACCACCATAAGCTTTTAATTTAGCTTTCATCTCTTCAAAGTGTTTTGGATTAGTGATTAGTTCGCAGTCTGAGAAATCCTCGCCGCCAACTGCAATGGTAAAATCATTAAAACCAATCTCCCAACTAGTAGAAATATGCTGATAAATAGTGTCAGTTGGATCTACTGATCTTTGAATCATGCTAGCAAAATCTTTGTTAACATATTTATAAACCACAGCCCCAAGAGAAATATTAAAAGCATCAGTTCTAGATGCTACAGCGTCTAAAGAGATTAAAGCGCTGTCTTCTCCATATTCGCTAAAGCCAGCAGAAACAATGTGTCCAACAATTTGATTCTTATCATGCTCAATGTTCGTTGGTTTGTGAATAAAGTTTTTAACAATTTGAGATGCTGTAACTGCATCCATTCCATCATCATTCTTATTAAATTTATTCACAACAGCAGCATTAAATGCTACTCCCAACAAATCAATATTCTCAGAAAAGTTAATTTCTTGAGGAATAAGAGGTTTTAAATTTTCAAGTGAAGCTTTAGAAATAAAAGACTCATCTCCCAATGCGCAAAAGCGAATTGGCGAGAAAAATGAGCTAGTATATTTATATTGCTTCATTAATAATTATTTTCCTTCTTCAGTATTTTCCATTTGAGTGCTCTCTTTATTTTCATGCTTAGCAGAATCATTGGGACTATCCATTTTTTTTAAAATAGCTTTTTGGAGTGGAAGAGGAAGTTTCTTTTGAGCGGGAGTGAGTTCTCCAGAAGTGCTCTTTTCCATCATCATCGCTTTCATCTTGTCAAATTGCATAGCGCATGTAGACATGGTAGCCTCTTTGCTCATTCCAGCAGTGTTGACAAGATCCTCTTCATTCATAGCGCAGTGATTCATAAACTGCTTGTAAAGATGCTCTTGCTTTGGCCCCATTTTAGAAAGAGAAATTTCATATTCTCCATTTTGTAATGTTACTGTTTTTTCTAATGGAGCTTTAATATCGCCTAAGTTAATTTTCATTGATTTGGTTTGAGTGGTAAAGGATTGCTGCTGACAAGTCATCTTCGAGTTGATGCTCCGCTAAAATGGATAAGATTTCCTCTTTTGGTTGCAAAAGAGAAATTTGTTCAAAGTCGTTTACACAAGAACTAGCACAAGATGCCCAATTTTCTGCATCTTTAGAAACAATAACTTTCTCGCACAGTTGATCTAAAATACTAGACTGCTGTTCTGAGAGAGTTTTAATTTTAAATTTCTTTTTAAGAGAAGCATCTGCTAAAGCTCTCATTTGCTCCATTTTTTTAATGGTAGAATGAATATTTTTAACAGAATATTCAGCTTTCACGATTGGAATACCAGTTGTTCCCTCTGGTCGTCCAGGTACTTTATTAGTAGCATTGATTTTGCCAGCAACTGGAGTTGGAGGAGAGATGAAAGGAATTCCCCCAACAATAGGATTATAGTATCCATCTTTTCTCTCATCAATATAAACTGATTGTGCTGGAGAGATGTCTTCTGGTTTTGGAAATTTGCCAGTTTGGAACATTTCCATGCCTTGTTGAGGAGTGAGAATGCCTAGCTCCATTAAACGACTAGAAACTCTCATGAGTTGAGTTTGATCTCTCATGTCAATGTCTCTAAAACATGCTGTAGGATAAGATCTAAAGCCAAGATTTTTAGCTATGCGTTTAATCTCAACTTGCAAAAAGTCATTCAAGAAAGCATTGCGAGACTCTTTTAAACGATCAACAAAAATCTGAGCTTTAACTTCTGTAGCGCTATATTTCTCTTCTCCAACAATGATGTTTTGTAATCCTTGTTTGATGTCCTCATTTAACACTTTATATTTTTCAGAACCAAGAACTTTGTTAAGATCTGGAATGACAAAATCAGCTTTTGTTGTATAGTCTGAAACTAAAACTCTGCCCACGCTCTCATTTCGGAACAAGCCTTGCATAGCTTGCAAATTATTAGCATTAATGCCGCCCTTGTCTGGATCCGTTCCCATTGTGATGAGAAGAATAACGTTCTCTACAGTGCGAGTAATCGCTTGATCCATTTTTTTCAACTCTAATTTAGCATTGATATCTTCTAAAACTGAAAATCCAAATGGAACTGCAAACGGTTCGTAGTCTTGCTTTTTATAAAAGGAATAACTTAATTTAGATGGATCAAGTTCAATTTTCAAGCCATCTTTAAAGTAAGTTCCTATTTTAATCTGCTCTCTCACCTTTGGTGGCAGACCATTTAAAATATCTTTGTCCTCTTCTGTAACAGGAGTTTGAAGGCGAGAGAGTTCGTATTCTGAAAGAATTTTTTCGTACAATCCAGTTGCAAAACTAGAGCTTCTCCTAGCGACAACGTCAAAAGGATTGAGCAAAATATACTTAACAGGAATAGAATTATTAATTTTAGACACTCCGCCAAGCTGTTTTACTAAAAGAGCAAAATCATCAGCTTTAAATTTACCATCAACTCTGTACAAGAAAATGTTTCCTCCTCTGTAGTACTCTCTAAAGTACTGATCTTTCAAGTTCCAAATTTTAATTCTTTTAAACCACTCATTGAAAAAATCACGACTTTTTTTTGTTCCACCCTCTAAGTAAAGTTCAGTATTGGCAAACTCAGACATAACATCAATAGCATTGCGAAAAACAGACACATTAGCATAAGCTTTTTGACACAGTTCAATAGCCTCTCTAACATTAACTCCATCCATTGCATAATCATAAGGCAAAAGTCCATTGCGAATGCTGCCATATCGATCAATTACTGGAACAAAAGCTCCTACATTTTTTCTATTATAAGTTGTTGACGATGCTTTGCGAGAATAAGCTGCATTTGATGTTGATTTGAATGAAGACTGTGAGACGTAAAAAGGATCACCAGATAATTCTGGAACGAACTCTCCATTTTGTGCAGCAGTTCCTTCTACAGATGCTTTAGTAAAATTAGACCAATAATCAGACTTTTTAGTATACGCTCTTTTTTCCATGATTTCATTTTGATTTACACTGAAATAGTAAAAGTCAACTTTAAAAGTTTAAAGTCAACAAATAAACATTGGAGTGAATCCAATCGGAGCAGCAGTTGCTTCCACTGCCATCATGTCATAATACATGTGCATCATCCAGTTTCCCAACACTAAAGCTGAGTAAGAATCTTTTCTAGCTCTGTTTGCACCCTTTTGTTTTTTGAGATTTGAGGGCAAATCAAAACTTTGAGTTCCTTGAGTGGATGTTGTTACTTGCACAAGAGCGCATTGAACTTTAATTAATTCAATCATGTCTTTCTGATGCTCAATAAAATCAATCAACTTTGCCCCAGAAGAAAGATCCTCTTCTATTTTACTATACTTGATATCATCAATGCTAATCTTGGCAGTTTTTTGCTTAGAGTAATCATCATCAATTGCCATGCCCGCAAACCAGATTCTTCGATGATCAAAAGATCCTTGAAGCAATTCATTAGCATATCTAATCCAAAAAGAACTAGGCTTTCTCAAATGAACTATTCTTTTAGTTGTTAAATTGTATTGACTTCTAGCCTCGCGTAAAGATTTGTCATAATCTGCTATGTTGTCAAAATCAAAATCAAAAGTTTCAAGTTTTAAACCATCTCTTTTAAAAAGTTCGCTCTCATTACATGCGCTTAAAAATTGAACGCCTCCATTGTAGTCTCCCACAACAGCTATAATATTAAAATTACTTAATAAATAGTGAAAATACTCGATGTGCTTTTTCAAATTAGTTCCTGGCATAGCATAAGAGTGAACCACAGTTCCTCCTTTCTTGGATGGATTTAATTTGATTAATTGAATAGCAAAATCATCTGATCCATCACTCTCTGACCATGAAGGGTCAAAACTAGCAATATATTCAGCCTTTGATTCTCCCACGATTTCCACACTTTGTCCCTCTCCATCAACTACTGTGCAGAGAGCCATTTTGCTAACTTTAAAATAGCCTGAGCTATCATCTGTAAATACGCTTCCAAATTCTCTTTCAAATTGAGATTGACTCATTGTAGCTTTTGCTTGGCTGAGCAAGTTCTGATCGTATAATTGCTGTGGAGCGCAGTCGTAGCTAAAGTGCATGATGACTCTGTGAGCGCCATCTTGCTTATCTGGATGCATAATGAGTCGTTCATACTCTTGATACAATTTGTACAAGTATTCAAACTTGTAACTTGCTGATGATAAACCAATAATCTTATTACTTGGCCAGCGATAGCGATCCTCTTCTATCATTTCTCCCTTGGCTATTAATTTACTCTCTAAATCGTGAAGCTGCTGTCTTTCTGTAGGATTTTCCACCACAGATAAGAATGGAAGAATAACTTCATTTAAAATCTTTTCTGGCATCAAAAGAAGTTCGTCAATAATCATTCTTTGAAAGCGAAAACCTCTTAATTTTTCACCATCTCCTAATGGAAGAGCAGTGATTCGACTTCTACCAATTTCAATGATCCACTCATCATTTGTTTTGGAAATTCTAGTGATGCACTGAGCTAAAAATCCAGCTTTTGGACTTCTAGAAATTTCTTCAATTTTTCTAAAAATCATTTTTGACTGACGAAATGATTTACTAATAATTCCAATGTGAACTCCTTGATTTAACGTCGCATCTAAGATGGCAAACACTGCTGTAGAAAAGGAGTTGTGATTAACTATCCCATCTGCTATATAACAATGTTCATTAGCAACCTGAATATCAACAGTGACGCATTCGTCCATTTCTACTGATTTAACTTTTTCAAAATATACATCATTTTTATTTAAAAAATTAAGTTTTTCCCGAATATCATCTGGTAAGTTTTCAAAATTTAAAATTTTATTCAAAAGAACTCTGCTAGTTTTTTCTCTAAAATTTAATTTTATTTTTTTTTCGTCTTTAATGAAACAAATAGATTTCTTATTGAGTTTTTTCTTTAAAAAATCTCCGACATATGGTATGAATTCACAAAAACTACCATCTTGTGAAGTTTGTTCTTGTAAATCAAGAATTTTAGATTGTTTTCTTTTGATATTAAAACCAATTTTTTCACCAAATTCTTTTACAGATTTGCCATCGCTTAAAATTAAACTCCAAGCTTTATTGCAGTTGTAAATTTTTCCATTAGGAAAATTAGATGCACCACCTTTAAATGTTAATTTTTTCTTAAAAAGAAAACCTTCTTGTAAACATAGATTAAGTATTTGATGGATTAGTACTTCGCTAGTTGAAGTAAATCCGACCCTTACACGAGTTCCTTTTTTTTCTTTTCTTTGAGTGGCGCAATATCCATCTGTATCAAATAATCCTCTCATTAAAAATTGAATATTTTCTGATGAAGCTTGTGTTAAAATACTTGGGATATTTTTTTCGCAAGCTTTTTTTTGATCAAATCCTAAATGATATAAAAATGAAATTAATTCCTTTGAATAAATTCTAAAATCTTTGGTTTTTCCTGGTTTATTTACAACGGTTAAATTAAGGCCCAGTTTTAAAGAAAAAGCTTCTAAAAAATCTTTAATTTCAAAATCTTCAGAAGTGATAGATATTCCCCTATTTAAAATACACCCATCTCCAATAAGCAAACCAAAGAAATAGTACCAATCCTTTAAAGGTGCATTATCAAATTTAACAACTTTTGGTTTATTAAAATTAACTACGTTATTTTCAAATTTAAAATCTGCAAAAATATCTTTTTGCAAAAGTTCTAGAGTTTTGAATTTTTTAATAACCAAAATATCATCAATAATGATATCTTTAGAAAATTTCCATTCGAATTCTAAATCTTTATTAAAGACTAATAATTTATGATAATCCAAACCATTAGAAACTAATCCTGATTGAGTAGTAATCTTATAAGATTGCTGCTTATTATTTATAACTTTATTTTCAACTTCATTGAATCCTATAAGGCTTTGAACTTTATCTCCAATTTTAATATCTCCAATTTTAATAAGTCCTCTATCTGTCCACACTAATGAATCGTAATGACTGCACTTGGACATCCCACGGGAATTATGATGCACAATACCATTACCCACGTAATTCTCTTCAGAATCAACTGTAATGTCTACTGTGGAAGTTTCGATGGAGGTTATAGTTTCAATTTTTGAAAAATAAACATTTTCATTTTGTAAAAGCAAAAGACTCTCCTTATCTTTTTCATCTAAAAACTTTGCTGATAAGGCAGAATCCAAACGCATGTCTTTACCAAAGTTTCCCGCTACTCCAAATAACTTTTGCCACGTTTTATATTTTTTCTTTAGATAAGTTCCTAAATTTGGCACTAAATTTATTTGATATTTTCTACTTGGAAGATTTAAAACCTCTAATAAATTATTTTGTTTATGATCTGAAACGAATCCAATTCTATCGCTAAATTTTTGATGTCCACTTTTAAGTATTTTTAAATCATAGTATGGAACATCTTTATGAGATCCACTATATCTAATAGAAGATTCTACTCCAAAATTATTAAGCAGCATTTTCACCTGTCTCAGCAATTCAATAGATGTATTCTTTAATCCTAATTTAACTGTTTTTGAATTAGAGTGTCTTTTATCTTTTAGAACGCTGCAATATCCATCTGCACTAAAAATTCCGCTAATTAAAGCTGCCATTTTTTGCTCATTAATTTGGAGGATAGAGTCTGGTATGATTTTATTTTTTGCTTTTAAAGATCTATCAAATCCAATAGATTTTAACCAGTCAATTAAATCTTTGCTAGAAATTCCCATTTCTAAAAATCCATTATTAGCTCTTGAGCGGCAAATAATTTTATTTTTAGGAAAATACTCTTTAGCTTTAGCCATTGTCATATCAATAACCTTGGAATCTTCAGAACACCAGTGCATAGTGTAGTCGTCAAAATATCCATCTCCAATCATGTATCCTAATAAAAAATACCAATAATCACAATCTTCGATGTTCATCTTTGGAGAGTTCTCTACCAATTGAACATCTCCCCAACAGTTCATGCCAAGTTTAATTGGCAAGAAATCTTCAGTTGTTAAAGTTTCAATCTCTTTAAATTCTAAATCTAAAGTTGAGCTATTGTAAATTAAAGTTTTATGGCCAAGTTTTGCCTTGAAAGAATCTCCTGAAAATGTTTTGATATATAATCCTTTTTCATTGGGAGAGTTGAATTTTTTATCAGTAACTAGATTTAATTTATTTCTAGATCTTACTCGTTCTCCAACACTCACATCTTTAATTTTCTTGAAACCACTTTCTGTTAAAACGTATTCATTTTCATCTAAACACCATATTCCCAAAAAGTAATCAGAGTCCATCATCGCTTTAATAGCCATGTGTTGAAAAGGAAACAAAGAGACTCCTGTCATGAATTCAGAAGTGAACGAGGGATTTTCTTTTAAAAATTTATATAATAAAATTTTAGATTTTCTCTCATCAATAAATCCTTTGGTATTGAGAATTTCTTCATTAATACCTCTGAATTTATTGTGTAGTTTTTGATGTCCAGCTTCCCAACTCATAATATTTTAATAATCTAATAGTCCAATGTTCAAATAATATTGCACATCAACATTTTTCATAACATCCCCTAAAACTAACAGTTTAGGAATTAAAAATTCACTGCGTTTTCTGCTGCCACTAAAAATGAACTGACAGCAGTCGCCATACTCTTGCTGAACATCTCTAAGAGCGTGTAAAATAAATTGTAAATTTATTTGCCTGCGTTTAAAGATGGTTAAGCTCTCTAATTTATATAAATCTTCTTCAATTACAATAAATAAAAAGCATCCCGCACTTCTGCAACGCTCAAGTTCTTTTCTAAAGCGAGCATTTCCAGAAGATAAGGTTCCAGCCAAGTCTTCAATAGATTTTCGGTCAACATAGCAATATTTATAGTCGCTTCCAGAAACAGCATAGTCTCCAGCGTCTAATTTTAACTTTTCAGAATTTTTAAACTCTAGTGGTTTCTGTTCTCTAGTGTCTATAAAAATTTTGACGCTTGAGAAATCATTATGAAAACTACGTGCAATTGAACTCGCGAACATAGGTTTAACGCCGCATTTTTCACATGCAGCAGAATAGCTTCCGAAATGTTTTTTGTATAAACTAATAGGTGGGAGATTGGCAGAATACAATTCAATAGTACTGGGTCCATATTTTAATTGTTTTTTATCTATTCTATTTTTTAAAAGAAGCAATATATAATCGGACACTTCTTTTTCGGGAGAAATTTCACACCACTTTAATAATTGCTCGTAATTAGAAAAATCTTTTTCAAAATATTCACTATAATTTTTAAAAGGAATAAGTTCGTCAGTTAATTTGTTTCTGCGCCTATAGTGCTTGACGTAATAATCTCCCAAAAGCATGTTGTGCTTTTTAACGTGAGCGTGCAAGCTTTTTAAAGCATCAAACTCTGAATTGCATTCTTGGCATTTAAAGCACATCTTCAATTGAAATTCCTAAAACTCTAGCTTTCCAGTCAGCCATTCCTTCAATCTTTTCAGCCTCATCTTTTACTAGTTGCCGCTGCATTTCCGCAATGCGAACCATGTTGACTCTCTCTTCCTCATCTTGAAAAAATTGAACTAGTGATAATATAGAAGAATTCTCTTTATGGCGGCTCTTCATTCGCTCAGATCGATCTCCTTGTAGTTTTTTTGTTAAGTTTTCAATGCGACTCTCACACTGATGATATTCTGAGCTTTTTGCTTTGATGATTTCTGCTAATCGAACCGTCATTTCATCATTATCGCTAGCAACATCAAAAGCATCGTTTAGTTTGTTTAAATGTTTGCTAACAATTTCTAAACTAATAATTTCTTTGCACACATTCATGTACAAGTTCAACTCATCAGATGTTAAATCTGGCTTGTCCCATGTTAAACGAACAAATTCTTCTTCAAATAAGACTCTATCTTCTTTTGAAGTGTAATTATTAACAATTGTTAAAAAGCGAGAATTATTTAAATTAATTCCCAAACGATCTATGCAGATTTTATGCTGTCGATTGAGTTTTTCATCTTCTAATGAACTGCCAGTTGCATCATTGATTTTTTTTACAATTCTTCCTGGTGATTTTGGCGCAATATAATTGCCCAAGGGAGTGTCCACATCAGAGCTTGGGGTAAAGTCTGGATTCTCTTCTCTAATCACATCTAAGACTGATCTCTGCTCAATTGAGAGCGCTCCCACATCTTGTAGTGGAAATATCAAGCGAGCAATGGCTAAAGATGATAGTCCAGCATTAGCATTTGCAATGATGAATTTTCTTTGCTCTGGAGAAAAGTCTAAAGGATCTACTTTCTCTCTTTTTGTTGTTTTGAATTTAACTTTGCTGCTAATAAGATAAGATCTAACTAATCGGCCCTCTCTGCTTCTGCCGTCGAGGCTAGAGTTGTTAAACACAAGGCGTACAATTTCATTTAAATCAGTTGTTGATTTAACAATCTCTTGAATAGCAGCTTCTTGTTCTGGGAGTAGAGTCATTTGATGATATCGTTTTGATAAATGATTTCTTTAGCTTTATTTTTCAGCATATTCTTTAAATTTTTGATTTGCTTATAGCCAGCTTTGCGGTTTTTCTCATTTGTTTTATAACCCATAAACTCTGCAACATCTTCTTCTGATTTTTTGTCTAAAAAAAGCATAACATAAACTGTGTAATACTCTGCCGATAAAGAGTTTTTCATCATTTTGTTCAACTCTTCTAGTGATGAATCAAAATGAATGTAAGAGTCTTGTTTTTGATCAACTTCTACAGTATGATTCTCAATGGATAGAGGCATTTTTATTCCGTAGCCAATTTTTTTTAATTTTGACCATTTAGCATAGTCGCTGCAAGATTCTTCTTGATTTCCAGATGAATTTTTAGCACATAGTGTGCCGCCCATGTTAAACTCGCAATTCATGCATGGACGCACATAGTTTGTGTAGTTGTTTCGAATAATGTTTTTGATTTGATTGCTAGTAATTCGAGCAATCCATGGTTCAAGAGGTTTCGACTCGTCCCACATGTGCCACTTTTTATAAATGTGCAGCTTGACCATTTGAGATACATCTTCAAAATCAAACCAAGCAATAGCTTTGAGTTGCCATTTTTTTTGAAACTTTTGAACTACAGCATCAATTGTTGCATAGTGTTCAGTGTATGAGGTTTTATTGGACACGCTTTTTTTCAATAAAATCTTCAAAATTTTGGGTTGATTTTTTGCGTCTAGGAGAGTCGTCAGAATTAGATCCAAATAAAGATCCTAGTTTAAAACTGGAAGTACCCTCGTAGTCTGACTCTACATCTACTGCTAGGCTGCGAAGCTTGGGAACGCGCACAGCATCTGAAAAATCAGAAGAATCAAGATCTTCTTCATCTTCTTCATCTTCTTGAATAGCATGAGCTAACGCTGTTTTAAGAGCAGTTTTAACTAGGCTGAACCCTGACCCACAATTTGAGCAAAACTTTGGTTTCGAGTAAGTGTAAGAGTGTTTATTTCCGCACTCAAAACAAAAAATATTATTCATATACACTTATTATAAGTGTATAAAATTATAATTCTATTATTTTAAATGGGGACTCGCTGCATTTTCGAATACTAGTAGCCTACACGGCTAAGTGTTGCAGCGGCCCCAATTCCTTTTACACTTTTGCTGATCGAGTTTCTAACTTAGAAACTAAAAACTTGAGAATTTCACTTCTCACAATGTCGGAATTATCGAAGCCAAAACACTGCACTCCTCGCTCGCGGCTAGCTTCATCATTGAACAGTTCAAACATTTCACGAAAACCAGAGCGTGAGCCAATGTCACTTTGCATGTAGTCGCCGCAAATCATGAGTTTAGAGCCTTCGGCAATGCGAGTAATCACTGTTGTTAGTTCTTTGAAAGTGAAGTTTTGAGCTTCATCCACAACAATGACTTTGTTGCTCCAATTTGCTCCTCTCAAAAAGTTTACTGGAATAGCTGCAATTTTTTCTTGCGTTTTTAACCAAACTATGTCTGGAGTTTCCACCATCTCATCTAGTTTATCGTATAGCGGCATGAGAAATGGATCAAATTTTTCAGCCATGTCTCCTGGCAAACTTCCTAGTCCTTTGTCAGCACTCTCGATGATGCTGCGAACGTAGAGCAATTGCTTGTCTCGATCCGACATTAAAAGCTGCAAAGCAACATAAATGCTAGAATAGCTTTTTGCAGAACCTGCTGGTCCAGCTACAAAAATGATAGAGTTTTGAGGTTCAAGAGCAATTTCTAAGAATTTTCTTTGTTTGTCTGTGAATTTAAATTTTCTTTGTTTTAATTTTATGGAATGCTCAATTTGAGAATGAATTTGTAATTGAGCGACTGGTTTTTCAATTTTTTTCTTGGACATCTAAAATAAATTACACTTACAAAACTATTTCGCGCAAAGTAACTTGGCCAGCGAGCACATCTTCGGAACTTATTGAGAGATTTTGTGAAACTATTTTTGATGCGCTAGAAAAAGAAATGGTGCCTAAAGTTTGGGGCAGTTCAGTGTTTAAATTTACTGATAAAATATCGCCGTAGCTCTGATAGTTTATGAATTGTTTAATGTTGTCTGACTTGATGGATATTTCTTTCACTACAGAGTCTAAGAAGCAAGATGTGGCATCAACATTTCCAAGAGTGTATACTGGAGTGCGATTGCAGGAAACTTTGTACGATAAACTCTCTTTTGTGTTTGTTAAAAGAGTGTCATTAAAAGATGTGATGTTATGACCATAGCAAATTCCACTGCCACTCTCTGGAGAGGAAGCTAGTGCAGTGGACGGGGATAATCCATTACTATCTATAGTTTTTAAACAAATAAAATCTGCGGTCATGATGACTGGCGAGAAGGGAACAATTTCAACAGACAAGTTTTCCAAGTAGCAACCACTAAAAACTACACTTCCAATTTTGATGCTGCTAAAAACATCTCCAGTGAGTGAGGACAAAACTAGTGATGCTCCTGAGAAATTTGAGTTTTGCGCGGCAAAAAAGTTGAGACTAATTTTAGACTCTAAACTGCCGCCAATTTTAAAATTTTGATTCGGGGCAAGAGAGAGATTCTTATTCTCTTCTAGTTTAGAGGAGAAACTGATGCTAGAAGAGAGCGATGCGAAATTTGTTTCAATTCCAGAAAAGATGATGCTAGAGGGAAGATTGCTGTAAAGAGTGCTCACTTTTTTTTTTACACTTTTTTCTGTTTTTTTTGATTTCTAGTTTTGGGCGTTTGGTTTTTTTTCTGTTTTTGTTCGGGGATTTTAGTGTTTTTTAGGTTTGGTTTTTTTTAATTGGGGGGGGTGGTCTGGAGAGCGCTGTTTGGTTCTTTTGGTTTGGAGACTAGTCGTAGATTGAGGAGAATGTCCCCCCCGCCGCTTCTGTTAGGATAGCTCTAACATCTTTTTGAGAAATGGGGGGGGTACTTGCTAGCGCTAGTCTAACAAAAAAGCCCACCCCGAAGGGTGGGCCGACTTGCTAGCGTTAGGCGTTGTCCCACATCTTATTCGCTAACTGAATTGCGGCAACCTTTTCGTCCAGCGTTAGGATGCCGTTTTCATCCTCCCATTCTTTAATGGCTCTCATCTGACTGCCGCTAAAATTTTTAGTGTTGAATAACACATCCGCCAGTTCTTGGATGTTGTAAATTGAGTTAGAGTTAGGATTCGGATTTGTCATTTTGATTTTGTGTTAAGGTTTAGATGCCCGCCCTTTCGGGCGGGCTGTTTGGTTAGTGTGCGCCGTTATACTTTGCGCTGTCCCGTCCGAACTCTAGCGCATCCCGTTCATGCTCTAACGCATCGGCAATTTCATCGTAGGTGTCAAGTTCTGACATCTTTTTTTCCCATGCGGTGATTTTAGCTATGGCCAATTTCTGTGCTTTAGTGATTTCGTTCATGCCTTCACTTTACCCCATGGAGAAAGAAACGCAAGCTTTTTTTCTTCCGTTGGGAACTTTTTCCGCCGTGAAAAAAACGTCTAAAAGTTCAAAATAAAACTTGCGTTCTGCCATCCCTCGCCTATAGTAGGGGACTATGAATGAGCAAGAAATGATTGAAGCAGGTTACAAAAACTTAGGTTACAGCAATGGCTGGACAGATGCTTTCCACGCGGAAACGATTGCGCTTTGGAAACAGCATGGCGGTCGATCAGTGCAGTGCCGCTTGTATCGCGCAACTATGTACGCCATTGACAACGCGAAAGTCTATTGGATCACAAGCCTCTAGCGCTATCAACTTTAACCCACTCGAAAGAGTGGGCTTTTTCGTGCCTTGAAAAAAGTTCTGAAAAGAAAAAATAAAACTTGCGTTCCCGCATCCATCGCGTATAGTAAAAACATGGAAAAAACCACTGCAACCGAATCCCTCCACCTCACCGATGAAATCATCATCCTCAGTCTTGAAAAGAGATTGAGCGAAGCGCTTAACGCTTACGTTGAAGCATCTCTGCTTGCTGAACAAGCTGCTTGCCGATGGGAGGAAATTAAAAAGTCCCTTCAGAGTCAAGGATGCGATGTCTGACATTAGTAAACTAGCCCACCCGAAAGGGTGGGCACTCCTAACGCTAGCAAGTCGGCCCACCCGAAAGGGTGGGCTTCTGTTATACTAGCACTAGCAAAATACGTCGTTGTAACTCGTTGAAAATCAACGCGCTAGCAATTCGCGCCCCCCGTTCGCGTAACCCCTTGAAAATCAACGAGTTATCAATTCGCCCCTCCGTATAACAAATACGCCCCGCGCCATTGTCAAGGGCGAAATTCAAGAAAAGAAAATCTTTTAAATGAATAAAATGTCTTGCGCCTTTCCCGCAGTCTGGTATACTAGGGGATCATGAACGATACCACTACCTTCCACAACCTATTCGATAACATTTCCCCACATTGGCCCGCTGATGCGGGTGAGGTGGCGGAATACGACGCTTTCCTAGATGAGTTCTACGCTCAAGTGGAAGATCCAGTCGAAGACTAATACTAGCAAACTCGACCCACCCGAAAGGGTGGGTTTTTTTGCTGCTCGCGAATGCAGCGCTGTAACTCGTTGACTTTCAACGCGCTAGCAATTCGCGCCCCGCGTTCGCGTAAGTCGTTGAAAATCAACGAGTTATCAATTCGCTCTCTCATCTAACATCTCACGCCTCCGCCCTTGTCAACCGCGAAATTCAAGAAAAAAAAATAATAAATCATATAAAAAGATCTTGCGCGTTGCTCTCTCTCATGTATAGTAGGGAATCAAAATATGAGCCTAGAAAAAGCAATCAAATACGGTAAAGAAAAGCGCGTTCAGTATCGCCGCAGTTTAGCCTTTGACCGCACTTGCCGCAACCATGGCAGCTGCGAATACTGTAAGAGCAATCGCACTATTCAATCTCAGCGCGAAAAGGATAGGCTACATGGTCAGGAAGATGAGTACTTTGGTTGGCACAATCTTCCCGACTGACGTCGGTTCATCTGTGGAAAATTGAACATGATGGTTAATCACTAGTGCTGGCAAACTCGACCCACCCGAAAGGGTGGGTTTTTTTGTTGCTAGAAAATGCGCTGTTGTAAGTCGTTGAAAATCAACGCACTAGCAATTTGCGCCCCGCGCCCGCGTAAGTCGTTGAAAATCAACGAGTTATCAATTCGCTCTCTCATCTAACATCTCACGCCTCCGCCCTTGTCAACAGCGAATTTCAGAAAAAAAATACTTTAAATTCAAAAAAAAAGACTTGCGCGTTACTCTCTCTCATGTATAGTAGGGAATCATGAAATTCTTCTTGCCCACCACCTCACTTATTGCTGTCTCTCTCGAAATGAATGCCCTTGGCGTTCACATCTCGCGCCATAACATCTTTTACTTTTTCCTCGTCCTTTGGATCGTGACGGGCGCAGCCCTAGCATTCATGCTGCTGAACTCTCACTTCTGCCGCATGGCAAAGCAGAAAAAAATGTTCGCGCACTTGGAAGCGCTAGTTCAAGCCAGTAAGGGAAAGTTCTTTAGCATCAGCTTCACTCTGCCAAACGGTGAAAAGAAAGTTATCAATGGCAAAAACTTTTACCGCTCCCTTCTCTCACAAAAAAGCAAGTTCTCATGGTTTATTGATAGGAATCGTGAATCTTGGGTACAGCTTAAAAAAGCAAAAAATATTCGGTTCATCTGTGGGAAATTGAACATGATAGTTAATCACTAGCACTAGCAAACTCGACCCACCCGAAAGGGTGGGTTTTTTTGTTGCTAGAGAATGCATCGCTGTAAGTCGTTGAAAATCAACGCACTAGCAATTCGCGCCCCGCGCCCGCGTAAGTCGTTGAAAATCAACAGGTTATCAATTCGCTCTCTCATCTACCATCTCACGCCTCCGCCCTTGTCAACAGCGAATTTCAGAAAAAAAATACTTTAAATTCAAAAAAAGATCTTGCGCCACTCCCTTTCTAGTTTATAGTAGAGAATCATGAATTCATTCGATCTCATCTCTAGTCACAAGTCCCTCACCCTGCGCTTTTTCTACGCGCAATGGCGACTCAGCTACGCTCAAGTGCTCCTTGCAAGGAGTGCGTCTACATTGGCTCACAATCAAACTACCATTAATTCCGTACTCGACAAATTGGACGCGGAATTGGAGGAAGCTTATTCTAAGCGGGTTAAAGCTTACGGCGACCTGACCTCTGCTATTGAAAGGGAAGACCTGCACTTTGAAAAAACGATGGAATTGCTAGGCGACCTCTGGGAAAAAATCTGAATCAATCAAACTTGGCCCACCCGAAAGGGTGGGTTTTTTTCTATCAAGGAATAGGAATTGCTAAGTCGTTGAAAATCAACGAGTTACGAGTTCGCGCCCCGCGTTCGCGTAAGTCGTTCAAAATCAATGAGTTACGCAATCTTGGGGCGCAAATTGCTAGTACGTTGAAAATCAACGAGTTACAAGATTGCTTTGTATTTTTTTGCTACTCCTATTTAACACACTGCTATTTGCAACTTCGCTATTTGCAACTTCGCTATTTGCAACTTCGCTATTTGCAACTCCTCTATTTGCAACTCACTCGCTTGCAACTCTCTCTTGACAAGATCTTTCATCGCATTACTATAGCCTCATGAACATTATAGAAGAAATTATTATTCGCCGCGATGGAGTTCTCCCTGATGAAGCTCGCCAATGTGTTAATGAGGCTCGCGCTCGCGTGTGGGATGGTGAGTCTCCAGAGCGCATTCTCGCGCACGAATTTCTGCTGGAACCAGATTATGTTGACGACCTGATTGGATCCCGCTGTTTCACAGCGCTGAACGAATAATTTAATTGAAAATAAAAGTTGCAGTCCTTCAAACCTGTGGTATCATTCTGGACGGTTCAACAACATTCCAACCCATTAACATCATGAATAAAAAAGAAATGCTGGAGCAGATTAGTGACAGCGCTAATCAGATTGGCGAAATTGTTAATAGCATCGAACACATGCTGCAATCATTCCCAGATGATCAGAGACGATTCTTGTGTCCAGAGTTCCTTGGAGCGCTGTCTGCCTCTGTCGGAATGGGCAAGGGATATGAAGCAGCATTTCGCAACGGTCCCACTTTTGATGACTTGATTGATCTCATCGAATCAGAAGTGGATGAAGAAGAGAATGAAGAAAATTACGATGAAGAATAATTTCTTGACTCTCGCGCAAAACCTGTCATTTTAAATCTCCACTATACTACTATGAAAAAAATCTTCTACTTCCTTCAGCAAATTCTGTTTCCAAGCGACAAGCAAATGGAGCAGTGGTTCACTGCCGCACAGTCCAATCCAGTTTATGGTTCAAAAGTTTTTGAACAAAAGTCATGGCTGGAAAAGCAAGTTGATGAGAGCTTGCGAAAAAAAGCTTTTCGGCTGGAATAAACACTTTACACCTGTAGCTCATGGGTTCGATCCCCAGCAGGTGTACTTTTTCTAATCTCATGATTTCCAAAGCTGAAGCTCAACTTGCAGCATCTTCTCTGCTGCAACGATGGAACCTAGATGATGTCCAGTTGGAGTGGAACGATTCGCTCAAGTGGGCTTTAGCTTTGGCAGATGTTGAAAACAACAAAATCATTTTTTCTCTCACCTCTTTGAAAAGCGGCAAACTATTTTTCAGCATTTTAAAGCATGAAATGGCACACTTTTTAGACTGGCGCGAACATGGCGGCTGGCCAATTAAAAATGGAAAAAATGATTTGCATGGAAAGAGTTTCAAGCTACAGTGTTTGAAGATCGGAGTTTCTCCTTCCCGATTCATAAAAATCAACTAAAATAACAAAATGGAAAAACCATCAAACGAAGTCATGGCAATCATTTGCAGCCTAGTGGCAAACGCTATGAAAGAAAATGAACAGTGGCATGAGTCAATTTTGACTCATGGATACATGCCAGAAATGGAATACTGCAACAAAGAAAAGGAAGACCTAAAAATTATGGACGAGTGGATCAACAAGGTTGAATCTGAATGAGTCATCCTCTAACACGCTAACTCTACTAGCCCACTCTTCGGAGTGGGCTTTTTTCTGCTCATCGCTAAATCGTTGACTTTCAACGCACTAGCAATTCGCGCCCCGCGCCCGCGTAAGTCGTTGAAAATCAACGAGTTATCAATTCGCACCATCGTATAACATCTATTGCTTTCATCCTTGTCAACCGCGAATTTCGAAAAAAATAATTGCATGAAACTCAAAATAAATGTTGCGCCTTCCAGAATCTCGTCTATAGTCTTTTTAGTTGCACGTTGCAACTCTTAAACCAAACCACTAGCTAATAACCATATGTCTCTCCTCCTTGCCAAAAACGTCGTTTCCGCTCTTGCCCTCGCCAACGTTCCCACTCCCGATGCTGTGGATCGTTTCCAACCCATTCCTCATGCTTTGCTGGCAGAGTCTACCAGGACTGCCATTTCCAATGCTGGCCTGGAAATCGTCGAGGAAGAACACGCTCTCTCTCGCGGCGGCTTGCGCTACTTTGGAGGTTTCGCTTTGCGCGGAACTGGCATTGACAGTGCTGATCGCAACATCGTGCTGGGTCTCCGAAACGCTCACGATAAAACTTTCGCCGCCAGCATTTGCGTTGGCAACCGCATGATCGTTTGTGATAACTTGTGCTTCGCAAGCGATATCAAGCTGGCTCGCCGCCACACTACCAACATCATGAATGACATTCCTCGCGTTCTCGCTAGTGCAGTGTCCCGCGTGGTGAGTCACTGGAATGACATGGGCAAGCGCATCAAAGCTTATCAAGAAACCGTGATCGGTGACGCCACCGCTTCGGACTTGCTAGTGAAGTTGGTAGATAGCAAAGCCTTCCCCGCTCGCGACATTTACAACGCGATTCTGGAGTTTCGCGCTCCCCGTCATCCTGAGTTCACTGGCAATTCCCTGTGGAGTCTTTACAACTCTGTCACTGAAAATCTCAAGAACGGAGATTTGACCAAGTTGCCCCAGCGCACCATGGTGATGCAAAGCGTGTTTGATCGGGTTGCGAAACATGACAGCATCATTGAAATCGATGCTGAAATGCTGGTCGCCTAACCGCTAGCGCAAGCCCCGCAATCCTAACCGATTGCGGGGTTTTTCGCGTCCACCCAAATGGGATTGCGTAACTCGTTGACTTTCAACGCACTAGCAATTCGCGCCCCGCATTCGCGTAACTCGTTGAAAATCAACGCGCTATCAATTCCCAGCCCCTTATAACATCTACCGCTTCAGCCCTTGTCAACAGCGAATTTCAGAAAAAAAAATACTTTAAATCAAAAAAAGACTTGCACCACTCCCCTTTTAGTCTATAGTAGAGAATCATGAATCAAAATCAATATATTGTAATTCATCCTTGCGGCAGTAAATATTATTACTGCGATGCAGGCCAATCTATACTCCATCGCGATGATGGTCCTGCCGTAGAGTGTGCTAGTGGCTTAAAATGTTGGTATCAAAATGGAAAGCTCCGTCGCTATGATGGTCCTGTCATTGAGTGCCCTGATGGCTCAAAAGACTGGTGGTATCAAAATGGCAAAATTAAAAAGCCTAGTTTCGATGTCCAAAAACTCATTAATGCTCGCGATAAACTCATTAACGCTCTCGATGTAGCCATAAATAATTTGGAGGCAACTCGATCAGATTTTCTGAAAGGAGATATTTAATACGAGCAAGTTTAGCCCACCCTTCGGGGTGGGCTTCTCTGCTTCAGGGGATGTGCAACTCGTTGAAAATCAACGCACTAGCAATTCGCGCCCCGCGCCCACGTAACTCGTTGAAAATCAACGAGTTATCAATTCCCAGTCCCTTATAACATCTATCGCTTCAGCCCTTGTCAACCGCGAATTTTAAATAATTTCAGAAAATTTAAATCAATTTAAATTCAAAAAAACGTTGCAATCTCTTTTTCCTGTGCTATAGTTCAGACATGAAGTTACTCTCTAAAAACAACACGAAGATTATCAAAGGCGAAAAAATGGGCATCATGACATGGGGATTGTCTTTCGTCCCTAACATAATGAATGGCAAGATCAATCTGTGCCCCTTTGCTAGCGAGGGGTGCATCTTTGGTTGCTTGGAAACCGCTGGTCGCGGCGTGTTTGAAAACGTCAGGACAGCGCGAAAGAACCGCACTATGCTATTTGTTGACCATCAAAAGACTTTCTTGATTCAATTGGAATCAGAAATTAATGCTGCGCAGAAAAGCGCAAAGCGGGCAGGAATGAAGTGCGCGATTCGCCTTAATGTCCTTTCCGATGTGGGATGGCACAAATTACTAGACTTTTCCAAGTGGCCCGACATCCAGTTTTACGACTACACCCCTAACACTAACAGAATGGTGCAGTATCTCCAAGGCAAGCTCCCTAGCAATTATCACCTCACCTTCAGCCGCAAGGAAAACAACCAGACTGCTGTGGAGTTGATCGCTTCCATGGGCGGCAACATCGCCGTCGTGTTCGATGAACTTCCTAGCACTTACCTTGGCAAAACTGTTGTTAACGGTGATGACACCGACGTTCGCTTTCTCGACGGTAAAAACGTTATCGTTGGGCTGAAAGCCAAGGGTCGCGCCAGAAAAGATTCTTCTGGATTTGTTGTTAAATCCAAACTGGTAAATGCCTAACATGATTACCACTTTAGCGCTCGCCATCATCCTAACTCTACTATCACTAACCAAAAATAGAGCCTAACTTAAAGCCCACCCTTCGGGGTGGGTTTTTTGCGCCCGTAAAAGCAGAGTCGCAAGTCGTTGATAATCAACGCGCTAGCAATTCACGCCCCGCGCCCGCGTAAGTCGTTAAAAATCAACGAGTTATCAATTCGCCTCTCCTTCTAACACTATATGCTTCAGAGCTTGTCAAGGGCAAATTTTCAGAAAAAAAATCATTTTAAAGTCAAAATAAATGTTGCACTCTGCTGAGAGTATGGTACTATAGTGAACTATGACAAACCAACTTGACGACCTCATCGCCTCCACTAAAGGCAAATTCTTCAGCATCACCTTTACTAAAAAGGACGGCACCTCCCGCACCATTAATGGCAAGAACTGTTATAATCGGTTAGTGAAGGGCGTTGACTCTCCCGCAACCGTCGCTTTGAAAGAAGGTGGTTACACTAGCTTTGTGGACCGCAACCGCGATGGTTGGGTTTCTGCGCACAAGGAAAATGTGCTGACTTTCAAGTGCGGCAAGATTCGGGAAACTTTTGTGATGATCTGAGACAGTCTCTTTACCCACAACCAACAACAAAATGACTACCTATCAATTCCTGATTAAAAAAGCTCACTTGAACGACTGTAGGGAGAGCGTCGACTCTTTCGTTGCAGAAAAGCAGTGGAATGCTGCCGTTGAAGAACGCAACCATCGCATTGCAACAGGCAAAGCAATTTTCTGCTATCTAGGAGGAAGCAAGAGTCTTGAAGGCCCTGCTGGAATTAACTTTATTCAAAAACTAGAGAGAGACTTAGCTAGAGAAGCTGCTGAAGCAATTCATAAACTTTACCAATAACTACTATGCTGACCCACCCTTCGGGGTGGGTTTTTTGCGCCCGTAAATGCAGAGTCACAAGTCGTTGATAATCAACGCGCTAGCAATTCACGCCCCGCGCCCGCGTAAGTCGTTGATTTTCAACAGTTTAGCAATTCGCCGCCTCTAATAACAAAAAATCTTCCATCGCTTGTCAACCGCGTTTTTCCAAAAATTTCAATGCATTTTAATTGAAAAAAAGTGTTGCACATCTCCCGTTCTACTGTACAATATTCTCATGGACACTCGCTGTTACTTTAACCTACAAAAGAAAAAGATTTCCGTTCAGAAAAAAATCAACGGAGTCTGGCGCGTGGTGCGCCATGCTGACTCTGTCGCTTTAGACAACGTTACCTTTCGAGTGTCCAAGGCTGGAAGAGAGAGAGTCTTGCAACAAAAGCGGAAAAACGTTCATGCTTACATTTGCGGCACTGAATCAGGAAGCTTCAACTACTATAAAAAACTCACAGCAGTCAACTACAATCCATACCTCTTTGACTACTTTTATGAAAATGAATCTGGAAATCCAGTCACGCAAGCTTCCGCCGTTTTAATCTGCGGAAAAAAAATCATCATTATCAATTAGTTATGACTCCAAAATTTCCCAATCCGTTTCCATTTTTAATTCTTTACATTTTATTGATCGGTGCTATATTGGCGCTTCTGATGAAAAGATTCCCATGCGGACTTTAAAATTAATTTAATATAACCAACATTAATATGGCAAACACTACCGTCATCGATGCTCTCAATGTCACCGTTGATCCTGAACTTGATAGAATCATCATGTATGCGGCAGATGTGGAAAAGTACTGGCACAGCTACGAAAAAGCAGTAGCGTATGCTGCTTCACAATGCACACGCGAACAAGCAATGCGCCTTTCCATCGCATATAAAACGCTCACCCAAACAATGGAAGACATCGTTTCACACACCGAACCAAAAATATGAGCCTAGACAAAGCAATCAAATACGGTAAAGAAAAGCGTGTGCAGTATCGCCGCAGCTTAGTTTTTGACCGCAGTTGCCGCAACCATGGCAACTGCGCATACTGTAAGAGCAACCGCACTATTCAATCTCGGCGAGAAAAGGATAGGCTACATGGTCAGGAAGATGAGTACTTTTGTTGGTTCAATCTTCCTGACGGTAACGACTTTTTCTGTCCAGCGTGTGATAAGCTTGATTATTTTTGTAGAAATTGCTCTAATGAAATGGTATGGGAAAGCGGCAAACTTATCACTATTGAAGCATGGAACAAATTAGTTGATCAGCAAGATGAGCGAAATAGTGACTGGAGCACTTACAATCTCAAACACGGGGGGGTGATCTCAGCGGAGAACCCAGACAGTTAAAAGCCTAACTTAAAGCCCACCCTTCGGGGCGGGTTTTTTGCGCCCGTAAATGCAGAGTCACAAGTCGTTGATAATCAACGCACTAGCAATTCGCGCCCCGCGCCCGCGTAACCCCTTGAAAATCAACGAGTTATCAATTCGCCTCTCCTTCTAACACTATATGCTTCAGAGCTTAAATATATTTGAAAATAATTATAGACAAACCCACAGACAACTGCTACCTTACTCACATGCAACTACTAATTGATCCCACGAAGATCACAAACTTCACTCGCACCACTGCTGAACTCCAATCATTCTTTTTGTTTGGGTTGTTCTGCGCTGGGAAGAATAGCGACTATGCAGCTAAGTGCCTCGCCAAACTACTTCACACCATCGAAGGAGAAACACCTTTTGAAGTGCTGAAGAACTTGGGTGAGATCGGAATCTACAATGCCCTATGTGCCTCTCGGATCGGACAGTATAATCGTCTAACCAAAGCAGTAATGGGTGCGGTCGATCTCGATCTTGCAACCTGTTCCCTAGAGGATCTGATGAATGTGCATGGAGTTGGTCAGAAGACCGCACGATTCTTTTTGCTTCATACCCGCCCAAATTGCCAATGTGCCGTACTCGATACCCACATTCTCAAATGGTTGCGCGAGAACCAAGTGGTGGACGTTCCCCAGAGTACTCCAACGAATGTTAAGCAGTATCTCGCATTAGAAAAACAATTTCTTTTCTTAGCTCGCGGAAACTTCCCATTCATGAGCATTGCCGATATTGATCTCACCTTGTGGATGAAGTACTCTGGTCGCCTAGAAGACGATAAGTCTGTACCAAAACTTTTTGCAGAATAATTGTTGACAATTTAATTCAAGTCCACCCTTCGGGGTGGGCTTTTTTTGCGTCAACGAACGGGAATTGATAAGTCGTTGAAAATCAACGAGTTATGAGTTCGCGCCCCGCGTTCGCGTAAGTCGTTGAAAATCAACAGGTTGCGAGCGCTTAAAAAGAATTTAAATTCAAAAAACTCTTGCGCTTACCTCTTTACGGAACAGTAGAGAATACGATTCTCTAAGTCGTTGATTTTCAGCGACTTAGGGAGTCGCGGGGCGCGAATTGCTAGTGCGTTGATTATCAACGAGTTACAACTACGCCCTTTCTCTTGACGGCACAAAAAAAAACCACTCATTTCTGAGCGGCTTCTTTATTTAGGGGAGTCTTATTTGTAACTTTTTCGTTTGCAACTCCTTATTAAGGGGAGTCTTATTTGCAACTCCCTTATTTGCAACTCCCTTATTTGCAACTCTCTTATTTGCAACTTTTTAGTTTGCAAGTCTGACTCTAGATTTTTTAAATGTTATGTCATTAAATGACCAAGAGAAATGAATGTAGCACAATTCACCACTAATACATGTTATAAATCCATGCTCTTCCTCTCCATCGTCCCATGTTACAATTACATAGTCTCCTATATTCATAGCTTTGTTAATTTATGTGGTGAGACTGCTGCTCCTTTAGTTTACACTTCTAGATATTATAGGTTCCAACTCAAGATTATAGTTCATTCTGAGTCCAGTATCCCAAGATTCAAGATATTCGTTCCAAATGTCTTGAGTAGAATCTTGTGGAAATTTTTCCATTTCTCGCAAAGCTTCTGTGATAGCATTGAAGAGTTTAATTGTATCGACTTGCATGTTCATATAGTGTTAAGCTGGGATGAGTTGCAGTTTACCAATAGTTTCTTTACGTTTGCCATTAATAAAGCGAAGACCAATTTCTTTGTGCCAGCTTGGCAAGCGATGATAAGAGCGAAGCTTTTGTCCAGTCTCAGAGTGGATGAGATGATACTTGGGCTTGACTCGCGCAACACTCTCAGTGAAGAATCTCTCTGGCTTAGCGCCAATCTCTAAGCATATTTTCTTCCACCAGTAGCCATGGTCAGTTTCTCCATACAGGATGTAAGCGTGAGCATGAGCAATCTCATGCAAGATGGTATCGCGAACTTCTTCTTCACTGTTGCATTCTATCAGGGGAATAGACAAGTGAATTTGTTGTAAGCGATAAAAGCAACTTCCGAACACTCTTTTTTTACGAGTGAAGTGAAAAGTCCAACCGTGCAAACGATGTTTGGACATGAGAGATTTGGCAAGGTTTTTAGCAAGGATGACGTTCATGAGATTACTATACTCGAAGAGTTGAGGTTGTCAAATAAAAATGAATAAAAAGTGGTGGATCTACTTGGAATCGAACCAAGATTAAAAATATATTTATTCTGATGTCGTTTCCATTAGTGTAATATATGTTATATGAAATGTTTATCTTGTGAATGTGAAACAGAGAATCCTAAATTTTGTTCTCGTAGCTGTGCTGCTAAGTATACCAATAAAATTCCCAAAAGAAAACTGTCAAAGACTTGCGCTCATAAAGATTGCAATTGCATTGTTAGGAATCATCGATCTAGTTTGTGCGAGAAGCATTATCAAGATAACTTTAAAAACAAAAAAGAATTTATTTTAAATACTACCCTCGGCGAGTATCGAGAAAGAAATAAACATTTGCATCCATCATCAGCGAATGTTCAGATAAGAGGCTTTGCTCGCTTTTGGTTTAAAGACTTGACTAAAATGCCATGTGCTTTTTGCAGTTACGACAAACATGTTGAGTTGTGCCATATAAAAGCTGTGTCATCATTTGATGATTCATCTTTGATTAGAGATGTTAATCATAAAGATAATATCATACAGCTATGCCCGAACTGTCACTGGGAGTTTGATAATGGACTAAGAAAAATTGGTGAAGCTGGGTAGAATCGAACTACCATTGTTCCATTACGGTACTACTCGTTAGAAGCGAGTTCCGATACAGCTTCAAAGTTTTACTTTCGTTTAAATACTGATGGTCGCTGAAGAGCAACAATGGTCAAGATGAGAAGATTCACAAGCAAAAAATAAGGGGGATGCATTTTATGATTGGTTTGGGGCAAGGAGCCACTACACTCCCTGCCCCATGTTACCTACTACTATTCCAACTGACCAGCAAGAGCATTCAAACCCTTGGTGGTAATTTTTCGAGTGCCATCAATTCTAATAAAGTTTTTCTTCAGCAAGAAACTTTCAATGTCACGTTGCAGAGTGGTGCGGCTCAAGCCAGTGACTGAACTCAACATGCCCAAAGTGCAGTCGCCTCTTTCTTTCAAGATGGTGAGAACTTCAATTTCAGAATTGCGCAAGCCATTCTTTTCAATGTTCACTAAGCTGCAAAGCTCAGTCCAGTCATCAAGTCCGAATACGCTCTGATTGTTTTTGTTGCAGTATCGCAAGATTTCATCTGAGCGAAGAACTGCACTGCGAGCATTGCCGCGAACACTCTCTGCGACCACTTCAAGCACATCATCTTTAAACTCTACCCAATCTGCTGTTTTGCTAATGATTTGAGCCATTTCGTTGCTGGTGTACGGCTTGAAATCAATGATGGTGAATCGGTCCTTAAGAGGAGCGAACACTTTCTCTTGATCAGTAGTAGCAAACAAATAAGTTTGTTTGTTAAAATCAAACTCTGCAATGTTGTCATTAAAAGCAAACTGCCGCACAGTTGGTCCTTGAGTATTAAACACAGTGAGAAAACTCATCATCAAACTCTTTGGCAAAGCATGACACTCATCAAACAAAACTGTGATTTTATTGTTCATGATCATGGGCACAAAAATCTGATCGAAGAACTGACTAGAGTCTTTAATCGTGGAGCAGTTAATCTCCATGATTGGTTTCTTCAGTGCCTTGGCAAAATTGCGACAAAATTCAGTCTTACCACTGCCCTTTGCAGCATTCATCATGATGAAAGGAATGCGCGTCTCAGAGCTTTGACTGTTGAGATAAAAATCCAACTGTCGTTTGATGTGATCTTGACCAACGAGATTAGAGAAGTTTTCCATTTTAGTGTAGTAGTAGAGTGGAGTGAAGTGGAGTGGTAGAGTAGGTGAGAATCAAAACGTGTCAAGCATCTTCTGCTGACCACTCATTAGCAGAGTCTTGCTCATCGAAGCTGGTCATGCTAAAAGCGATTTTGTTTTCTGGCTCACTTGGTTCTACGATTGTTTTAATGAGAGTCGCTTTTTGCTCAATAGAGATGTCGTTTTCACGCAACCATAGAGTGGACACTTTGATGACTGCATTTTCGCCAACCATAGAAATCAAGTCTTGCAGTTTAACTTTTGCAAAGCTGTTGCTACCAGGAGGACGACCGCGACGTTTAGGAGATGTTGAGTTCATTATTTTAGTATGGGTTAATCAAGAGACTGTCTCGTTGATGGGGGCACAGTACACTAGAGTGGAATGAGGTCAAGGGGTTTTTTCAAGTTTAAATTTTTCTTGGAGAATCAAAAAATTCTCTGCAATCAACATTTTTAAAATTGATATTTAAATTCTTCAATGTCCTCGCCGAAAATTAGTTCCACAATCTTTTTTGAGCTACTAGAATAGTAGCTTTGATAAGCATCATGCACTGTACTATTAACGTGCGGAATTTGTGCGGGTAAATGAGTCAAGCTATATTTAGCTCTCATCTGTTCGTAATCGCTAGAAAGAGTTTCAAATTTTAAAATCTCGTCCAATTGAATTGGTCCTCGCGTCCATCGAGTTTGTGGAAACGCAGCAATGAACTGTTTATTTGCCGCGAACTCGTTCGTAATTTCCAAGAACTCTTCGAAGCTCACATTTTCATCTATGCCGTATAGTTTTGCCAAGTTCATTTTTTTGGCGAAATGATACATGGACACTGCTCGACTCCAAGGATTTCTCACAATGCAAAACGAGAAACTCTTTCTTGCATCTTCGCGCAACACTTTGTAAACTTCCTCTTGCGTGGCATGAGTAGGATCAAACAATCCTTTGTAAACTTTCTTATCTGCTTGAGAAATGAATTTTTGTTCATGCTTTTTAATCAGATTATAATTGCCAAGCAACTGCATCATTGAAGAGCTTGCGTTCTTGGGAATTCTAAGAAACAAAACGTGCAGTATCCATCTTTGGTTGGGTTGCGAGATGAAATTAGAAATATAATCTTGATTGTGTTTATTTGGCAAAATCACGTTCGTAATTTACGATTTTATTAATGCGAGATTGCCACCAAGGGCAGAGGGCGAGCTACGTTGCGCCTCACTCATCCGTTCCACCCTTAGCGGCAAAAGTTGCAAAGTTTGTTTATTTGGAGAAATCACGTTCGTAATTTGGTGCATCAAAAATGGTGGGGATGGAGGGACTCGAACCCTCAAGCCTTTACGGGCGACAGATTTTAAGTCTGTTGTGGTTGCCATTTCACCACATCCCCATTAAAAGTAATATTCTATATGCTTATAATATAGGAGTCTCGAATAATGTCAATGAGTTTTTTCTTATTTGGCAAAATGTTTTTCGTAATTTAGTAGACGCACTGGGACTCGAACCCAGGACCATAAAATTATGAGTTTTGTGCTCTAACCAACTGAGCTATACGTCTATTCGTTGCAGAGGTTGGATTCGAACCAACGACCATCAGGTTATGAGCCTGCTGAGCTACCACTGCTCCACTCTGCAAAAATTATTTGGTGAATAAGCTGGGACTTGAACCCAGGACCGACTGGTTAAAAGCCAATTGCTCTACCAACTGAGCTACTTATTCGTTAAAAAAGTTCTCTTTCTCTATCTTGTAAATATTGTGTAGCACTAAGAGTTTCTCTTTTTTTAAAAAGTTTTTTTATTTTTTTAAAAAGTTTTACCATGCATTATTTTACACTATACTCGCCGCTTGTCGAGCTTGTCTTTGTGTCGTTATTGACGCTGTATTGACTGTTGTATATTTCGGGGTTTGTCATTTGTAATTCGAACACTAAGTTTTCCATCATTTTAAATGTGGAGTGTCGAACTTCATCAGTTCCAGAAAGAAGATGCTCATCAATCAAATCAAAAACTTTGGTAGAGAAGTTTTTCGTTCCTATTTGACTGTAAATGATGTGTTTTTGCGCTGGCATACTATATGCTACCGAGAATCAAAGCAGAGTCAACTAGTTTTTTGATAAAAGTTGTGTTTTGCCTAGAGAAAAAAAACACTTTTGCCATTAAAGTTGTATTTTAGGGGGGTAAAAAGCATACAAAACGTACTTTAAGGCTCCAAACTGGTACTTTAAACGCAAAAAAGGGGGGCTGGAGAGCTTGGATCTGGCGCGAAATGGGTCAAATGTTGTTTTAGTATTAGTTTTTCTTGTTTTAGGGGGGTAAAAAGTGCACCAAAGCTCAAAAAGTTGTATTTTAGGGGGGTAAAAAGGACACTTTAATTGTCTTTTGATTTTTTTTCTAGTTCTTTTACATACTTTTCCCACACGCCAAGCTCCTCTTCTGGCTCTTCTAACGCTGGCTTTTTGGTTAGCGCATCTACCGTTCCATTGATGAAACCCACGATGCTCATGAAAAATGTTATCGTGGCGATGGCTAAACCCACGATGGGAGAGATGATGATGGCTATTGCTAGCGTTAAGAATTTAAAAAAGATGTTCATAAAATTAAAAGTGTGACAAAATGTCGCACAAATTGCTCTAAATGTGACAAAATGTCACTTAAATCGTGCAAAATGCGGCATCCTAACATAAAAAGGTTAAAAAGAATTTTAATTGGTGGACTTCTCCACTCTCTCCCACCAACCTCTCTCTTCTTCTCTCAAAGAATCTTTTTTTCTTCTCTTTCTCTAGTATCATTTCTATATAAGAGAGTTGTTTTAATTGTAAAGAAAGAGAGTTTCTTTTTGTTCTTATAGGAGAAGATGTTCTAGAAGGGAAAGGGAGATGTTTAGGGGGGTTATTTTAAGGGAGAAAAGGGGTTGAGAAAGATAGCGGGAAACGCCATAAAATCTTTCATAAAATTGATGATTGAAGCAATAGTTTTAGAGGCGAATTTTTAGTATAAAAAAGAGTAGTTTTCAGGGCAAAGATTAATCTCTTATAATAATTGCGTAAAGATCCTTGTTTAAACTCACAGAATCTTTCCAGAGTATTTACACAAAGCTATTAATATAATTAAAAACAACTCTCTTGCCCCGAAAACTATTTGTAATTACTCATTTGGAGTTTTTTCGTCATTAGTAATTTCATAATCGTTAAAAATGTACTCAAATAAGAATTCTTCATCTTTTTTTGAGAATTCCCCATTATCATCGCTAGATTGTAATGTCAATTCTTTTTGCAATAATTCTTTGTACATTTCATCTTCATATTTTTGCATTTTATTAATAAGCGTTTTATACTCATCAATTTTAATCATTTGTTCGTCAGTGTATTTGTAGTCTCCAATTTGTTTCATAATTTAATTTAAAGGTAATTCGTGCTCATTTCCAATAACTTCATTAACTACTTGTAATAATTCTTGTGGTTTGCCATCTACAAATCTATAAGTTATAATAGGCAATAAATTTTTTAAAGCTTTAATTCTATAAGCTCCAGTTAAAACATCATAAATAATAGTTCCAATATTAAAATCAGGATCATTTTCATAAATAGTTTTAACAATGTCTCCCTCGTAAATTTCAACGCCTTTTGAATCTGTCAATCCTGTCCATTGTTGGACGGGATGCAAATATTGATGTAAGTAACGATCAGAGTAATCAAAATTATTTAACCAAAAGTAACAAAACTTCTGATGATCAGGAATATATACCCTAAATTTTAATTGTCTCATATAGTTTATTTTCTTATAGTTTATTCTACCGAAGTTTAACTATTCGGCGTTTTTCATAACGGGAGAATTGGCGCTCTCCTATAATCTTCAGATAAGATTCATTCGAATGTTGTAAAATGCGTTGCTAATGATTGTTGATTTTAGCTTGAAGTTCAAACATAGTTTAGAGTACTGAGATTTGAGCGGAAATCAAGATGTTTCTGTAAAATATTTTTTGATCATTTTTTATTCGAAGTAATTTTTTACAGAATCCCATACAGAACCCCTTACAGAATTCCTTACAGAATTACGAATATCAGAGTTATTCATTGCTTTATTTTATTAGAGTTCATTTGCGAAGTAATCCCTTACAGAATTCCTTACAGAATGCCATACAGAACTCCCTACAGAATCCCATACAGAATCCAATACAGAATCCCCTACAGAAACCCTTACAGAAACCCATACAGAACTCGCTACAGAAATCCATACAGAATCCCATGCAGAACTCCCTACAGAACTCCCTACAGAACTCCTTACAAAACTCCTTACAGATCCCTCTACAGAATCATTAATTTTATTCATAATTATTTTTGTTTGAAATAATCTCTTACAGAATCTGCTATAGAAGTTCTTATAGAAGCCAATACAGAATCCTCTACAGAATCCCTTACAAAACTCCTTACAGAACTCCCTACAGAATTCCCTATAGAATTCCCTACAGAATTCCATACAGAACTCAATATAGACTTCCTTATAGCATCGTTAATTTTATTCATAATTATTTTTGTTTGAAATAATCTCTTGCAGAATCTCTTACAGAATCCCCTACAGAATTCCTTACAGAATCCCATACAGAACTCAATACAGAATTCCATACAGAATTCCATACAGAATCCTCTACAGAATCCTCTACAGAACTCGCTACAGAATCCCATACAGAATCTGCTACAGAATCCCCTACAGAATTCCATACAGACCACCTTACAGAATCCCTTACAGAATCGTTAATTTTATTCATAATTATTTTTGTTTGAAATAATCTCTTGCAGAATCCCCTACAGAACTCCCTACAGAATCCCATACAGAATCTGCTACAGAATCCCCTACAGAATTCCATACAGACCACCTTACAGAATCCCTTACAGAACTCCATACAAAACTCCATACAGAATTCCTTACAGAATTCCTTACAGAATTACTTACAGCATCGTTAATTTTATTCATAATCATTTTGTTTAAAATAATCCCTTACAGAAGCCTGTACAAAATCCCATACAGAATCCCCTACAGAGCGCAATATAGAATCCCCTACAGAATGCCATACAGAATCCCCTACAGAATCCCCTACAGAACGCCCTACAGAAACTGCTATAGAATTATATACAGAATTCCATACAAAATTACTTACAGAATTACTTACAGAATCATTTACAGGATTCATTACAGACCACCATACAGAATCTCTTACAGAACGCCCCACAGAACTCGCTACAGAAGCCCATGCAGAATCATCTACAGAAACCCTTATAGTATTGCTAATTTTATTCAAGTTCATTTTATTTGAAAGCAATCTTTTACAGAACTCTCTACAGAATCCCTTACATCAACTCTTACAGAACTCTTTATAAAACGTCCTACATCAACTCTTACAGAACTCTTTATAGAACGTCCTACATCAACTCTTACAGAACTCTTTATAGAACGTCCTACAGAACCCCATACAGAACCCCTTACAGAATTCCATACAGAATTCCATACAGAATTACTTACAGAATTCCATACAGAATTCCATACAGAATTACTTACAGCATCGTTAATTTTATTCAAGTTCATTTTATTTGAAAGTAATCTTTTACAGAATCCTCTACAGAGCGCAATATAGAATCCCCTACAGAATGCCATACAGAATGCCATACAGAATGCCATACAGAATGCCATACAGAATCCCCTACAGAACTCACTACAGAACTCCATACAGAATGATTTACAGAATTCCATGCAGAACTCCCTACAGAATCACATACAGAATTCACTACAGAAGCCCTTACAGTATTGCTAATTTTATTCAAGTTCATTTTATTTGAAAGTAATCTTTTACAGAATCCTCTACAGAACGCTCTACAGAACTCACTACAGAACTCACTACAGAATCAGTTCTTTTTTTTATTAGTAATCCAATCGGGCAATTGTAGAGCATTCATTTCATTTATATATTCTTGAAGCGATAAAATTTCTTTATTTGTTTCGTCTATCAAAAACTTTTTGAGTTCAGCAAAAGCTTTTTTTGGTCCAATTTTTCGATGGAAGTGATAGAATCCCATGTGACATGGTCTAGGTACATGATCAATGCGCTCAATATCAGATCTTTTATAGCTTACGCACCACTCTTTTCTTATTCTATTATATCTAATATTTAGTGTGTCAGTTTTCATTATTATTAATTATTAATTGGCGAAAGTAACGAAGAAGCCAAACGTCTACTTTTTGTTCTGAAATGTCTCCTACAGAACTCCCTACAGAACTCCCTACAGAATTCACTACAGCTTTACGAATGTTAAAATAGGTCATTGTTTTATTTTATTGAAGTAATCTTTAACAGAATCTTTGATAGAATCACTTACAAAACGCCCTACAGAATCCCATACAGAACTCCCTACAGAATCCCCTACAGAATTCCATACAGACCACCTTACAGAAACCCTTACAGAACTCGCTACAGAATCCCATACAGAATTCCTTACAGCAACGTTAATTTTATTCATAATTATTTTTGTTTGAAATAATTCTCTACAGAACTCCATACAGAATCGCTTACAGAACTCCCTACAGAATCTGCTACAGGATTCATTACAGACCACCATACAGAATCTCTTACAGAACGCCCCACAGAACTCGCTACAGAATCCCCTACAGAATCCCCTACAGACCACCTTACAGAACTCCATACAGAATCCCTTACAGAATCCCTTACAGAATTTTCAATTTTATTCATAATTATTTTTGTTGGAAATAATTCTCTACAGAAATCAATACAGAATCCCTTACAGAACTCCCTACAGAATCCCCTACAGAATCCCCTACAGACCACCTTACAGAAAACCCTACAGAACTCCATACAGAACTCCATACAGAATTCCTTACAGCAACGTTAATTTTATTCATAATTATTTTTGTTGGAAATAATTCTCTACAGAACTCCACACAGAATCCCACACAGGATCCTCTACAGAATTCCATACAGAATCCCTTACAGAATCCCTTACAGAATCCCATACAGCATAACTTACAAAACTCCTTGTAGAATCCCATACAGAATCCCCTACAGAATCCCATATGGAACCCGCTACAGAATCCCATACAGAATTCCTTACAGAATTACGAATGTTAAAGTTGTTCATTCCTTTATTTTAGTGGAGTTCGTTTTGAAAAGTAATCCCCTACCGAATTCCATACAGAACTCCCCACAGAAACCCCCACAGAAACCCCCACAGAAACCCACACAGAATCCCATACAGAATCCCTTACAGAATCCCTTGCAGAATCCCTTACATAATTGCTTACAGAAACCCTTACAGAAGCCCTTACAGAAGCCCTTACAGAATACCTTGTAGAATTTTCAATTTTATTCATAATTATTTTTGTTGGAAGTAATCTTTTGATTTCTCATAATCAGGAATATATACTTTAAATTTTAATTATCTCATATAAGTTATTTATTTTTTTGCGGTTTAATGAAAAAATGATGACCTGCGCCCAAACAAGCTTTGCAAGAAATTTCTGCAAAATAATCTTCCATTCCAGAACCATCACAAATTGAGCAAGAGTTGTTTATTTCCATCAGTTCTTTCTCATAGTTATCTAGTTTTGATTGTTTCACAGCATCCGCTAAAGATAAAAAAACTTGGCCTGCATCTACTAAAACTTCATCATACTCATCAGGTTCCCAACGTCCACCAGAATGCATCTTCACAGTAGATCGAATCCAAACTGGTTTATGCATAGTGCGATCTATAATGCCTCTGATGGGAATTTCCATAATTACTGAATAATAAGCAAATTCCCCGTCAGAATAAATTCCTTCACTCCTCTTAAGCGTCCAATTAGAAACTTCTTGGGCGAGATTCAAGTCTTGATCTGTTGCAGAAAGAAATTCTTCTAATTCGCAAGATAATTGAGGCATTTTAATAGTTTGAATTTTGAGCATGATTGAGCATACTTCAATCGATATGGAAGTCAAGAGGTTTTCGGGGAATTTTGCTGAATAGTTAATCGTTGATTTTATTCGAAGTAATCATCTACAAAATCGCGTATAGAACGCCGTACAGAATCTTTCATAGGATGCACTATAGTATCCCATATATCGCTCCATACAGATATTTCTACAGAATTGCTTATAAAAGAACCTATAAAGCTTCTAATATTAAATATCTCAGTATAATTAATTTCATCATTCATAATTATTTTTGTTTGAAATAATCGAAATAATCTCTTGCAGAATCTCCGACAGAACTCCTTACAGAACCCTTTACAGAATGCCATACAGAACTCGCTACAGAAACCCATACAGAAACCCATACAGAACTCCCTACAGAATCCCTTACAGAACTCCTTACAGATCCCTCTACAGAATCATTAATTTTATTCATAATTATTTATTTTTGTTCGAAGTAATCGATTACAAAACCTACGACAAAATCCTCTACAGAATCATCTACAGAACTCCCTACTGCGTAACTCATTGATTTTGAACGACTTACGCGAACAGAACTCACTACAGAACTCCCTACAGAATTATATACAGAATTCCATACAGAATTACCTACAGAACTCACTACAGAACTCCATACAGAATGATTTACAGAATTCCATACAGAACTCCATACAGAATCCCTTACAGAACTCCTTACAGATCCCTCTACAGAATCATTAATTTTATTCATAATTATTTTGTTTGAAATAATCTCTTACAGAATCTTCTATAGAATCTCCTATAGAATCTCTTGTAGAATCTCTTACAGAATCCCCTACAGAAATCCTTATAGAATAACGTAGATCATCCTCGACAGAATGTGATATAATATTATATATAGGATTCGCGACAAACTCTATTATAGAAGTTCTAGGAGAATTCCACATTAAATTCCACATATTGTCATTAATTTTATTGATATTAATTTTGTTCAAAATAATCTCTTGCAGAATCTGCTATAGAAGTTCTTATAGAAGCCAATACAAAATCCCCTACAGAACTCCTTACAGAACTCATTAAAGAATGCCATACAGAATCCCCTACAGAATTCCATACAGAATTACTTACAGAATTCCATACAGAATTACCTACAGAATCCCCTACAGAATTCCATACAGATTTATTAATTTTATTCATAATTATTTATTTTTGTTCGAAGTAATCTCTTGCAGAATCATCTACAGAATCCCCTACAGAACTCCATGCAGAACTCGCTACAGAACTCGCTACAGAACTCGCTACAGAATCCCATACAGAAACCTCTACAGACCTCCTTACATAACTCCTTACAGAATCCCTTGCAGATCCCTCTACAGAATCATTAATTTTATTCATAATTATTTTTGTTCGAAGTATTCCCCTACAGAACTTCCTACAAAATCCCTTATAGACTCCCATCCAGAATCTAATAGAGAATTCATTACAAGCTCCCATATAGAATCGTCTACAGCATTAATTATAGAATGCCATGCGTCATTCTCTATAGAAGTGCATATAGAACTACCTATGCTTGCAGCTTCACGAATAGTGGAGTCGTTCATAATCATTTTTGTTCGAAGTGATCCCTTACAGAACTCCTTACAGAATCAAACTCTACAGAACGCGATACAGAAACCTCTACAGAACGCGATATAGAAGCCTCTACAGAAATCCTTATAGAACGCGATACAGAAACCTCTACAAAAACCCATATAGGATCCTCTACAGAATCCTTTACAGAATCCTTTACAGAATTCCATACAGCTTTACGAATGATAGTACTGTTCATTGCTTTATTTTAGCGGAGTTTGTTTTGAAAGTAATCTTTTGTAGAATCCTCTACAGAATCCAATACAGAATTCCATACAGAATCTTCTACAAGATCCCTTACATAACTCCTTACAGAAACCGCTACAGAAACTGCTATAGAATTCGATACAGAATTCCATACAGAATTCGATACAGAATTACTTACAGAGTCCTCTACAGAATCCTCTACAGAATCCCATACAGCTTTATAGACGCTAATGTCATTCATTGCTTTATTTCAGCGGAGGTCGTTTTGAAAGTAATCTTTTGTAGAAGCTTGTACAGAACTTCCTACAGAACTCTCTACAGAATTATATACAGAACTCCATATAGAATCCCATGCAGAATCCCATACTAAACATCCTACAGAATCCCATACAGAATCCCATACAGCTTTACGAATATTAAAATTGTTCATTGCTTTATTATTAATTTTTATTTGAAGTGATCTCTTACAGAATCTGCTACAGGTCTTTTTATAATGATACTCATATTATAAAAAGAGTCATTATTCCATACAGCATAATCTGTCAACATCCATATTTTAAATCCTACATTCCTCCGAACTTCAAGATTAGAAGAATTTAAAGATTTTCCACATCGTTGTTATTCATTTTATTATAATAAAAAGGCTCTCTGAAGTTGTATTTCAGAGAGCCTTTAAATTCCCTACAGAATTCCCTAGAAATTAATTAATCAGCTACATTTCGCTTAGCTTGAGCGATGTAATCGTATTCTTGTTGAATGCCAATTACATAAGTGCCAGGCACAATGTCAATGGTAGTGTGACGCTCAGCCATTACACAACTAATATTAGTAGGAACAGAGCTATTCATGTAGCGCTTGCCAGTAGTCTTGGAGTTATAAAAAACAACTCCAGGCTTATTAGCAATAACGTGATGATTTCCAGTGACTTCGCTATTAGCCACGATAACGGATGAAGTTGCATGACTCTCTGCAATGACATCATCAGGAAGACTAGAGCACTGAGCCACAATGCATTCGCCGTGAAGAATAATTTTCTTTTTAATATTGGTGATTTTCTTTTTCATATATTTGCTTATTGTTTGTTGTTGGATGTTTAATTAAGCGATGCCCACAATTTCATGATCTGATAAGTCAATGCCTCCAAGTCGTTCTGCAATAGCCTGTTTAAGATTCTTACACTCTGGAGAGACACTTTCGACATGCCACACTCCAACAGTTTGATTAAGCATCTTCAGGTGAGGAGCATAATCAATGCCTGAGTACAAAGCGGCCATGTCCCAAAGTTCATACTCACTCTTAGTCCACCACTCTTGATCAGGATAGTTTTCGTAAGAGTCAATCTTCTTGCCAAAAGAGAGCATTCTTTCAACTCCGAATTTACGAACAAACTCCATTTTGTGGTCTGCATTGTCCAGAGTATTGTACTGATCAAGAGTGAGTTCATTGCTTGGAGTAACTGCCAACCACTCAGGAACTCTCGTTCCGTTGAGGATGAAGATACTGTTTAGTCCATAACCATCGTAAGCAATGGCTGGACCACCGTCACAGTGAGTCACATTGTCTTCATTGAGGTGAATCACAGTAGGCTTTTGACTCACAACCACTGCCGTCGGCATTGGATAAATCTGCCCAAGCTTATGAGTCGAATGCCAGATAGCATAATTCTCACTCGCTTCTTTGAAGTCAATTCCTACTTCATCTTTGAAGAAGTCGTAGAAGCTCCAAACGTTCGCGTCGAACGATCCGTTGAGATACGGAGTGGTATAAGTCTCAATCTCCATTTTAAGTCCTTTGACAAAGTATTCTTCAACTTTCGCAGGAACATCTTTCACTTCAACACCAGCTTTAAGGAAGTGACAAGCAACCCAAGCTTCTACTGGATTATTAACAATAATAACTGGAGTAGTCTCAGTTTTGAGCAAATTAGTTTGCACTTTGTGAATGATGCTCACAGTTTCATCGTAGTCAAGACGATCAGTGTTAATGCCAATTGCAAGCCACTTTTTAGTGTATTCTGGCATTTTGGCAGTTTGTTCTGGAGTAAGGGATTCAATCATTGTTTTGTTTTGTTGGTTTGTATTTTGTTTTGTTGATGCAATTTTTATTATGTTGAACATTACCATGGAAGAGTTTCCTTGTCAACGTTTTTTCAAAATTCTTCAATCGTATTTAAGATTAATGATTTTTTAATTTTATTAAAAATGATTTTCATTTTGTGGAACTTTATCAGACATTAAAGCTTCAATGATTTTTTCAGCATTCTCGTTAAAGCTGGGGTATTGAAGTTGACTAAATTCTGATCCATGTTTAGCGATTAAAGCTTGCCAATCTGCTAATGCTTCTGGGGAAATTTGCACTTTAGATGGTCGAGCTTCACTAGCTTCTCGAATGATTTGAATCAAAGACTGACACTTGTCGCGAGCAGCAGCAATAATTTCAGCGTTGCGAGGATAAATAGTACTGCGCATGGAGACTCCTCCTTTGTCAGATACTTTTACCAACCACCAACCAGCAGAGAGTCCTTGATAACCCCAAGGATCATTGACTGGCGCGTATTTTTTACCCCGCTTTTTATAAACAATTTCTGCGGACTTATCTTGAATATTAGAATAGGCACTCATGTCCTATATTTTACCACTCATTCAGAAAGAGTCAAGGATTTTCAATCAATTTTTGGGAATTTTTCCCAGAGCTTCTAATATTCCCAGTAGTCGAATGACCATGTTGTTCATCCAAATATTAAAGCCAACATCAATATCAACTTTAACAGTATCTCCATCAATAATTTCAATGATTTTACAATTATACTGATACATTTTATTTTTTAAAGAATTTAAATGGATCAGATGCAAATTTCATTCCAATGTTCACAATGCCAGTAATCACTTCTGGTGAGATGACTCCTATAATGCCATAAGTAACTGCTTTGTAAAGACTAGAAATATCTGTCTGCTCTAAAACAAACCATGCAACACCACTGCTGATAGCAGCAGTGATGATGCGTTTGATTTGATTAGCTATGGTTAAATTAGAGTCGGATGATAATAATCTTGCCAACATTGCTCCAGCCCCAATCAAAGGAACAATCCATCCATGTTCTATGAATTCCTTTAATAATGACTTTTCTGTTTCCATATATATCTTTACAGTATATAACAAAAAATGAGGTTAAATACTAGCATTTTGTTCGTAATATTGTATTAATATTTCAGTTGTAAAGTAATCTTTTACAGAAGAACTCACATTATTTCTTATGGAGTTATGTATAGTTCTTATATAATCTTTTCTAGAGTCCCAAATCTCATAATCTGATAATGGGAATATTGTACTACATACTGTCCTCCACATAGAATCTTTTGTAGATTTTCATGCAGATGCTCGAATTGTATCTATTGAAATGTTGTCAGTCACGTTTCAAGTCCAACCTAAAGCTTCACTAACGACAGGGAACTCTTGTATAAATATATCCTTGATTCCTACGACAATTTCTCTGTGTTCCTTTTGCGTATCTTCCTTTGCTCTCAATTCGATGTAATGAATCCAGCTGCGAAGTGTGCCTGTCATATACATGGTAGTCTGCGTAGTTAATGGCAACACCATTCTAGCGCATTCTTTAGCAACACCAACTTCAATTAATGCGTCATACGCTTTAAGACTACTGCCAAGCGCATTATTGACTAATTCAAGTTTTTCTGGCGATAAATCGACTTTAGCATCACCAACTTGTCTATTGGTTTGGCCTTGCATTCGCCATTGAATATCCTCTAACTTTGTAGCTACACTGTATCTTTGACTGAATTCCTGAAATGCGAAAGATCTATGTCTTAGAATTTGTGCGGCAATAGCTCTACTTGTAGTAATTTCAATAGTAACACTTGCCATTTCAAATGGACTCCAATGTTGATGTTTAATTAGATATTTGAGAAGTCTTGGTGCGGTTTCAGTATTCATCTGATTAGATGGATTACTTACTCTTGCACAGTACGAAACAATATCTTCAGCATTATGCAATCCTTCGACTCTTGGTGAAGTTGCAGCTATTAGTTTAATATTCATATTTTAATTCGTAAGTTTGTTTTATTATATCGCTACAAGTATTATTTTTTAATCTATTAATTGTAGATAAACTTAATGGACAATTATCAGCTAATTTTCTTAAAGAATCAGCAAACCAAATTTCTTCAGTTTTTTTATTTATCAATTGACATTTAAGAGCGTTGGGTGGTATTTTACCTTTCCACCAAGCTAGTTTTAGTAGACGAGGATCTTCTTCTTTCGTCAAGCCTTTATTCCATCTTGGAGTAGCTAGAAAATTTTTCATTCTCTCTGCTTTATGGTTTTCATCTTGTTTTTTTCCAAACATTGGATTTTTTTCGCCTAATCTAGATTCTGACATTTTACGCTTATATTCTTCGCTTCTTTTTTTACCAGTGTTGGATTTTGCAATTTTATCTATATGTTCTTGACTTAACTTTCTTCCTGATTTTAATTCCGATATTTTAAGCTTTGCTTCTTCAGTATGCTTATACCCCGAAGGTCTATCTGATTTCATACAGTTATTAAATCCAAGTGTTCTATCGTAACACTTAGTTTTATCCATCCAAAACTGTTCCCTGTCTAACAAAAATTCAACATCACATTGCTCTAAAATTTCCCAAGTAAAATTATCTTCACCGTATATATCGTAAGATGCTTGAAGATGTCTATTTATATGATTTTTATTTTTTAATTTTTTAAAATGATTATCAATTCTTTTTATTATATTAAATGATGAACCTATATAAATTTTTTCATTTTTTAAACATTTGATTTTATATATCCCGCTTATTTTATCCATATAATTTATTACACATATATTTTATGAATGTGAGACATGATGTCAGCATCTATTAATGAGTGATACTTTATTTTTCATAGTTTAGTCTGTAGAGTTCAAGTTCAGCGCAAACGCGGCTTTTACAATTATTATTTTGCGCAAGAAAAACACTGTGAAAGTGACCGCAAAAATGTTTATCGGGCTGACATAAACGAATTAATTCGGAAATATTTTTTCTCTCTTCGCAGCACTCTGCCCAAAGAGTTGCATCGTCAATTTCCCAGCTACGAATTGGACCTTTAGTAGTTGGACCATTCCAATTTGGAGCGGAGTGAGTGATTAAAACATCACATTTTTGCGCTTTTTCAGGAATTAAAACAAACTCCTCTCCTCTCCACCAGTCTATTCCTTCTTGTCTAACTTTTCGGTCGATGGATATTGCTCCACCCACGAAGAAGAATTTAATTCCTTCGATTTCTCGAAACGAATAATCTTCCAAAAGCTCAAAATTAGATAGTTTAAAATTACCATGAAAAAAATCAGGATTGCTATGATTGCCGCGAATGCTCAAGTATTGAATATTCCTGCTTAAGAATACACTATTTAAATCGCAATACAAATCCAAAGATCTATAATTATCTAAAAATCCTTCTCCACCATCGCCAACATGAAGTATGTAAGAGTCGCGCAAGTCAAATTTATTAATAATTTTTAATAATTCACTGTATTGACCATGATTATCGCCAAGAATATAAATGTCCATATTATTTTAATCTAGAAAAGATGAAGTTTTCAATCTAGTGCAATAGTAGCCCATCATGATGATTTGTCAAGAGTATTTGATACTTGATCAGGATGCAAGAGATGATTTTTACTCATCAAAGTTAAAAGAGCATTGTCGATGATCGTCAGACTGAGCAATAATATTTGTGATGTTAATAATTTCTTTAATCATCACAACGTCTTTTGGAAAAGCCTCGCATATTGATGCATAACTTTCAAAAGCTTTTTGACGAATTGAAGTGGAAAAAGCGCCAATTCGATTGCCACTGTGAATGATTTCGTATCTAGTTTTAGTATTCATAAATGAAAAAGCAGTCCCAAGATGGGACTGCTAAATGTTTTAGTTCCGCAAGTATAGAGAGAATTTCTCAGTTGTCAATTATTTTTTAACAACGGGAGCAATTCCAGTGTCTTTTGCTTTGCCAATATTAAGTGCAGCAAAATCAATGATTTTATAGAGTTTTGCCCAGCGAGATCCTGGTTTAGGAGTTGGAGTGATTGCAGCCACTGCTGATGCTGCTGTAACAACAGCAGTAACAACTGGAAACCATGGCTGAGCTTTAAAGATTTGAAGAAGAAGGTCCATAATACTATTTATTACACTAATATTTATTCAAAAGTACGAATTCTACTGCGAATTTGTGAAATGTGGCGTTTCTTTCGCAAAACAGCACCTCCTTCTCGACTACCTTCACCGTCAGTATTGCCCTCTATTGTTTGAACATAACCAGAAGAATCCACTCCCGAAATTGCTAATCCAATGTGCGAAAAAGTAAAGATTACAATGTCGCCAGATTGAATGTCATTGTTGTGTGGTTTTTGCAGTTTGATAGAATCATTTTCTTCTCTAGCCCACTTTTCAAAACCCCATGCGCTAGCAGTTGTTGGTCTAGAAAAAGAATATTTAGAGTTTTTCATAGTCTCCCTGAATAACCAACAAATAAAGGCAGCGCAATTACCAGTTAAAAATGGAGTGCCTTTGCTATCTCTAACAATAATAAGACCCTTGGGCATTGTTACGCAATATAATTCAATTTTTTCATTGTATTCATGAATATTAGATGCTTGGAGCGTTCTAGTTTTTTTATTTCCAAGAGAAATTTCAAAACATGTTTTGCCACTTTTAACTGTTCTACGAGAGCTATTTGGATGCATACCCGCCATAATGCCCATTGCTACAAAAATATCATGATTTTGTTCTCGACACGTACTAATATTTTTTCTTTCATAACATCCATCCCAAAAAGAATATCTCTCTAAAAAGAATTTCATTTGTTCTGAACATAAAGAAAAAACCCATTCCCATTTAAATTCCTTATAATCAGAGAAAATTTCATCAAAGTATTCTGGAATGTGAAATTCAAATGTTGTTAATGGCTTTTTACTATTTCCATAAACTTTTTTAGCTTCATAAAATGAACCATTATGACATTTTAAAACTTCAACTTTACGATCTTTACTAACTTGTATGCGAATTTTTTGTTTATGATTTTCACTTCTTTGATGAAAAGATCCGTCTGCCACAAAAGCTGCAATAAAATCCAAATCTAATTCAGAATACTTTTGATTATATTTTGAAGCTATAAAACAAGATGGGATGCTTACAAATGATTGAATTTCAGACAGCGCGATTAAATCTGGAGAAGAATTTCTTTTATTTTTAGAAGCAAAAAATTCATGATTCTTGTCGCATATAAAATTTAGCCCCCTAGCTTTAACTTGAGAGGCATTATCTGTTGTTTTATGAATATAATCAGTTGGATAGTCAAAAGTAATGTCTAAATTGCTTTGATCTACTTGAGCTATTTTGATTTTTTCTTTTGAAGAAACGATTTTTTTTAAACTGCGCCAGCCATTTTCAGTTAAAATATCAACTGATTCATCAAAACACCAAGGCCAGCTAGCATTTGGACTTAAAGTTGTTGCTGATTTATATTCATTAACTCTTGGACCACAATTTGTTCCGTCAACTTCTTCAACTCCCACTTCTTCTCTTGCAAGCTCTACAAGTTTTTTAGCCAAGGAATTAGTTTTAACAACTGAAACACTCACTGATTCTTTGAGAGCGGGAGTTAGTTTATCAGCAATAGCTTGCCAAGTAGCGGGACCAGCAATTCCATCCACTTCTAAATTTAAAGATGCTTGAACTCTTTTGATTAAAGATTGAATATTCATATTAGACTGTTTCTTCTATCGGTACTTCTGTTAAAACTTCTGGAATCTCCTCAATGACAAGGGGAGCTTTAGGAGCATTTTGCATAGCTATCCACTCTCTCAATGGAACAATAGCATTGATGACTGCTTGATAAGCAATGCCCACTTCTGGAACATCGTAAGCTGCTTGAAACAAAGAATCAGTAGAGATCACTTCCAATCCTGAAGATGGACCAATTTCTTGAATGTCTGGATTATAAGGAAGAGCTTCAATATAAATTCGCCCCGAATTAACTGCTGGAGCATGAATATTAATGTTATAAAGCCACAGATCAAAGAATGATTTTTCTTGAACTGCGGGAATATTTGTTGGGTTTTGTGCTGGAATTGCCATAATTTATTTTATTATTATATTATTGTTTCATTATATTATACACTCATCATTTTAAACGTGTAAAAATATTCATGCATCCTCGTTTTCTTCAGTCTATGATTCACTCTGAAAAATCTTCAGTTCTTGCTGATTGGCAGAGTTATCAAACTAATGTTTTAGCTGCACTTGCGAGCGCAACTTCTTTTGTAGATTTTAACGATCATTTAATTAGAGAATTTAATCGTAGAGTTTATAATTTAAGATTTTTTAGTTTGCTCATTACTCCTTATGATGCTGGCTTTAGACTCGCTGGCCTCACCGTTAATCAGCTGAATTAAATTCTTTAGTTTGTGGAGGTGATGCTCTAGTATATGGTTCGGATAGTCTTGTTTATGACGCGTAAAGTATAACTTTTTAAATTAAATTTAGTCTTTTTTAAATTAATTAATATGATCGAACAATTATTATCAATTTTCTGTGCAACATTAGTTGGATTATCCACTAGTTTAAGTCCAAAATATAGTGGAAATCAGCTTAGTTTTACACCAAAGTACACTATCAAACTAACTGGAACTCCAGTTTGGAATAGCATCAATGATGTTAAAGAAGCAACTAATAATAAAGTAAAAATTATAGGCAACGTAATTGATTTGCAAGGAGGATGTTTAGACGGCTCCAATTTGAAAAAATCATCAAATAGTCAAAATGAATCTAATACTCCAATTAGATTATACCTTTCTAATTATACTTTAAAAAATGGCTATATAGTAAATATTCCTGGAGGAATCGTTGTTCAAGTTCCTAATGTAACAATTGAAAATATATTGTTTACTGGAGTTAGCGAAGATTATATTTCAAATATTAAAGATAAAAGTTATAATTTTAAAATTTTAAATTGTAAATTTTATAACAACTCAAAAGGAGATAAGAGTTGTCAAATTAATGGAGCGGTAGGATTAATCATTAAAGACTGCTATATAACAGGAGGCATCACTGCTATTAGAATAGGTGAGAGTACGTCCAGAAAACATGGCGATGCTAAAGTGGAAAACTGCTTTATTGAAAATGTGCCAACTTTTTTAAATATAGATGGTAAAACTCAAGTATTTGTAAAAAATAATACATTAAAAAATGTAGATAAAAAATACATTATTAGACGAGGATCAGCAGTTCATGAATAAATAAAAAAAGTGCAATCCTTGCGAATTGCACTTTTATAAATAACGGATGCGGAGAGATTCGAACTCTCGGTAGCTCTCGCTACGGCAGATTTCAAGTCTGCTGACTTAGACCGCTCGACCACACATCCTAAAAGTAGACTCAATTGGACTTGAACCAATGACCTTCGCTTTATCAAAGCGATGCTCTAACCAGCTGAGCTATGAGTCTTTGGAGCGGGCAGCGGGAATTGAACCCGCATAGCTAGTTTGGAAAACTAGGACTTTACCACTAAGCTATACCCGCAAAGAGCGATGAGAGAGAGATTCGAACTCTCGGTAGCTTTTAAGGCTACGGCGCTTTAGCAAAGCGCTACTTTAAACCTCTCAGCCATCCCATCTTAAATTAGAACTTAACTCCTACGCCAGCAGATACTCCCCAAGCTTTGTCCTTGTTGTCTGTATCCAGAGCAAAGCTGTAAGAAGTTTCAACGAACAAATCGACTCGCTGAGAGAGAGCCACAGTAACTCCACCACCAAGAGAAGCGCTCCAAAATGCTTGATCAACTTCATAGTCTACTCCTGCTAAACTATAAATTCCAAAGGTTTGGCTAACTGGCACTGTGTAAAGAGCGCTCAAACCAAGTGTAAATGTCTCATCTTCAAGAGCGAGAAGAGATGCTCGTAAGCCTACACTATCGATGCTCAAAGTTTCAATGGAAACTCCGCCACCATAAGTTGCATCAGCATCTTCATTCAAAAGAGATGCTGCAAATGCATTAACTTTCACGCTTGGTTCATAAGCTACAACTTGTGGAAGAGGCGGCTCTCCTGCTTGCAATGCAGAAATAGAGGAAACGAGGGCAAATACGATTGCTTTAATTGTGTTTTTCATATGTGTTGTTGTTTTGTTTTCTTGATAATAACTACTCATTAGTATCAAAAATTATTTAAAATCAAAGTGAGAAAGAACTTCCTTTTCTAAAGAGTAAAGTATTCATCCAGTCTCTTTGAGCTTGAGAGAATTTATCATTCTTCAAAATGAAATAGAGGGTTTTTTGATCTGATTCACTCTCAATGGAGAGATTCATTAGTTTTTTAATGAGATTTTGATCAGATTGTAGAGAGGTGAAATCGCTTGTATCAATCATATTATTATAAAAATTGCAGGCTTAGCAGGATTCGAACCTACAACCCATGGTTTTTGGAGAACCACACTCTGCCAATTGAGCTATAAGCCTGTTATTAAAGTGGCTCCCACAGTAGGATTCGAACCTACAACTTATTCCTTAACAGGGAATCGCTCTGCCGTTGAGCTACATGGGAATGTTTAGATGGTTTTTAGGTTTTGGAAGAGCCATATAGATATATTACTGAATAGGATTGCATTTTTCAAAAATGAATTCCATGATGTTCATATCTATCTTTTTAAAAGACTGCAAACTACAAAGAGTTTTTGGCATTTTGTCAGTGATGTCTGGAAATGATTGATCATATGGAATTTCACTATTATTAATAAATAGATAGCATAAATAATACAAATGAGCATTTGCTCTTTGAGCGTATTTTTTATCACATCCCAGATTCCACCGTTTGACCAATTTAATTGCACGAAATTCGCAATCATGTTCAATAGTTAAAATTTGCCAAAAAGAACTCCAACTATTCATAGAGACTGATTTAGATTTTAAATCACAATAAAAAGAATCATCATGACCATCTCTCCATAAAGGGATTCTATTAACTGCTTGCATCAAATGAGAAAATTCATGAACAAAAGTATCCTCGAAAAGCTCATCTTTTCTAGCCACAACCATTGTGTCTCCATCGCAATATCCCAAACAATTCCCGCCATTGCGAACATAAAATGTTGGTCGAATGTCTATTTTTTTATTGTGCTTGCGAGCATATTTACAAGCCCAACTATGAAAAACTTTAAAATTAGGAGAAAATTTATTCATTGATTGTGAGTAATGAATAAACTAAAAATCCTAGACAAAATAATAAACTACATAAAAAAAAAGTAAACATAAAAATTGGTGGGTAGAGTAGGATTTGAACCTACGAAAGCGATTACGCTAACAGATTTACAGTCTGCTCCATTTGGCCTCTCTGGCATCTACCCGAAATAAAATATTAAAAAAGTGGGCCTTCGGCAGGACTTGAACCCGCAATATCCTCATTACAAATGAGGCGCTTCACCATTAAGCTACGAAGGCAAATGAGTGGAGAAGTGGGGATTCGAACCCCAGACAAATAGCTTGCAAAGCTACCACTCTACCAGCTGAGTTACATCCCCATGAGATATAGTATTACAATGAGAGATTTTTTCCAGATAAATCTTACAAGCCCATTTTACGCTCTAATAAGCTAAGAAATTTATCGAGAAACTTTGGAAAAGTTTTTTTTCTCCAGTCGCAAAATAAAGAAATTGGTACAACAATAATCGTATAGAAAATGATGTATAAAAATATTAATAGAGTGTTCATGATTTTAAAGAGTGAGAGTAGTTTTGTAATTATAAATTATTAAAGCCAAGTCTATTTTCCGCACTGTATTCTAGTCATCCATTTTTGAATTCCACTATCCCAATATTGATTTACACCGCGAGAATCATTATAGTCTTTGCTTTTTTTATTAGTGATAATTGGGCAGTACTTAGCTTGAATTTTAGAAATGGTAACTCTTCCACCATCAATATAATTTTCTTTTAAGTTTGATGCGGTTCGATTTAAACATTCATTCACAGATGCAAATTTTAATGGTCCCCATTTACCAGAAGATTTATCGCGTTTCATTTGACCGCTCACATTATTATATTTTTGAGCATAAACAGATGATCCATTGCTACTTTCATGACAGCAAATTGCAGTTAAAAATAATGGACAAATTTTATATTTTTTACTGATATCAATAATGTCTTGACCCTTATTACGAAGTTTTCCTTGTAGGATTTTATCCAAGTCTTTCGCAGTTATTGGATAAGGTTTCGTGACATTATAAGAGGATGAAATTTTTTGTTTGTTTGAAGCTTGAACTGGCTTTTTGCTTGATGATTTTTTTAAAAAACTATTATTAACTACTACTGTTGGGTATGACACTGGGTCAGCTGAATATGCAATAGCATCCTTTTCAAGATTAGCTTTGAAATTGCGCAATTTAAATAATGGGTTCGAGCAAGAACAGAGTTCCATCAAGGCTAAATTAGAATAAATAAACAATTTAATTAGTTTCATAGCAATGTAGTTGTGTTGGAAATAGCAATTAGTTATACCTGCAACTAATATAGCAGGACTGAGTCATTATGCAAGCTGAAATTACAAATTATTTGCTGCTAATTGACGAATTTTAAAAATAGCGTGGCACTTGTGTTTTAATTCAACATCCCAAAATACTGGACGATTATAATTTGTAGGATAACTCGTTGGCATGTCAGCATGTTTACGAGTTTCTTTACCCTTCTCTACAATGCCCTCTGAGTAATGAAACAATGGAGTGAAAAAGGTCCAAGAGTCTGCTGCTGAGTGAAAAGCGTAGTCATGAGTCCAATCATCGCTTAATAGTTTGTGATGAAGAGTATCGAACGTGATTGGAATATTGGGAAAGTATTTAAGAAGATTTTTAATGCTCCAAACTCCTTTAGCATTATCGTTGTTTTCAATCACTAGTCGATTGCGAACAGAGTTGGGAAGAGAGTCGTAAACTTTCATCACTCTTTTTGAGATGCCTACTGGATCTCCATCTTGTCGAATGTGAATATTCAATGGATTCTGATAACTTTTAGGCAAGCCAAGTAACTCAAAAATTTCAGCATGTTGCTCTAAATCAAGAATGCTATTTTTGATGCAATTTTCATCCAAAGAACTCAGCGTGATATACTCGCTAGGATGAGCAGAAATTCGTAGATACTGTTTCTGCAATGTTTGCTGAATACTTTCGCACTCTTGCACAATTGAAGGATAATTTGGAAGATCGCTAATCTTTAAATTAACATTTTTATGAGTGAGAACAGGAGCAAGAGATGAGGAGAGTCGATATCCTTGAATGTAGTTTTCTTGGCAATATTTAATTGTGCGATGAGTAATTTTAAAATTGTGCAAAATGCGAGCGCACAATTCATTCATGGATTCATCTTGGGATTTTTTACAAAACTGAGTGTAAGTCATTGTTTTGAAACGATGACCTTCATCAGAGAGACTTTTTGAGATACAGCAAAGGGATAAGTTCATGCTTTAATATGCCGAGGATTTATGTCTCGTCAACTATTTTTTGAGATTTTTTGGATCTTCAACTTTACGAAAGATTTTATCATAGTTGTCTCTATAAGCTTTTAAGTTTGCACCTTTGCGAAGTTTTGATCCTTTACCTGCTTCTTTATTCATAATAAATTAAATTAAAAAATCTTTCCACTCTTCTCTTTGCGCATTAGCATTTAAAACAAAAGCTGGAATAGGTGGAGCATTCACTTGTTCATTTTTAATGTTAAAAAATGGGAATTGACTTCCTTTTCGATTATTACATTTTGTGCAAGCAAGAGTTCTATTGTTATGATCATCCGCTCCACCAGCACTTCTAGGAATTATATGATCAATTGTCAACTCTGAAAGTTTAAATTTATTTAAACAATACTGACATCTATAATTATAAATTTTTGCTAATTCGCCAAGAGATAGCTTAGTCTTTTTGTATTGGCGAAAAAACTTGTGAGTAACCACAATGATTGTGGGAATTGGCCAAGACTTTTGAGAGCTTCTTAAAACTGGTTGATTCTCAAAAAATGAACCATTTTTAATCCACTGAGAAAAAGTGGAAAATATATTTTGATTAGCATCAACAGCACCCACTCTCTCTTTTAAAATATGTAAAAAAGCTGCGCGAGCAGTGACAGCACAAACTGGTTGCCATGCGCTATTTAAAAGTAAAGAAACTTTAGCATTTGGATCTACTGCATTCATATAAACAATCAATAGTAACGAATGCTCTCCTCACGGCATGGAGCCATGAGGAGAGCGCAAGTAACTAGCAAAAAGAGATTTTCATTTCTCTTTAATCATTCCCGTGAGGGGAAGGCATTTCGGGAGTTTGCCCCCAAACAAACTCAGAAGAAATTCTATCTTTGCCTTGTGTCACTACTCTCATAATGTATCCATTACACTGATTAGCGCAGCATTTAGCCCACTTGAAAGAATCTTCAAGAGCTTCATTGTAAGATTGAATGAATTCTCCATTTGGAGAAAAGATATAGTATGAACTATTCATTAGTTTTTAGAGCGAGCGAGTAGATGTTTGTGAATTTCAGTTCTGGTTGGTTGGTCTAGAAGGCGACCTTCGTCTTGTGGCAGTTGGCTGATTAATTCATCTGAGTCAACATTCAAAACATAAGCCATGCACTTTACTTTTCGCAAAATGCCAATTTCTTTATATTTTAAAATTGCCCACAAAGCATCAAGCCCAGTAGCATCAATTTCATCAATTCGATTTTTTAATGTCATAGATCTCATTTAGTTGTTAGAAAGAGAGAGTTCAAAAGTTACTAGTCCAAGTTCATTTTCACAAGATAAGAAGCCATGAATTAAAATGATTTCATCAGAGATGAAATAGGTTTTCTTGATTTCCATCTTGTATTCAATATTGTTAATTAAAACATTATGAAGAACAATATTTGGCAAATATTTATTTAGCAAACAAGTTAATTGTATTGGATAAGATGAGAGTGGATCTAGTTGCGTGAAGTTGAAGCTTGATTCGATGAGTTTAGCAATCATTTTGTGAATATGATGTGTTTTATGTTGTCTATTATGTCAGTTATTTTTATGAGAGAGAGAAGATCTTTGCGATTTTTTCGTTGGTAGCCAGTATAGAGAGGAGCGGAACGATGCACGTTGATCAGGGAAGTGTCAACAAGTTTTTCAGAAAGTTTAGCCAAAGATTTTCGATTCACCATGATGAAATCATTTTCTCTCTCAAAACAAATAAAATCAGCTTTGCCATACAGCCATCCATTGCGACCTTGAACGTTTTTAAATTCAATCCAAATTAAATCATCGTTGACTTTATCATCTGCACGATTAATTTTTTTTCTACTTTTAACATCTACAGAAACTTTAACGTTTTCGGAGGACTGAATGTAAAAATCTATATGATTCATTTCATCATTAAAAGATGATTTCGTAACTTTAAATCCTCTAGCTTCAGCGCAAAAAGAGAA